ACTAGCATTGGAGACAAAGTAGCTGGTGAAAAAAGATACAATGTAAATTGTAAGAATTGTCATGGACCTGCCGGTAAAGGTGCAGCCAGTTATCCTAAAATATCAGGTAAAGAAATGTCTTATATAAAAGATAGATTAGAAACATATAGAAGTGGTAAAGAAATAGGACCTAATTCAGCTTTAATGATAATGATGGCAAAATCATTGACTGATGAAGAAATAAATAATTTAGCTGCGTATCTTAAAGATGCAAAATATATGGTGAAATAATGAAACAATTATTAGTAATGTTTACAATGTGGTTTGTATTATGTAGTGGTTTAATTTTTATTGCTAATGAAGCAACAGCGGCTTCATGTGGAAGTCCTTTTAGTGGTAATCCACAAGCACCAAGATGGGATTTAATTAAAGCAGAAATTGACAAAGCAAATAAACATGAATATTATAGACCAGTACAAGTAAGAGAAAATATATTAGTTCATGTTTTATATGATGAAGAAAGAGAATATATTGTAATAAGTAAAACTGCTTCAATGTTAGTTCCTGAAGCTAGAGAACAATTCAAAATAGCTGTAAGAGAATGGATAAAAAAAGGAATCGAATATGGAAGTTAATCAAGAAACATTACAATTGATGGATCCTTTAGCAAAAATGCCAGAACAAGAAATGCCGGTTCCATTTGTACTTGCTGAGAGTGCAGCTAAAAAAGTAAAAGAATTAATTAGGGAAAGTGGTGAAGAAGCTTCTCGAATGATGTTAAGAGTATTTGTACAAGGAGGAGGATGTTCTGGATTTCAATATGGCTTTTCTTTTGCTGAAGAGATAGAAGAAGATGATACTAAAGTAGAAAAGTTTGGTGTCACTATGTTAGTAGATAGTATGAGTTATGGTTACTTGGTTGGTTCAGAAATCTATTATAAAGATGATCTTAATGGGTCACAATTTGTAATAAGAAATCCAAACGCCAAAGCAACTTGTGGGTGTGGTTCTAGTTTCGCTGCCGGTTAACAACTTTTAGAACATCTCTGTATTGGGTGAAGTGTAATTCATTCTCAACAAAATCTAAGAACTCACCAACAGTCCAATGGCTTATTGACTCACATTGTTTTTTATAATGCACAAATACAGTTAAGTTTTCTATATCTGAGATTGTTCTACTTATAGTAATCTTATCGTCACCGTTTAAATTATTTTTAAGTATTGTAATATTTCTATCTCTAATGTTCATTAAAATCCATTCGGTACTATTATGTAATGTATTGAAAGAACTATGCCTACTGAAGCACCTAATCCAATCATCATCTTAAAAAAATCTTTAGTGATAATAGGAAAGACTACTTTAAATTTACCATTACCTGTAACTGTAGCCATTGCAAGTTCACGACCACAAAGTAACCCAACAAATACCCATGTTGTTGACATTGGTATATCGTTTAGCTCTTTGAAAAACCATAATATAATAAAGTAAACACCATCAATGATTGTTGCACTTCTTACATATCTAGTATTATGTTTTGATAATACTATTTGTTGAATTTTACCCCCACCTTCACGAAACATAAAACCTAAACCCATTACAAATAATAATGATATAGCAACCATTAAGTCCCATGGAATCACTCTAGGAAGGAATACAGCTATGTTTGCCATATCATGACCAAGCCATGTAAACCATAAACAACCTGTGGTAAACCATTGGCCTATTCGCCAGTACCTTTTATGTTCTTCCTTGACATGATCAAACTCATTAAGTATTTTTGAAACTATAATCCAAATAAGATAGGCTGCTACAGCTGCAACTGCATATCCCATCATAGACTTCATCAACATTTTTTCTAATACAAATGACGAGGCAAAAGCTGACAATACGAGAAAACTTGTACTAACTGGAATACCTACTCTGGTTAGTATTAATAGGATACCTGGTGCCATTGCATGATACCATTGAATCTCTTGAAAAGGTATTTTGTTTAATCGGCCATAACTTATATCACCACCATTAGTATACCAACCAAACCATAATGTATAAAGTAATACTGCACTTGCAAATCCCCAAAGAATTTTCCAATTAAATCTTTCTTTATTAGAAGCAATCCATGTTCCAAGTGTTTGAACAGAATCATTTGCAATTACAGCGTAACCAGCAAAAATAAAACCTACTGCCATCCAGAGAGTCATAACGTCCATATTGTTTCTATCCCAAAAAAAACCCCGCCTAAGCGGGGTATCGTTAGCTAATAATACTACTTAGATGCAACGTACATTGTGATTTCAAATCCAAATCTTAAATCAGTCGCTGCTGGCTTAGTCCATTTATTCATAATGCCTCCTATATTAAATGGGTTATATAATAATTTAGTAAATGTTAGTGATATATGATATAAAGAAAATCATGAGTTTCATATGATCTTAGTATAAACACTAATCCTCTTTATTTTCTAATTTAGTGTCGTATGAATCTTCCCTACTATAATTTGTCTTTTTATTTAACTCATACATAGTATCTATACCTGTTTTTTCATCAACTTTTGTATAAACATCATTCCAAAATTGTTTTTTTGACAAATAACGAATTTGATTCTCATCCATTTCTGAGCAGTTCACTAAAACCGTTGGTAATTGTTCATGCCAGTTGTCCATACCAACTTTTGATGCTTCAATTGCTTGCTTTTCACTATCAGCTTCAATTACATAGTAGTTTCTTGTGATCTCAAGCGTTTCGATCACATATTTCATGCTGTTTCCTTTTCTGTAAGTGTAGCTGTAGTGTAATTTCTAACAGAATCCCAACGAAATGAGCGCCATTCTTGCTTTTCTAGATCAAGAACGGGTTGAGCTTTCGTATTTGCATCAAATTTTGGCTCAGTTTTCATTTTTGTGCCAAATTTTGCTACAAGAGCACCCGGATTTAGCGTACATATCATTTTTCTACGCTCTTTATTTAATTTTTCAAAAATAATTTCGACTTTGCCTTCTTCAAGGTCGTTAAATAGTTTCTTTTTGTTATTTGGACTCATTTATTTTATCTCCAAGAATTGATTTCAACATATTTGTTACTTTTTTATTATACATTCTTAGTTTAATGTTTGTCAAGTAGGTTTCAAACCATTTGCCTGAAGTTTTTGTCTTACGAATGATTGCTCCGTAGACTCCGTGACCTGTAAGATTCATTATATAGCCCACAGGGTCGCCTAAAATTGCTTCAAATGAGCAATCAAACTCTGGATTATTCATTTTACTCGTTTTTAGCAAACAAATGTGATACTTATCGCCTAGTTTTGTGTTTTCGATTGGTTCGTGCGAGGCGTTTTTTTCAGTTACACTAAAATATTTGAAATCAAAGCCTTCTTCTTCATCATCTATTATTGGTAAAAAATAGAATCCATCATATTTCTCTGGAGCATCACTTTTATTCATCATATAATTTTTCTTATAAAGCTTTTTTGTAAAAAATGTGTGTGTCAATTTTATCTATTCTATATTTTGGCGCCGCCCAATTTGGACTTACATAATCAGCGTGATAATATAGTGCGTGTTGAAAGTTTTTCAACTCAAGACCACGGCTTAAAATTTTATATGCCATTTGTTTCGATTTTTTCCAAAGAGGACCTTTAGGATGTTTCCAACGAATTGAACGATTATTTGCCCATGAGAATTGATGGTGAGCCATAACAACTTTACAGATTGAATCGCCCCAACGTCCACTTCTAAGTCTATTAAGAGTAACTTGTGCTACAGCTATTTTACCAAAGTCACTTTCTACGCCTGCTTCATGGTAAATATTTTTTGCTAAACAGAATAAATCAATTGATTTGTATGTTACTGGATCTGGAACTGTGATCAACTCGTACTTGTCTTTTAAATCATCTATTTTATCTTGTTGTTCAATATTCAGCTCTTTGATTTTAACAATACTCTCTCTAATCTGATTTATTTCAACAAAGACTTGTTTGTCTCTTTGATATTTTATATCAAAATAAAGATAAAAAATTAAAATAGTAAGTAGGCTTAGAGATATAACTGCACCTAAGATTGTATGATACTGTTTCTTTTCCATATTAGACCCTTATGAAAACTCCTACACCATAAACTAAAAACAAAAACATATTCATAATAAACAATGCCCAATCTTTTACGATATAAGCATATATCAAATATAAGAATGTTCCTAAACTAAGAAAAATAACACTAAAAGGTTGTATGTTGAAGGTAACAAATGTTGCACCTAACATAATGCAAAAGACACCACCCCAACGTAGTATTATATTTATCACGCAATCTTTTTCTGTATTTCAATCACATTATCTAAAGGATGAACTTTATTGAAAGAGTGGCCTTTCTGGTACTTTTTATATTGTCTGTCAACCTCAGAAGCAGAGATAAACTTAGATACATCATCAAACTCTGTATCTTGCACAAAAAAATTGATACTGATAATCATATCCCAAAGACCATTAGTTGTATTCCATTTACATCTATTTTTATTACCTAATTTATTCCTGTTTAATGACATCCTGTCTAGTGCTTTATGAATTGATTCCAAAAGATTGTATCTTTTTTTCACTAAATCATCATTATTTTTAGGCCTCTCACCTAAATGAACATACAATCTACTTCTACAACCAAATTGAAATTCATTTCTGGCAACAGCTGCAATTACATCTCTATCAATCATATTACCTCTCATGACAATATTGACTATTCTTTCACCATTTGGATAATCTCTCGTTTTAACAACATCTGTCGAATTCTCGGGTTTACCATTAACCCACTCAGGTGCATTTGTATATCTTTTACCTGCTTTGTTAGGACCCTCACCATATAAGTGTTGTTTGATTAATTTTGCATCTAAGAGTTCAAACTTTACTTTTTTATTTAACGCACCAAAAACTCTTTTTAAAATTTTGGTTCTACCAGCTTCTTTAGAAGAGGGACTCATATCTTTGATAATTTTAAGTACGTCATTTTCATCATTGGGTAATTTACCTTGAATATGTAAATCAATCAAACAAGATTCGATATCCTTTTCTTCTTGTTTAACATGAGGTTTTTCATCATTAGTTCGACCTCCAACAACAGCTTTTGCTACTGCATTATCGAACTCAAAAACCTCAAACCAAAACTCAAAATCTGGATTGTCCTCTATGTACATTGTGTATAGAGCATCTATTCTGTGGTGCCCTGCTACTAAACACCACCTCTTACTTGATTCACACCAATGTATGATTGGTAATTTCTCAGCTGTGTCCCAACCATGCTGTTCAAGATAGTCTTTCAACTTTTGTCTATCTGAAGGTGAAATGACTTTTTCTCTATTGTGATTACCATCTTTATCAGATGATGGATTGTAAACATCACTAAGTTTTAATTTTTTACGCCCTACAAAATGAATTGCAGCTGCGTGTTCTGTATTTACGAAATCTAAATTAGAAGATGGTGTTAATTCATTTATCTTCTTCAACTTATATTGCGAATATTCTATTGGTGGTAAAAACATAAAAACCTCATAATTTAATTAATATAATATCATTTTAACAAGTAAACACTCAAATGTCAAGCCTGTTGTTTTTATACAACATTAATAATAATTGAAATTCATCACGATTCGAGGCAAATCTGTGCTTTCAATAGCTGCGTGTTTTAAATGTGATGGGAAAGTTACCAATCTATTTTCAACTGACTCGATCTTTTGCCCACTCTCTTCAAATATTGTATAACCATTATTTGTATTCATATAAAGTATAGATGTTGTATGACCTGGATATAAAGCCATATCATTATGAAATCCAGATTGAGCACCACGATTAATATCTGGTTGTAGATTGACTTTTATACGAACATATATTGGATTTTTATTTGCTAGAACTTTAGCTACATTAGGAAACCAATTAGACGTTGGCACATTTATTTCATATAAAACATGAACAAACTGGTAAAGACCATCATCTGGTTGAGTAGTTTTATTTTCATGATAGTACCATGGGAAATAGTTGTCTGCAAATATTTTTTTTAAATCTTTTAAAACTTCTTCACTACAATAATTATCTTCAATTTTTATATTCATTATGCGTATTGATCAAATCTGCCTTTTGGTTGACGTTTTGTTTTCTTTTCAATTGGTGTTACTTTTTTCATCTTCTGTGAATACTTTGTTGAGTATTTTGGATCAGTTGTAGAAACTGGTGATGGAAAGAATTTGAAAGGTATCATTTTAAGACCACACATTTATAAGAATGATACCGATTAAACCAATAGTAATTGAATTAAAAATAATTGTGCCCCATACTAATCTATCAATTTGTTTAATACATTCTTTGTATGAATCAATTGGTGGTATTACTGTTTTCATATTGAGTTCCTTTTCTTCTCTGGATTTTTTTCATAATAATCATTTAATCTTTTTAAGTAAATTGGATCTTCAAATGGGTCACGATTTTCATCAAATGCTTTTATTATTTCTTCATCAGTAGGGTATGGCAATTCCATTTGATCATCCATCCATTTCGCTATCATTCTACGTTCACCAGCTTTATCAAACTTTTTCAAATGTATTGAAGCTTCTGGAAACTCTTCCTTTTCTTCCAGTTTCCATTTGTCTTCCATAGATTCTAGGTGTAAAAGTAAAAGTATACTATCAGCGACTTCTTGATCACTTTTTGGCAAGTTTGATATGAACATTGCCATCTCTTCAGCATTCACGCAACTAATTAGAATGTTTAATATCGAAGCCTGTTTTATCGAGAGCCCTTGCATCAATTTCCTTTTTTGCTTCTTCATAACTTTTAAATTCCCTTACTAAACTGTGATTAGGTATTTCGTTCAAATCAGTTGTAATTGCTAAACCGTTATACCGACTTGTGTAAACCATAAAAATTCCAGAATCTTTTGAAATTTTCCTTTTGTTTTCCATATAGAGTATCTATAAGAATAGTGTATTGGTCGGAGTGAAATGATTTGAACATTTGATCTCCTGCTCCCAAAGCAGGCGCCTTACCAGACTAGGCCACACTCCGTATTATACTAAGTAAAAAGATTAAATAAAACTATACAAAAGCAAAACCAATAAAAAGCAATCCATATAAAAACTTTTTCAGTTCTCCATGGGTGTACCAACAATAATAAAAAGTTTGTTCTTTTGTAAAAATTAAATAAACGAATTTTGTTTCTCAAATCAATCTCCTAATTAACATCTTTCAGCATTTGCATAGTATTGAATAATAGACTTTTTCATCCAATGGCTTATATTTTTAGAGTCATCTGATGGTATCAAAGAACCTCGTATTGTTATTCCTTTAAAATGCCTCATTGCAATTAAATAGTCCCAACCAAAACGTGTTGCAGCTACCAGTTTTTCATCTTCAACCCATTGCCTAATAAATTCTTCAAATATTATATATTCTTTTGAATCGAAAGACTTGGGTAATTTAAAATATGGTTGTAACACCAAGAAATCATAATCTTTAAAAGTCGGTAGTTCTTCATACTCACTCATAGGTAAACGAATTACATCATCAGTTTCCTCTTGAAGCCTATAATAAGGGTAGTGAACAAGTTCATCATAGTCAGTTCGATCCGCTCTTTTTCTTTTCAACTTCTTTGAAAAATCACTAGGCGTAAGTATTAAAGCTTTCATCTGGCCATTATCTATTTTCATCTATCTATCTCCGTAAAATCTTTTTCGCCCAGCAAGTAAACGATAGAGTTTGTTTCGAGCCATACATGAGCTCCACATGATAAAGGTTTTTTCGGATTATACACCAATTCACTTGGCCCATCTATAATGACCTTTTTCGCATAACGATTACTCTTACCTTGCTTGACTGTAAAAACTGGTTCTTCCAAACCTTTCTTTTTATTTGATCGAATGATATGTTGATTAACGTGTATTTTAGTTTTCATATTCCGCATCCCAATCATAATCTTCAACTATACTACACCCACACCATGGATCGCCCCATTTACAATCGGGAGTCTCTTCATGATCCGGATACCAATTTTCCCAACCTTCTTCAGCTGGAGGTATTTCTGATCTTTTAGGATTCATAAACCATTCTTCATACCAATCATGATGTCTATCGAGCCTGCTATCATATAAAAGATATTCTATTTCAGAAGCCTTGGCTTTACCTTCATTCACCATTTCACAGAATAGAATATCATCATCAGTTAAGTTAGCTATATCTCTACTTCTCATTTTCCATTCTTTCATTAATCCATTTTTCACAATTCTTTATCTCATCACTTTCGTATAAAGAACCAGCTTCTGTATTTTCATATTCCCATACATGAAAAGTATTATCATATTTTGCAATGAAGTATTTAACTCCATTAAAATCACCTACGGTTGCTGGGATCTCTTCTCGACTCATGTACTATCTCACCTCTTATAAATTTAATTGTAAACTCTATACCAATCGCCGCAAAAATGGCTATGACAGTTGCCAGAATAAATGTAAACCAATACATAAAAGTATCTAACCAATCACTTGGTGATGATCCAACACCCACTATATCTATCTTTAAAGATTGATTCGCTATATCATAAGAATGATCCACTATGATCGGTAAAAAATTCAGTATCAATTCCATAATTTAAAAAATCCCATAAGTTTTCAACATAATTAAAGTAGTGCTTGTTGCAATTGTACTAATCGCAATTGTATGAACTATTTGACAGATTTTATCTCTCGTATCCTTCTTCATAAAACTCCATAAGTCCTTAACATAATGAGTGATGTATTGATAGCCACACAGGTGACTGAAAATGCACTAATTGTTAAACATATTTTTTGATACATAATTTCTCCAAAATAAGTGAGAGTTTTATTTAAAAAGTCCACTACTCTCAAAGGACTCGCACATTTGGTTTTTTAAAGAAACCGACCACGCACCGTGGGAAAACTTCTTGTTATTAGAGTTTATTCTTTCTGAAGAAAAACCCTGCCATGATAGGCTAAAAACGACAATAGGCTTGAGTTGTTACTACTGTTCTGCATTTGCGTTTTACAGAAGCTCTTTGTATCAAGGTATCTCGGATATCGCACATTACCTCTGACCCTTAAAATTAGATTCGTCTATAAGGGGATTTGAACCCCCATCTTCAAAGCGATCAACTTTGACGTTTTAATAGCTAAAGAACCACTATTCTAGGAAGTATTACTACTTCATCATTAAACTATATACAACGTTTTTTTACACCGAGTTTTCCCTATCATGTTTCGGATAGATGCTTGATGCTGAATCTAATACAATCATAACAACTCAAATTCTTAAAATCTTTATAAATTAAGACTGATGCACCAGTTCTATTCTCTTACGAGGTAGACGTTTTCTTAATCTATGAGTCCATTCTATATGAGTATGTATAAAATGTCAACAGCTAATTTCAATTACTTCTAGTACCTGTTGTTGTTGTAAAAGTACTACAAGTACCACGAAAACCATGAAGTACCATCATAACATAGAGTGGCCTAAGTGTGAGGTAAAGTCCCAAAGATACTACGAAAAAAGGTACCGAGTGATTTTTCCACCGGAAAAAAATTAAGTGGTGCTTTAGTGGAGGGAATCAATTTTCGACCAGAGTAAAACAAAATCTAAGGATCACTAGGGGGTCTGTCGTGCTGGGGTGGGTAACTCTGCCAACTGTATATGGGGGGCTGCAGCGACCATGTAGCTTGCCTACCGACCGAAAAAAGACTCTTCGGCCGAAGTATTCAGGATCTATTTTGAACACCGTAGTCCATGAATCCGTTTGTACCACACCACCAGTCCCAAGCTTGGGTCTGTGTCTTGAATGGGCCATGTGGACCTGGATCGGCATCTTGACCGGCATCTATGATCCAATAATCGCCGACCGCATGGTCTTGGACAATGATTGGATTCCATGGACCGGAATCTTTAGATGGTTGGTAGACCACATCATGGTCACCTAGTTGATCTTGAATGAACCTACCAGTAGGTAATGTTGGATGGTTAATCTGTATCATTATATCTGTCCTAGTAAAATTAAGAGAGCCTGTAAGGCATCGGTGTTTTGTATAATTAAATCCATGTTTATCTCCTCAAGCGCTAACTATGGCTTCCCTATAAGTACATCTTTCAAGTATTTCACAAAATCTATCATAGCGGATTAGATTTTCATCATCCGTATCAGCACGGAAATCTTCCGCATTTAAAGCTCTAGGGTCAATTAAATCAAATAAAAAGTCCTCAAGGCCTCTGAGGGTCAAGCAAGTGATTTCATCTTCGGTATAAATTGCCTCTCCGGATCCTTCTGCAAATACATTTACAACATCAAGTGATTCAGCAATAATATCACCCAACATTGTGGCATCATTTAATGGAAGATTTCTAATTAAGTAATCTACGGAGGTGAGGTTTGTAACTGTAAGCATTTAGTGTTTCCTTTTATGTTTGACTATGATTCCATCCTAATGGACATTGCCCCAATTGTCAAGCGTTTTATACTATAATAAGAGCATATAAAAAGCTTAATACTGTAACATATACAGGCCAATAAAAATAAAGGGAAGCACAGAATGTAGCAAATACAATTAACTTAAACATTTAAAACTCCATATTTGTTTGACTATGATTCCATCCTAATGGAGCTTGCCTGAAATGTCAAGCATTAACCTCCTTTTTGGTCGAACTTATAATCAACAATATCATGGAATGCTTCTCGCATCACATCAAGTTGTTGGCCAAAAAATTCACGCTGTTTGGTTAAACGGGTGAGCCTCTTTTGGTCTTTTACAGAATAACGAGAGCGGCCGCTATAACAATCATCAATTCGTTTAGTGAGGCGGTTATAGTTAGCCTCTAAATGGTCGACCACATCATCCCATGTAGCTTTATAAAAACTAGCTTTAGGCTCTGGAAAACCATTGTCTACTCCATGAACCACTTGGCTGGCGATTTGTGCTACAGCTGTTGATCTTTCACGGATTTGAGTCAAATGACCATTATATGGCAAAGCAACTATAGCATTAGCTGTGTCAGTATGCTCACGAATGAAGTTGCTAATTGTTAATGTACCAACCTCTACCGAGAGATTGTCCAAGATTTGATCGTTAACAGAATGACTCATTTATTGCTCCTTAAAATAAAAAAATGAGAGAAAGTGCCAGTTTAAATTCCAGTTGATGTTTCCAGATATCCTAAGATAAGCAGTTAATCTAAACATCATTCAGTTAAATTCTAATCTAATTCAGTTAATCTAACTTTCTCTCTACTGTGGAACCATTGTATCTGAGTATTGCCCAATTGTCAACCACTATTTTAATCTTTTTTGCCTCTGTTGTAAAATAACAACGCAGTCAGTAAACACTAACACCAACACTCAATGACACCCGCCACATTAGTGCGATTCCCCACGAATAAACACTATACCCCACAAGCATCTAATCTATCACGATTTAAGAACTTAATTTGTTTTTTTAGCTTCTTCTTAATTTGATTATGACTATTTCTCACAATAGAATATCTAATGACCCTTACTTCTTCTTCATAGTATATTTTTTTAAATTTTTTAATAAAATTTTGATCTCTGATTCTACTAAACATGAATTGCCCTTTCAAGGTAATTAATATGGGTAAATAGTGAAATTCGTAGCATTATGAATTGTGCAATGTTGAGGTGCTCTCGAAACGGATTTTGTTTTTCCACGATAACGAATACGAGCACGGCCTCTTGTAAAACTTATCACTCTTTTAGAGAATCGAGCAAAGATGGAAATATGTTCTAATTCAAATTGACTTTTTAATACAGGTTTTGTCTCAAAATGCTCTTGATACTCTTTTGAAAATCCAAATATTTCTACATTTGCTCTAACAGCTTGAGCAATATTTTTGAATAACTCAAACTCTGACTTATTTAAATAATCTAGATCAACATCAAAGCGATCATCACATTTAATGCCTGCTTTGTGTACACTTGAATATAAAATTTTGTTCATTTCTGTCCTTGTTTATTTGACTATGAAACCATTATATGGGCACATTGCCCAAATGTCAAGCTCTATCGAGCCTTCTTATAAAAGAGTTTACGAACGGTGCCAATTTTAACATGGCCCACTTTTTTTACAGCCTTTACCTGTGCCTTAGATGTAACAGATCCACCAAAAGCAATAGCTTTAATAATGTCATTACTACCAGCATTTTCCAACTTACGAACCATCTGAATTAAGAGTTTCTCTCTTAATGTTACCTCAAATTTCAAGGTGTTGTTTAAATTTCCTGTTCTTTTCATAATTTCTTTCTATTTGATTAACTATGAAACCATTGTATAAGTTGGTTGCCTAAAAGTCAAGCGTGTTGTGAAAATGTTACACAAAAAAAATGCTTGACAATTCAGTAACTGTCAAGCAAGATGGTAGTGTATTAGCAGTATTATACTTTTGTATTATATCTTTGAGTAGTTTGAGTATTTGGTATTTCTCTTTCAGTTGTCATAAAAGGAATATCTAAAGGTGCATCCCTATCACGTTTTCTACGCCATAAAAAATATGTAATGATTGCTGATAGAATACTAAGGCATACTAATACAATTACGATTGTATAATCCAGAGTAAAATCATAATCAGTAAGTAATGAATTCATGACATTTCCATTTCTTGTTGATCGGCATCATTTGCCATTTGTTGTAGGGTTAATTCAAATTCTTCATTTCGGATAAATTCTATTTCAGCAATCATTGTGGCGAAATCAGCCTCAATTTGATCCGTACGATTTTCTTCCGCAATTACATTCAGTTCCTGATTAATCTTGGATATGTCAAGGGATTTCTTTTGAGGAGTTTCAACATTTTCGCTGGTTCTCGCTTTTTGTATTTTCATGGTTCTCACTTTTTACTGGTTCTCACTTTCTTCCACCACTCTGCATTTTCCTGACCTATTTCGCTGAGCTTATAATTTCTAGTTATCATTTTACCATTAAAATCCACATAAGAAATGGTTTCATATTCTTGCTCTGGCTCGGTTCTCGCTTTTTGTGAGTTCTCACTTTTTGTATTACCTGTATTCTCGCTCATTGTACAAATTTCTTATCAATGGCTGAAATATCTACCCAAGCGTGGAACAATTCAATTGCTTCTCTTAATGGCATATTAAAAGCATTTGATACTGTAGCTGGTGTCTTAGCTAAATGAATCTCACCGAGATCATCTACCTTGTTTAAAAACTGAAATACATCATTTACGGTGTAATGATTGTTAGATTTACTGATCATTTTTTCTCCTGAGTAATGAAAAATGTTAAACATAATGATATGAAAACAATTGCAAATCCTACGATCAATCCTGATAATGCGGAAAATAAAAATTCCATTTTAACTCCTTATCTTAAATAAGCTGGGCCAGTCCAGCGAACACCATTTAAATTACCATCAAGAATATTTCCTCGTGGTGCGTTTCTAGCTGGTTTTGACCAACCTGCGGCTTTGAGAATGTCACCTTTTTTGAATAGTTTATCATCACCTGTAGCAACAATAAAACCCCAGCAAGAATGGCCTGCGATAATTTTCCAATACTTCTTGCCTTTTGCAACTGATAGTCTGCTTTTAAATTCTGCTCTTTTATCTTCGATTTGATCATCATGAATGTCATATCTATTTGTCCAACCAACATAATCATCAGCAATTACGTCTTTAAGATTTTCAACAGCACCATCTAAAAGACCTTTTGCTACTTCATTTAATTCAGCTTCATTTATTATCTTCAATTTAAAACTCCCGTTTGTTTAGTCTATGAAACCATTGTATAAGCTGGTTGCCCAAATGTCAAGCACAAAAAAAAGACTGTATCATTTATGCAACACAGCCTTTCTTAATCTCTTATTTGATTGCCTTTTCAGACATTTTTTCCATTTTCTCGATAATGTATCGGTAACCACTTTTGTCCATCTGCGACTCGAAAAATTCTTTTTCATAAAAACTCCCGATTGACTATGATACCATCTTATAGATTGATTACCGAATTGTCAAGCATTTTATGGTAGTTTATTTGCTTGAATAAAAAAACCATAAATTTGTTCTGCCTTCTCTACTACTTTTGGATCTTTTAATGGTAAAGCACAACCAGTATCTCCGGTCCAATCTGCGAACTCCTTATCATAAAAACCTATTTCACAATGTCCTACATTTTCTTTTTGTAAAACAGCTAATTCATCAGCCCAGCGTTGCCATTTAAAATCATCAATGATAGGTTCATCTTTTTCGTAATACAAGTATGAATGAACCAACATTTGACTTCGCCTTTGTCTAATCTTCTCCTTAATTGTTTGAATTGGATTTATAAATTTCTCTAAACTCATTTAGCTTTCACTTTCTTTTTAGGTAGTTGAGGGTATGTTCCCCATGGTTCTTTTAAAAAACAGGGAACTTCATCAGGTAGCCCGTTCTCAATCCATTTTGCAACCATCATATGCTCACATACTCCCATATAATAGTGGATTCTCATTCCACCAAGATTTCCACCAGTAAATTCAACATCATCAAATACACCATGTGTTAAATCACCATTCTCATTATATCTCGGTTTTCCTCGCCATCTTTTTATTCTAGGAAACCAGTTCTCAATATTCATAGAATGATGCCAATTAGAAAACCAATGTTAAACGGTATGAAAAATAATATTAAAAGTATCCAAACAGGTAATAAATCAACCCATATTTTTGTTTCCATAAAATGTTTAATTAAAAAACATTTCATTTTAATGTAAAGAGAATATTTATTATTCATAATAAATACACCGCCATTTGCTACATTTTTTTTATTTGACATAACCATTATCCCATTTATCTGGACCTGTGTATTGGTCCTCATTACTCATTTTAAAAAACTTACCAAAGAGGCGGTCGCTTATTCTTTTACGTTCAATATTTAACCTTCTATAAAAGGCATGATATCCATCCCAGTTCTCCCAATCATCTGTATCACCTTTTAATGATTTTAAATTAAAAAGGCGTAAAAGTAAATCATCTATGGTTTTAAGCCACTCACGGTGAGCTAATTCATTAAACTTACCATCAATATATAACAATCGTTTTAACTTAATCCATTCATATTCCAATTTAAAAGCTTGCCATGTATCAACTCCATAACCATTTTGCATATAAGCCTCTTTTCTTATTTCCCACTCACTTGTAAATTCTTTAATCACCGCTATGAATTTCCTCTAATAGACTCCATACTCTCCACCACTTCTTAAAATCTGGATTTTCATCAAACATTTTTTTTATGTCATTTTCACTCATATTAGGTATTTCTTTGCTTATGTTCACATATGCTTTAGGTTTAATGTGACCTCCACACCAAGTTGTTACAGTTTTATTTCTAAGCTGTTCAGAAAAGTCTAAAGCATCTTTATCATCCATTTTTTCTAGTCAAACTTCCGTTCTTATCTGTTTTGTAATATTCTTGATATCCATCATCAGCTAAAAGATCCAGAGCTTCGACTTGTTTAAGTAAATGCACATAGTTTACAATTAGTTTTTGAGCTGACTTGGCTATCATTTGACCGGTCAATCCTAATGTTTGGTGCCTTATATCGGAATCAACGTGTACTAAAAACTTTTCAGCTTTTTCAAGTTCAGTTTCTTTTTCTACCATTTTTCAATCCTTTCAAAATTGTCAAACATTTCATAATCTTCAATATCACCCATTACTGTTGGTATCTCTACTGCGTAATCTTCTTGACCAACTTCATTGTATTCTAAACCTTTATTGTATGCTGTTCTACTGCGTGATGCTTTCTCTCTCGTAGCGGCCGATTCGGGTGTCTTATGATAATCTAAAAGCTTCTCTCTGCGAATATCTTTGTCTGCTTGTGTATGAGTTCTCACATTTGCACAGGATCGGGAACAATAAGTACCTTTCTTTCGGTGATCTTTTTGACACCTAGGGCACTTTTTAATCATTGTAGGGTGGACTTTTTCTCAAAATCACCTGAGATAACATCATTTAAAAATTCTTTGAATTCTTTTTCTTGATTGTTAGCTTTGGAGTGCATCATTAATCTTCCCATCATTATGGCATTTACCATTGTCATGGGTATTGATTCATATAGATCCATTAGAAAATTGTCTGTCTGACTCACTAATTGTTCTATCTCTTCTAATTGTTTAGACGATATTTCTTCATCATTCTTTTTTTTCATTTTTCACCCTAATATTATTTAATTCTGAATAAACATTTATAGCAAAATCTTCTGCCTCTATTTCCCAAGGTTCATCTTTTACATAAATGCCACGCCAAGTATTTAGAGAGGCGGTTATTTCATGATTTACATATTGTTTTATATGGCACATTTCATGAGCTATAGTTTCTAATAGTGATTGATTGTCTTGACCTGTTTTTAATTGAACACAATAAATTGGCACTCTGGAAAATATACTTTCATCACTTTCCCAACAATGACCTAGCATAGGTATCTTTCTCGAATATGAGAATTCAAGTATAATATCTTTTGGTAATTTTAACTTATCACCGAAATAATCTATAGCTTTAAAATACTTTTGGCTAATACCATGAATTATCATTTTCAAGATCCACCATAATTTTTTCATATTTGTTGGTGATAACCCGTAGACTCATAATAGTAGAATTATATCCTTCTTCTCGGTATAAATCTTTATCCATACTCTCTTCAGTATCTTTTACCCAGAGTCTACAGCCATCAGGAGTTATTTCATCAGCGATTAATATTCGGCCTTCTGAATCGAATCCAAATTCTAATTTAAAATCAATTAAGTTAAGGCCGATATTACTAAAAACTTTTTCTATAACTTTATTTACATTTAATGCTTGAACTTTTAAAAAACTGGTTGCATACCTCTCCTCAAAACCCATCAATGATAATCTTTCTTGAGTTAAAAGAGGATCATTTTTACTATCATCTTTCAAATAAAATTCTACTATTGGTCTAGAAAACTTATAACCTTTCTCTATGTTAGTTTCTCTAACAATTGAGCCAGCGGCTACATTTCTTACAACAACTTCGAGAGGTATAATATCTACTTTTTTACACCTCATAATATTCCAAGGATTACTTTCATCTAATTCTATAAAATGTGTGCTTAAGCCAGCTTCCTCTAAATGCTTAAACATAATAGAGGAAATCTTGGCATTAATATTACCTTTACCCAACATACAGTCTTTATAAAGACCGTTGCCTGCTGTTACCTTGTCTTGGTGATTAATCAAAACTTCATTTGTTTTCTCACTTTGATAAACTTTTTTTACTTTGCCTTCAATAATAAGATTTTTAGCTGGTAAATTCATTTAATTTTTTTCCCATTTAATATTACTATTCTACTTTATAATGTCTAAAAAGTCAAGCATTGAGCTCTCCCATGTCCACTTTATTGCCGATTTACGGGTAGCTTCTCTTGAAACTTCTAGTACCTTTTTAATTTTAGTATCTAATGTATTATCAAAACCATAGGTTTTATCATTATGTACAATACATCCATTGATATTTTCTATTATCACCTCTTTTGGTCCAGGTTGATCATATGCCAATACAGGTGTACCACATGAAATACTTTCAAGTAATGTGATACCAAAAGTATCACTTTTTGATGGAAATATAAAAGCATCAGCACTTGCAAAATATCTGGCTAATTCGAGACCTTCTAAACTACCAGTAAATTTTATAAATGGATATTTTTGCTTCAGTTCTTCCAAATATGGCCCATCACCAACAAAAACTTTATTTGGAAATTGTAAATTACAAAATTCATCTACGTTTTTTTCTTTTGAAGCTCTAGATACACAAAGAATAAAACCTTGACCCCATGGCTTTCTATATTTGGGACTGAATAATGCTTGATTTACACCTTTTTTCCAAACTTTTACATTTTTAAAACCTTTATCAACCAAAAGGTTTTTAGTGCCTTCAGTTGATACCATCACACTCTTTGATTTACGGTGAAACCACTTAAAATACTTATACAATAATTTTGATGAAAATCCTGTATATGATTCAAATAATTCTGGAAACTTAGTGTGATATGATGTTGTATAAGAGAATTTGCGTTTGTCTAAAATATATTTCGCATATAATCCTAGAGGGCCTTCTGTTGTAATATGTATTTTATAATTCAGAAAAGCAAAAGAGTCGATTAAGTCTTTATAGAGCCATGGATTTACAATTACTTTTATATCTCTGTAAAATGGTAGTTTAATCATACACCATTTTGGTAATGGCGACCTATCATTATAATGTAGATAGGTCGGGTGTAATATTGTTACATCATAGTCTTTTTTTTCTAGTTCCTTTTTAAGATTTTGGTATGTTCTTACTATGCCGTTGGCCTGTGGCTCCCAGGAATCTGTTATGATTACTATTTTTTGCATTTGTCTTTTTCATGGGGTGCAATCACATTTAAATATTTTAGATTCGACCTTATCGGTGTGTACACGATATTTTTTTTCGGGAATCTTTTCTAGGTGAGTACCCCATATCTCCGTTTGGTAGATTGTTCGATTATACTTACAACCCTTTACCTCTTCTATCTCGGCTATGTACTCGATTGAATTACTGCATTTATAAACGCAATAATTTTTTAATGGTTTTTTGCGATCTGATTTTATGAAATCTAACCAATTTTCTTGAATTCCTATCAAGTGACATTCAAGGGTTGGATCTTTTAATACTTTTTGATTAGCGTGTAGAGGAGACCACCATAGTAACCCTGCTATGAGGGTCACTAGAGTAATTTTAATTATAAAAATATATCTCATTTCATCCATTTAGATGCAACGCAAAAGGCTATTACTGGTGGTAAACTTAATAATAAGTATAAAGCTAAACCCATTTTTTTCTCCTAAAAGTATTATACTTTGATAATCTATTTAGGAGTTCTGTGTTTAGACCTTCTCTTGAAAAGTATTTGAATCTAATTCTATTATAAGATTTAAAAAAGAGCAAGCTAAATCTTCATTCTTAAAAAATCTTATGAGAGTCTGGCCTGTGTCTTTTGATATAACGATCAATAAAATTTCTCTTCTATTGTAAATGGAGAATTTTATTGTCCAGTTATTTTTTTCTACGGCACTCCAAGTTCTTACTTTACTTGCTGTTGTTAAATAGTTTGATGTTAGTTTCAAGAATCTCTTTTGCATATTTGGACATTTCTGTTACAGTTTCAACGGTCTTATCCATGTATGTATGTAATTCTTTAACTGAATTCTTTTTAGCAATATCATTTAATTGATTTAAAAACTTGACTTGGCTATCAATTGTTGTTGATACTAAGTTGATTGGATTAATAAACATATAAATCTCCTTAAAATAATTATTTATAAATTTTATATTGTGCGTTGCAATAATTGGGGCAAATCTATTAAATTACTACCCATATTAAAGTAAACTCATTATACATATTGGTGTGCTTTTTCAGGTGTTACTATTATAGATCACCTTCTTTTCTATTTTCACTATAATGAGCATCAAACTTACCTCCAGGATATCTACTCTCGAGCTTTTCAATATTTTCTTGTATTACTTCATCTGGTTTTAGTCCCATTGCGGTACATGAATTTACCCAATACCAAATAATATCACCTAACTCTCTCTTGATATGAAATTGTGTTTTTTCACTCATAGGTTTATCTTGAAATAAACACTTCTTTACAATTTCAGCTAATTCACCACCTTCTGATGCAATACCAATGGCACCTGTTAATAATCTGGCTGTATTCACACCACTTTTAGAATCAATTGCAGCCATTCTTTCATGTAACTTATTTGTTGAGCCAGAGGTTTCAGAGGTCACCTTAGTAACAAACTCTTGATATTTTTTTAAATCTATCAATTTATCACCCTTTCTTATTTTCATTTAAAATTCTTATGTTTTTACCTGATACTTTTACCATAATCCAGTCATTGTAATAGTCCTCCCGTTCAAGGACACGCCTCTCCATCTGTTCCTTCAACTCTAAGTAAGCACAATCAGACCTATTAGAGCAAAGATATAATATCTCTCTAATAAATTTATCTTCTCCGTGTTTTTTGACATCATCAATAAGAGTATTGTTTGAGCCCCAATACTTTTTCCAATCTGATGGTTTTCTAATCTTCTTTTTTTTACCTTTTACTTGTTTGTAACCGGCTTTAGTGAAGAATTTCTTTCCAATGTATCGTTTTTTATCTACAAGATTATGTATGCAATAAACGAAACCAAAAGAATTGCCAATATCTGATTCATTAAATTCATGTCCATTGTAAGTCCAATTCATTCATCTCCAATCTTCGCTTCTTCTAAATCAATGTAACTGGAACAGAAAGGACAATACATAGGGTCCGTTTCTGTTCCTTCTACGTCATATTCTATTGTATATGATGATTCACAAGTATCACAAGTATATTGTATAGTTTTCAATTAGGCAGCTTTTCCCCACACATCTCCCCATTTTCCTTTCATAGCACCTTTAGCATAATCAGTTGCTCTGTTTTCAAAAAAGTTCGTGTGTGTGGGTGCATTAATCATACCTTCGACCCATAATAATGGATTTCTTTTCACCTTAAATATACCTTTTAGTCCTAAGCTGATTAATCTTCTATCAGCTATGTACCGTATATATTGTTTTACATCTTCTGGTTTAAGATCATCCATTGGCCCCATTTTAAAAGCTAAGTCAATAAATTTATCTTCTAGTTCGACCATCTTTGTTGCAATCGTATAAATTTTACCTTTCAGATCATCATTCCAGATTTCTCTGTTTTCTTCTATGTATGTTCTGAATAATTTAATCATTGATTCGGCGTGTTGTGTTTCATCAACAATTGACCAAGTAACGATTTGACCCATACCAACCATTTTACCATGTCTTGGAAAATTTAATAACATAATGAATGACGAAAATAATTGCATACCTTCAGTAAAAGCTGAGAACACAGCAATATGTGTTGCTGTTGATTCTTTTGTACCATTCTTTGATGATAACTCCATTACATAATCATGTTTAGCTCTCATCTCTTCATAGTCGGCAAATTCTGAATATGTTGATTCAGGCATACCAAGTGTTTCAATCAAATGAGAATAAGCTGCGATATGTAATGCTTCACGAGCCGCAAACCCAGCTAACATCATTCTTACTTCTGGTTGTGGGAAATGTGGTAAATAATTCTTTACATAACCACCTGCAACATCAATATCACCTTGAGTGAAAAATCTAAAAATATTTGTAAGAAAAGCTTTTTCTTCTTCAGAAAGCTTATTCTTCCAATCTTTTACATCTTCATTCATTGGCACTTCTGTGTGCATCCAATGTGATTGTTCATGTTTCAGCCACGCATCATAAGCCCATGGATAATTAAATGGTTTATAATATGTTCTTTCGTCTTTTAGCATTTATACTTCCTTCTTTTGAAATAGTCCTGAAATCTTTGATTGTATCACTTTCGCCCACCAAGGTTGAGGAAAGTTCCAACCAATTAAAGCACCTAAAAATAACCATAAAAGTGTATCAAACATTTATTTTTCCTTTTTTAAGCCTTATACTCGGCAGCTTCCTCTGAACCGCTTGTTGCTGAACCTTCAGTATAAGAATGTTTACCTGTTCCTGCTAATGCACCATCTTTAACAATAGTGTATTCAGTTCTTTGCTCTTCACCATCAAATAATTTTTCAAGTATTTCTCTCGTACCAGCTGCGTATCTAGCTTGAGCTGTGAGTGAGGTACCTGATGTATGAGGTGTCATACCATGATGAGGCATACTTCTCCAAGAATGGTCATTTGGTGCAGGTTGTGGGAACCAAACATCACCGGCATAACCAGCTAATTGACCTGATTCAAGTGCATCAACAATTGCTTGTCTATCACAAATCTTACCACGAGCCGTGTTTACTATGTATGCACCTTTTTTCATTTTTGAAATTAATTCTGCATTAAATAGATTTTCGGTTTCAGGGTGTAGTGGGCAATTAATTGTTACAACATCTACCGTGGAAACTAAAGATTCGACATTATCATGATAAACTAAATTTAACTCTTCTTCTACTTCATCTGATAATTTATGCTTATCAAAATAATGCAATTCAACATCAAAAGCTTTTAGTTTTCTAAGTGCATCTAATCCAATACGACCAGCTGCAACTGTACCAACTTTCATACCCTCTAAATCATAAGACCTTGAAACTGCATCAGCAATGTTCCAACCACCTTCATTTACAATCTTATGTTGAGTATGATAATCTCTAACCAATGCAAGAACCATCATTACAATATGTTCTGCAACTGACCTTGAATTACAGTATGTTACTTCCATCACGTCCACGCCATTGTCCATGGCGGCCTGCAAGTCAACGTGATCTGAACCTATACCTGCTGTAATCGCCATTTTTAAGTTTGGTGCTGATTCCATTTTTTCTCTTGTGAGATAATATGGCCAGAATGGTTGAGATATAACAACATCTGCATCAACTAATTCTTTGTCTGCTGTACAACCTTCTCCATCTTTATCTGAGGTAACGACCAACTCATGGCCATTTGATTCTAAAAATTCTCTAAGACCCAATTCACCTGATACACAACCAAGTAATTCACCGGGATTAAAATCAATAGCTTTTGGTGATGGTAATGTTTGACCATCAGGATATTTTTCAATTACTGGTAGATTTTCTATTGCATAATCTTTTGGCATACCACCAGTTGGATCGTCATATAAAATACATAAAACTTTCATTAGTTTTCCTTTCTTATTGGTTTATTTTACAATACATAAATCTTTTGAGGCATCTAGAATATCTCTACCATCATAGAACCAAACATAACTTGTAATTAAAACACCATTGTCTGTTACATCACATTTTTTACCTAATGATATAGCCAAATGGCCTTTAAACATTTCTGGTACTGATGCACAACCAATTAAAAAAATTGGCATTAATAATAATAATAATCTTTTAAACATTTCATTAGCCTCTTGTTGTATTTGCAAGGTCTTCCATCATCTCTTTTTGTTTTAGATCAAGACTTGCAAGTTTCTTTTCATATTCACCGATAGGGTGATCATATACACCTCTAAAAAATTGAAGTTTTTTAAAAGCGGTAAATCTACCTCTTAAACCATCTTTAATTCTTTGCCATGGGCTTAAACCATCACGAATATTTCCATAATAGTTTAAATATTCCAATGTACCATGGTGCTTGAAAAACAAGAAAGATGGGGGTACTTTTGTAACAGCATCATTGTTGTTTACCCAACGGTGATGATCGAAGCTAAGACTATTTACAAATCTTTTATTACCAACTCTAGGTGAACCAAAAGTGTATAGTGTTAATGATTTAAAAATGCCTTGTAATCTGGCGGCACAAATAGTGGCCATTGCGGCTCCTAAACTATGACCAGTTATAGTACAAACTTTACCTTTATGCTCATCAACATAAGTTTCAATTTGATCCCATAATTTTTCAAGTTCACCATAAAATCCATCATGAACTCTACCAGCAACCTGACTCTTTTGTTTCCATGCCTTTAAGTCAGCAACAACATCACTTGCTACATCAGGTTCAGTACCTCTGAATACAAATGTTATCTCATTATCACTTGTGCAAACATAAGCTTGAGCACCATCGTGGTCAAGAAAGTCAACTGTTTTATAGTTCATTTCTTTCATAATTTGACTTTGTATATTAGTAGTCAAATCTTCATAAACGAGGCTAGATAATTCACAATATTTTAAATCGTTATATCTCAAATCGGTTTTCATAATACTCCTAATTTAGTTTTTCAATTCTAACTTTTACATCATTAGTTTTATCTTTATAGTTCTGAACAGCAGCTTTGATGGCATCTTCAGCTAAAATTGAGCAATGTATTTTTACTGGTGGTAAACATAGTTCTTTTGCAATCTCAACATTCTTAATTGATTCTGCATCATCAATCGTTCTACCTTTTACCCATTCAGTCATTAAACTACTGCTTGCTATGGCTGAACCACAGCCATATGTTTTAAATTTTGCATCTGTAATGATACCATCATCATTTACTTTTATTTGTAATTTCATTACATCACCACAGGCCGGTGCACCGACCATACCCGTACCAACATCTGAGTCATTCTTATTCATTGATCCTACATTTCTAGGATTTTCATAATGATCTATAACTTTTTCGCTATATGCCATCTTCTTTCTCCCATTTTTCTTTTAAATAATGTCTATATTTTTGAGCATCTATATCGGTATTAAAAGGTCCACCAAAAACTTTGATGTAACCAATAACCCAGTAACCTGTTTTACCTTCTATAATTTCTAACCAGTCATACATTAACCTTCACAAGCGGTACATTCATCTGATTCTGGCTGTTGGTTGAGGTGTATCATCAACTCACTATATCCTCCAATATATTCATTCTCCAGATAAATCTGTGGTACTGTTGTAACAGGTCGACCTGTTACTTCAGCTGCTGTTTTACCTAGTTCTTTAATATTAACAAAATCAAAAGTAATACCTCTTTCAGAAAACTCATCTTTAGTTTTTTGACACCAACCGCAAGTTAAAGTTCCATAAATGATTGCTTGTGTCCTTGTTTCACCTTCTGCGATTGCTTTTAAATCTAAACCTTTAATTACATCTCTTTCAACTTTTCTTGATATTTTATCGGCTTTACCAATCTTTTCTGAACGACAATAGTAAAGAGTTTTAAGCCCTTGCTTCCATGCCATAAAATGTGTTGCGTGTAAATATTTTACATTTACGTCCGGCCGAAAGAATAGGTTAACGGATTGAGCCTGGTCAATGTAATTTTGTCGGTCAGCTGCGTGCTCCACAACCCATCTTTGGTCAATTTCCATACTCGTTTTGAAGATGTCCTTTTCCCGGTCATTGAGTAAATTAAGGTGTTGTACGGATCCATCGGTAGCGATAATGTTGCTCCAGATTTTCTGATAGTCAAGATCATTTTTTGCTCTTTCTGTAATTATTTTATCAAGAAATTTGTTTTTATGTAGATATGCACCAGATAAAGTATCTTGCCTATAAGCATTTGCACGATATGGTTCTATACTAGGGCTTGTATTACCCATAATAATACTACTAGAAGCATTGGGAGCAATAGCCATAAGGTGAGAAAACCTACGGCCAGTACCAGCAGCATCAGGAGCTTCTCCTCTAATTTTACCGAGATCCAAATTTGCTTCATCTAATCCCCTCCTAATATGTCTAAAGATTTCCACGTTTCTTGACTTTGCAAGTGCGGATTCATAAGGTATTCCATGATCTTGTAAATGAGCATGGAAACCAAGAGCACCAATACCAATGCTACGTTCATTTATAGCACTATATTTTGCACGGTGTACAGCATCAGGACTATTATCAATAAAATACTGAAGCACATTATCTAGCATCTCCGCTACGTCTTTAAGAAAAAGAGTATTATCTTTCCATTTATCAAAATATTCTAGATTGAGTGAAGATAAACAACATACAGCTGTTCTTTCTTCGTTAGTAGGTAATATAATTTCTGAACAAAGATTTGATTGTCTAATACTTAATCCTTTTTTCTTTTGAAACTCTGGCATTTCTCTATTACTCGTATCAATAAAATGTAAGTATGGTTCGCCAGTCATCATTCGTATTTCAAGTATTTTTTGCCATAACTTTTTAGCCGATATTTTTTCTTTTATTTCTCCCGAATGTGGATCTATTAGTTCCCATGTATCATCAAATTCTTCATCAACCATGGCATTTTCAATAAGATTCATAAATTTATCGGTAATGTTAATACCATGATGCAAATTCATTGTTCTCATATTAGGATCGCCAGTTGGCTTTCTTATATCTAAAAACTGTATAATATCAGGATGAGATACATCAAGATAAGCTGCATAAGAACCTCTGCGAGTTCTACCTTGTCTATATGCTAAACTTGAAGCATCATATGTTTTTAAGTGTGGCATTACACCAGTTGATTTATCATCGCTGGAACGTATTCCTAGACCAATCCCGACACCACCACCTAACATTGATAACCAGTTCACCTCGGAGAGAGTGTCAACCAAACCTTCTCTACTATCATGAAGATAAGGGAGGAAACAAGAAATAGGAAGGCCACGCTTACTACGACCAAAAGATAAGATAGGAGTAGAATAAGACAACCAATGACTACTAGAATATTCATATAGACGTTGTGCATGAGCATCATCAGTTCCGAAAGCTTTTGATACATAAGCAAATCTCTCCTGTGGTGAAACTTCTTCCTCTTTCATGTAAGATTCTTTTAATCTTCTTAAACCTAGAGTATCGAATAGTTTATCTTTTTCTACATCTATTGAAATTTTGTGATTCATCAGTTTTGTTATCCTATTAATATATTGCTTTAGTAACATTTGGAAAGTTATCTCCTATTATAGACCAGCATTGCTTTGCAATTTCCATATGCTCTTTTTGCGTGCCATTTGACATTCGCAATCCACAATAATGTATCCATGATCTTAAAGTTCCCGACATATAAAGTTTACTCATCATAAGACCTTCAGGTAAAATACATCTAGCTTGTTCTTTTGCCATACCCTTATCTACTAAATGTTTATAACTATCAATTGCGAACTCTTTAATTTTTTTCTGCCTTTGTTCAAAGACATATTGTAAATAACTATGAGCTGGATTTTCTTCGTCCATCATAATACTATTTTGTCTATTTTTAGTATCTTGTAATCTTGATTCTCTTTGTGCAAATTCCAACTCTTTTGTTGGATCTGCGTATCTCTGACTAAACTCTTGAAAAGAAAATGATCTATGTCTCAATATTTGTCTTCCAATATCTCTTGTAGTGTTTATTTCTAACACAATATGCACCATCTCAAAAGGAGACCAATGTTTGTTATCAATTAAATATTTTATTAATTTGTCAGAACTTTCAAAATTATTTTGATTACTTGGATTAGATACTCTAGCCATATAGATTATTGCATCTTCTGGAGTTTTACCTTTCAAATCGCCAAAGAATGACGAAATGCCAACTAAATGTACATTTTTCATATTATACTTTCTTCCAGAATGTTAATTTACTAAGAGCTCTTAAGCAACAAAACGTATTTGTACTTATAATCTTCTTGAGTTCGTTTTGCGTATATCCAGATAAAATCATCTCATTTATATCTTTTTCTTTTATTGATTGCGGCCAAATAACAATGTGATGTCCACGCTTCACAGCATCATACATTAGTTTACATACCTCTACATTTCTTGGTTCATTGTCAAAGATTAGTATTTTATCTTGTTTATCTACATTTGTCAAGTCCTCCGCAATAATTGATAAATTAGCATCGCCTGATGCAATACAATTGTCTAAGAACAACGAATCAAGAGGACCTTCAACAATATAAACTATATCATCTAAATCCACACGGTCAAGCCCATAAACTAATTTATTTTCAGATTTATTTGTTCTTAGTGTTACATATCTTAATCTACTATCACCTGATTCAAGAGCTCTTCCTGAGATCGCAAAAATCTCATCATTCTCATCATAGAATGGTATTACAAGCCTTGCATCTGGTGTGAGTTTCATATCATTATCTGGCATCATACTCTGAACAAACATTTTATAATCAGGTGTAAACAATAATTTACTAAAATACTTGTTCGGTATTTTTCTTTGCTTTGCATATGACTTACAAAAGTGATTATCTGGTAAATCTGATAACCACTCACCATGTTCAAAGTTTTGTTTTTTTACTTTTCCAAATTTTGGTGGCTTGATATTTTCAAATTTCGGCTTCTGGTAATTTGAAAATCCCGACTCACCTGACTTATATCGCTCGAGTATGAACTCTTTGTATATCTCTGCATCAAACTGTTTAATGAAATTGCCAAGACTGAGGCTAGAGCCACAGTTATGACAACGGTAGAATAAATTATTTCCTTTAGAATAGACATAGCCCCTTGCTTTTAATAAATTTTTCTTACTATCACCACAAATTGGGCAAGAAAAATTCCACAAGTAGTCTTTCTTCTGTTTGAAGTTTCTTAATCTATGTGATAGTAAACGGATGTATTTTGATTCAACTGATAATGACATAGTTACTACTATATCATGTATAAAACTATATTACAAGTGATAATATGGTGGATAAGTCTAGTTTACCCAAGAAAAATGAAGCCGTAACTGCTACACCTAAAACAAGCCATTTATATTTTTCTATTTCACCTACAGCTTTAGACCACCTACTTTTATCTATTTTTTTATGGTCTAATAAATCTTTTCTGAGAGAATCGAGTCTTAAATTAATAGATGATTCTATTTGATCTATTCTCTCATGTACAGATGTGATTTGAATAGGCACTTGGTCTATTCTATCATGAACTTCTCTTGAAACTGAGGTAACTCTAGAATGTAATTCTTTTATGTCATTCTTTACATTACCTTTTTGCTTCTCATTTTGATCTAGCTTTTCTTCATGTAGTGATAACATTTGTAAAACATTGACGTTTAACTCCTGTATCTTATCAATGGATATGGATAGTTTTTCTAATAGTTTATTGGTTTGATTTATATCTCTTTTCAATAAACCAACATCAAGCTTTAGTTCTTGTATTTCTCTAGTGTCTGGCATTACAAAATCGCTGAAATTGTTGCAATGGATTTCTCTATTGTCCTTTGTAGTTCTTGTTTACGAAATAACTCATCAGATGTTTTAGTTATGGCATTAGAAGCTTCCAAGCCCTCTAAAAGGTCTTTATATTCAGATGGACTAATATTACCATCTACATATTCTTTTTCTATTTCTTTAAATGCAATTTCAGCTTCTGTAAGAGTAATTGTATCTTCTTTCATCTTCATATTTTCCTTAACTGAGTTTAATTGGTGCAAATGCCCAAGCACCCGCAACTATTAAGAGTATGGTCAAAATAGCTATACCATATATCCAAAATTTAATTATTGGTCCCCATTCTGCACTTCCTGATTGCTTTTTGGGATCTTTTTCCCAACTCAACCATTTTAGCCATTTCATCTGGTTTTGCTCCCGATAACTCGTTGCATTTGTTCAGCAGCTGCTGAAATTTGTTTCAATTTTAATCTACAATAGGTATTTGAAACATTACCTCCGGTATCATATCGAGATTTAAAATCCAAAATTAAATTATGTAAATCTACTAAAAGATTATGTGTATCTTCATTTCTTGGTATGTGCTGTGTATAATTAACAGCAAACATTGAACTATTATATAGTTGATCAACAAGTGCATAATTAAAAACTCTAGCATCACAAAATGGTATTGAAATCTGTGATATAGTTTTAATTTGAGTAACACTCATATATTCATTATTATCATATTTTGATGTTCTATAAGCATCAATCACACTACAACCAGATAAGATTAATATTACACTAATTAACGCTATCGTCTTTTTCATAGTAACCCTTATACTTTAATATAATTATTCTTTGTGTATTAATAAAGTTTCTTATTTCAGCCATATTGATTGATAATTTTTCATAACCTTCATCTGTAAGGCCGAATAAAACTAAATCTTCATTTTTCTTTTTTAGTTTCTTCCAAACTTTATCAACATTATCTGGTGTAATTACAACCCATTCTATTTTTTCAGGTTGTAATGGTTTTGGTGACTCTATATTTAGTTTAATTCTTTCAACGGCCACCTCTTTTACTTCAATGGGTTGTACATCATCTTCCCAAAATTTAGGTAGTATTGAACACCCGTTAATGAAAAATAGGGATGTAAGAAGGATTAGCGATAGTTGGACATTCACGATTTATTGTACTTTCTGTTTTTGCATTTCGTTCTTTTTCTGTGATAGTTGCACCTGAAGCTATTTCTAGGCATCTAAGTGCGTTTCTTGTGCCACGATTAATAAGTCTTTCCATTGCTCTAGGTTTTCTCATGGCTATTTTTCCAATATCTCTAGATTCACCTTTTGCATTTACATTAAACTTATCAAAAAGATTTTTTACTTCATTTCTTTGTCTTTCTAATTCATCACTCACCTCTTGATTGATTTCTTTTATCATGTCAATATCATACATCATCTGGTCAATTACATCATTTTGATTAGACAAGGATTCTTCTAGTATTTTATTATTTGATTCAGATGTGGCTAACTGTGCCTTGAGATTTGTAACATACCAAAGTCCACCTGCAATTATAATAACAATACCAAGATAACATAAAACTTTTATCACACTTAAAACATTAAACATTTTTCCTCTTCATATACATTATGAATGGCATCAATTTTTTCTTTTTTCTTTTTACTGGAACTCCTGGTTCACCTTGAGGGCCAACACCAAGACCTGCGACTTTTCCACCACCTACACTATTTACTGGTGCATCTTCGTTTCTTGGTACACAATTAGGCACCCTTTTACCCTTTTTCATTTTAAAACCAACTTGTTTATGTGAATCCCAACAAGCTTCCTTTTTAAGTGTTTCTTCGTCCATGAAATGTCCACTTTTTGGTATTTTTACGTTTACTGTGTCTGCTGTTTTACCTTGACCAGCCTTTAAAAGTTCTTTCATATATTTTGCACTATATGGCCTACCAGCTTCTTTCAATGATCTTTTTTTACGACCAGCACAATGAGCCTTTTGACTAAAGCCTTTGGGGTTGCTACAATCAATACTTCTTTTGTACTTGTCCGACCAACTACTCATCTATTTTCCTTAGTTTTTCTGCTGTACTCATATCAATTGATATTGATGATGAATATAAATTATTATTTTTTATACCTAATATCTTATCTGGCATAATATTTAAAAATGTTAGATAAGTTTTTAATATAGAATAATCTTCTTTATCTACTTTAAAAAATAATAATCTACTTGTTACTGATGGTCCAAATACATTAACTAAAACTGTTAAGTGATTTAAAACCAACCTTTCTTTTATATCACTTGGTTTTCTGTGCCTACGAAAGAGTCTTTTTAAATAATTTATTCTTTTTAAATCATCTTTAAATTCACTCATTACATAGTTTGGTTTCTCATAAGCTTTTATAGCATATAAAATCCAGTTTTCATTATTTAAATTTTCAAAAGACAAATTATTTTCCTATACTCTTTTTCCCTCATCTAATAAAAGTTCAGCTATTCGTTTTTCATCACCAACTTCAGCGTAAAACTCAAAGCGACCACTTTCATGAGAGAGATCGAAAATTATGTAAATTTTATATCCTGAATCTTGTCCGTATTGTAGTAAATCAATACCAAGTTCTTCACCTTCTTGATCTGGCCTATATGTAACTGGTAAATAAGAACCGAATCTTTCAAGTGCTTTATTGATTGATGATATACCTTCCTCTGGCACTCGAAACCCTACTCGTAAGTAATTAAGTAAATAATAATTGACTTGCGATCTAATTTTAGGGTTGCGGAAAAGTGAGGAGTTCTCACCCCAATCCTTTGCAGGAAGGTCGTGGAACTCCTCGGCTTGGTCAACTTCCACAGTTGTGGTAGTTTCTTTGAGGAAATCTCTATACTTTTTCATTAACTCTTATCGAAAACCGCATTACTAGCAGCTGAATCACCAGACATAGAACCCATTGCAACTAAGGTTTCAGTCTGTATTCTACCTGCACGACCACCAACTGTAATTGAAAACACAGCATTTGTGACTGCCTTACCTGTTAGCACAGCGGTATTTTGTTTAAAGTGTGTATCAGTATATACATTAGCGATAGCTGGTGTGTTAGCATATAAACCAAAACTATTACCAATTATAATTCCATCAATAAATCCAGTTGTATTGACTGTAATTTCAACATTAGCGGCTATTTGTCCTGAACCACCTTTGCCTCCACCACCAGTAAAGATTTTAACAAAAGAGTTAACACCTTTTGCACCGGCATTTGCTGTGATAGATGTGATTGGACCTACACCAACTTTACGAGTTATCCAACCAGCGTGTGTTGGTATTCCAGTACCATCTCCAGTAGCTACATTTGCAACTGCTGATGATGTTTCAACTGTACTTAGACCGAAAATACCTAAAGCGGCTTTATCAATAAAATCTCCGATTGCTGTGTTAGCGTAATAGACCTGACCATTACTAGTTACCTGAGGTGTATCACCACCATAACCAGTTGTGTCTGTCTGTTTTGGCGCATTGTTCCCTGCGTTTAAATTTCCCCAAAGCGACATTTTTTTCTCCTTTTAAAATGTTATATACTATTTATATCTTATTATCGTTGTCATTGGAAGGATTATCAGGTCTCATGATCTGACTTGTTAAGGTCGGATCTGATTCAAATTTATCTTTAACAACTAAATTATTTTCTTTCTTTTTTCTAACTTTTTTAACTTTTTCAAAAATGCTTGTATTTTCATCTTGCATCGCTAACTTTGTTGCTGTTGCATACATTACATTTTTAGCATCATCACCATATCTGTCTTTAAAACCTTTCATTTTAGGTTTCATAGACATTACAATTTTTTCACGTTTTTTCATTTGACCATCAGTCATATGACCTTCACTTACACCCATCTTTTGACGTTGCAATATTTTTTTAGTTTGTATCTTATCATCAGCTTTTTGAATACCTTGCATCCTTTTTTTTGCTTCTGGACTTGTTAATTTTCTACCTTTTCTAGGATCAATTTTATCCTCATAATCATCCATTGCTTTATCTCTATAACTTCTTAATGTTCTTACATTAAGTTCATCAATCTGTTCAACTTCTTCATTTGTAGGGTATAAAAGGTAATCTCTCATACTATCCATATATGCAGCTGCAACGGCAAGTTTATTTGTCCACCAACTTGGTAATGACTCAACTGAACCCATCATAGCTAATCTAGTTTGTATATCACCTGCATCTTCCATAATTGTTTTACATTTTCTCATAGCTGATGCTACATCTGTATGTCCATCTTCAAGTATTTCTGTTTCTTCATATTGGCCACTACCTTGAAAACCACCTTTTTGTATAGCTGTTGACATATCACCAAGTGTTGCTTGATCTTTTGTCATTTTTAAATTTCTTAAAAATTTCTTTTTACCTTTTTTTTCTGTTCCGCAATGACCTTCACTTACTGATTCAGATGGTGTCATTGTTACGGTTCTACCATAACTATCTTTACCAACTACTTTGGTATTTGGATTCTTTTTGCCTTGGTGATCATCATATCCTTTATTATAATCAGAAGCGTAAGGCCCGTAGTTGTCAGATGTTTCCCCTCTTTTATCTCCAGCTAATGCTTTTTTCTTGCCTAAGTTGTAGTGATATTTTGCTTCAGATTCATCAATATATTCTACTGACTCTGGAACTCCACCTTTCATTTTACGGCCTTTATCAACTAACTTACGAGCAGCTTTTGCTAAACCAGTTTGACGATTGCTGACCTTTCTAAAATCTTTTTTATCATCATATTCATTTTTACTCATGCTTTTGGCACCCATCTTATACGATCTTCTAGCCAAATCACCACCAGCTTTTGTTGCGTAGTTACCCAAAGTCTTTGGTGATAGTTCATCAATCTGCTCTATATCTTCATTGGTTTTTTGTGTAAGTTTATTTGCAGCTCTACCAATACCAACTACTCTTTTCCGCATCTTCTGGCTTCTTTTCTCCCTGTCTGGGTCATTTTTTTTCGCATCACCACCTTTAACCACAGACTGTACTATTTTTGCACCATGGTCCACACCTTTATCTCTAAGGTTATCTGCAGCTCCCATTTGATAACGAGCGAGAGTGTATTTACTGAGTTCTTTTAAAGTTTTCATCCTTTTCTCCAGCTTCCGCCTTTTGATTTATACCACTTAGAAGCCCAACCATTTGCATAAGCTGATGGATAAACATCAAACTTTGATTTTGCTAATGATTTTGCTCTTGACCATAATTTAGGATTAGTTGGTACATTTTTTTCTTCTATGTACTCAACTTCTTCTTTATAAGAGGATTGACCTGGACGACCACCATATAACTGAGCCTTCATTTGAAGTCTACCTTTAGCTTTGTCTATACCCATTGCTCTTTTTTTGGCCTTAGGTGTATTACCTTTCATATCCATGGCTCGGTCAACTTGGTCATCTTCAGCTTTACTTTTATAACTTCTTAAAGTTTTAGTATCGAGTTCATCAATCTGCTCTATATCTTCATTTTGTTTTCTTAACTCTTTTGATACAGCAGGGTGTTGGGCGAGACCTTTATTGACCTTATCCATAGTCTTTACAGCACCGGTCATATTACCTTTTGCGAATCTCTTATCACGAGCTATCCCAATAGCCTGCTTAACTTGCTTTTTTGAGGGGGTGCCCTCCTCTAACTGCTCAACTTCCTCATTAGTGGCTTTCTTAACTTCCATATACTCTATTGCTTCAGCAGTTTGCGGTCTTTTGAATGCTTGATACCCTGCTTTTATTTTTTTACCCAACTTTTTAATACCTTGTTGAGCTTTGTGACCAACTAATCCTCCAACAGCTGCACCAACTGGTCCAGCCATCATTGCACCGCCAACTGCCCCAGCAGTAGCACCTAAAGCACCTTCATCTATCTCTTCATTTGCTTTTTGTTTGCTTAAAGGTAATGACATCTGTTTTGGTTTTGGTTTTTTTATCTTATTCATATCAGCCTGTGCTTTCTTCACAGCTGTATCAAAATCATGGCCAGCGTCCATGTGACCTGTAACCATATCTTTCATTCTACCTTCTTGAAGAGAAACACTTATTGCCTCTAATGGCGCCTCTTCAAGCATTGTTAGTTTATCAAAGAAAGAAGCTGACTCATTTACGTCTTTACCACTTACTTTGGTACCACGAACTATGTTTTGTCTAGCGCCATAACTACCTCTTTTCTTTGGCTCAGATTTTCTTGTCATTGCTTTTTTCATTGTTTGCTCTTCTTCACCACCTCTACCATAATCACTCGCACCATATTTGGCACCTTGAGCTAGTTTAGCCTTGTGTCTGGTAACTCCTTTTGGTAATACTTCAACTTCATTGACATATTCAACAGCTTCTTTAGAAACTTTCATACTGACTAAACGATCAGGTTTATCCATGGTCACGGTGCGTTTTGCAGGTTTTTTCTTTGCACGAAGCATCTTTAAATCTTCGGCATCTACTTTATTATTTTTATTCATGTCTAGTTTCTTTTGACCTCCGTGTAATTCACCATGAGCCTCATCTACTGATTTGACATCTGGTAACATTTTTTCTATTCTTTCAGATTGGCTTTTGTGCATCTTTGAAGCACCAGCCAGTTCTTTAGAAATCTTTTTAAGTTTTTCTTTATCTTCACCTATTTGATTTCTATTATTTAAAGTTTGTAAAGGTACCATTCCATATTTTTCACGAATCACATTAATTTTTTCAACTATATCCGATTGTTCATTGGATAAAGGGGTGGATTGCATAGCATCTTGTGTTAGAGATTTGAGAGATTCGACATCTTCTTCACTCATAGTGTCTAAGGGTAGATCAAACACGTTTACATTTTCAACTTTAACTGCTTGTTGAAGTCCTTTAGCAACACCAGCTTCCTCTTCAGGTGTTTTCTTTTTTGAGGCTTTAGTTTGTGTTTTTTTCAACTCTTGGTCAAATTCTGTATTAGTAGGTTCTTCACTAAGCACTTGTGATACTGGTTGAACACCATACATAATCTTATTGACCTCGTCTGTGACACTTTTAAGTGCCTCCGAATCTTTCGATTTCATTTCTTTTTCTCCTTGTTTAGCAGTTCCATTTTCTTAAAGCTTTATTAATTCGGCTATCTGGATCTCTAGCTGTTTTAGCTGAGGTTAGCTTCTTTTTCATGCCTTTCATTCTCCGGCAGAATGATAATCTTCTCTTAGCAGACTTTGAACCTTTTTTTAATTTACTTGGTTTTGTTGTAACTGCTGTTTGTAACTTTGATCCTGGATTTTCACGGCGATATGAGTCAACACCTTTTTGGTTTAAACCACCATCTGGATCTTTGCCAGCGGACCTTGTCCATGCAGGTGATTTATCTTCCTCTATAAACTGTATAAATTTTTTCATTACCCTGTTCCTGGAAATCGTTTTGCTCTAAAAGTTTTTAAATTAATACCAACTTTTTTAAGTTCATCTTCCTTTTGTGCTGAAATAGAAGCCGTAGTAGTATCACCTGTAAGTTCTTTAAACGGTATTACTACACCTTTTTTTAATCGACCTTTATTGGTCAAACTATTATATTCTTTAGAATATGAATTAAGAGCCATTCCAGGTTCTATACCTTTGTCTATGGATTCATATTGCGTGGTTTTCTCGGACGCCTTCTTTTCCGAGAGTTCGTTTGGTTTGTAGTATTCGCTATCTTGTGACCCGAAGTACCATGCGTTAAATGTGTTGTTGACATTCTTGGTTCCGAGTTTGCTCTTTTTTGTTTTATGTGATACTGCCTCGGAAAATTCTCTCTCAAGAACTCGTCCAAAGCTTTGTCTATTTCCTCTTTGATCACTTTCCTTATCATATTTCCAATCATATTCATTACTTAAATCCTCCTTCGTTATTTTACCTTTACCAAAATTAGAGACCATTACAGGTTTACCACCTTTTCCTGGTCTATTTGCAACTGGGTCATGTTTACGCTTCACACGAACAGCAGCTGCACGTTCTTTTTTAGAAAGCTTAGCTCTCTTTTCTTTTGACATACATTTTGGTTTTGGCTCACCTGGCTTTCTTGCACATGGTCCAGCTACATTACCTTTTGAGTCGATTCTTTTCCAATCACCTTGTGGATGATCTTTAGAAAACCATTGCCTCAAATCTTCATCAAATGTATCTTCAAATAATTCATCAATACCTTTTATGTTATTGGACATTTTATCCTCTAACCATTCTTTTAAATCAAATATTCTTTGTTGAAAGTGGTACTCTGTTAAATCTTCTGAGTTATCAAATTCAATGTAATCTTCTTTAAAAACATCTTCAAAATATGGCTTCACCATATTTACTAATTCCCATTTTTGATGTCTTAGTTCCTCGTTCATGACTCTTTTTCTAGACTCATTTCTTAATTTTGAAACGTCATTTGTTGTAGAAACAAGAACCATTGTTGTTTTATAATTTTGTTCTTCTAATTTTTCTTTTATTTTACTTAAAGTTTTAATCTCATGAGCATTACCATTAATTACAAGGTTTGATCTTTCATGAGTATCATATCTTTTTTCCATGATATATTCAAAAGCTTTATCCGTATTCACTTCTCTAAGATTAAAATCTTCTAATACACTTTTGAATATGTAATCTTTACCAGAACCAGGACCACCAATTAAAAATACTGCAACATCTTCTGCAATCTTCATGCCTTTGCGAGTATCATTGTACATATGTTTTACATGAGAATCACTCATTTTTGATGGAGCCCCTGATTTAAATGACTTGTAATCACCTTTAACTGCGTGTCCTCTCATCTTAGTGCCTGACATACCAGATGTAGTTTGACTATCTGGATCTCTATCACCAGATGAATGTATTGTTATCTTTTTAAAGTTGTATAATGCTTTTGAATGTGTACCATTATATCTATCGAGAGTGTTTTTAAACTCTGAGACACGGTCTGAACCTGCAACAACGTGTAGGTGTGATACACCTTTTTTATGTAACTTAGCTGCTTGTTTTAAATAATTTGGATTTTCTTTATCTGAAGTGGATAAATTGGCACGTGGAAATGCCTTCTTAGCGTGTTTTAACTTATCAGTTGGTGAAAGTGGATTTTTATTTTTGTCTTGACTATGAGATAATACAACATGGTGTGAACCACCAACTTGTCTTGCGACTTGTTGCACTTTATTTACAAGTTTTTCATGGCCTTTTGTAATCGGGTTCATTCTACCGAATGACATTACGGCATGATTATCTTTTTTTGATAGATTTTCATCTATGTAGTCTAGAAATTTCATAAGCCTCTGCAGCTAATAAGTTAATTATTTCTGTTATTTATACATTTAAGTTTTTATGGTTAGCACATCTCCATCAACAAATTGTTCTACTCCTGCTTTTTCATCAACTGGTCTAGATGCAGGTACAAATGGTGTATTATCAGAACTTCCACCACCTTGATTTCTGCCAAACTCTAAAGGTTGTTTCCAATGTATTTCACCTCTTTCAAATACAATTACACTATCATAAAATGTAATTGATTGTGTGGATCTAGTGAAATCATCTGGTTCTACCTGACCTTTTGTATGATCTGCATTGAGTTTATCAACCAAGTTTTTAGATACATTTACAATTGATTCTGGTTCATTTAGACCACCACCATGAGTATCTTTCCAATAAGCTGCGTGTGTATCTTCAACAAGATAAACTCCGTTCTTAGACATCTTTGAGTACAAATACTGGAATGTTTTGTTTACATGAGCGACTTGATGACTACCATCATCTATGATAATATCAAATTCACCAAATTCATCTACTAACTCTTGTAAAAATTTTTCATCTGATTGATCACCGATACGAATAATAGTACCTGGTATTTCATAGTTTGAACAAGATGGTGTTATATCAATTGCAACTATCTTTGAAAGTGGGCCAAAATATTTCTGCCACATAGGTAGAGAACCACCATTTAAAACACCAATCTCTAATATCTTTACTGGTTTATTTCTAAACCTTTCAAAATGTTTTTCATATATTGGAAAGTAATGTGTCCATCTTGTAATTTTATTACCATCATTCTCTAAAAAGTATTTCCATAAATTCATATCAATATTCCTCTGTTTTTCCTGTTCCAGCCATAATACCTTCAACATACAATCTTTTAAGTTCTACCACATATTTTTTATTCAATTCTCTAAAATGTGCGTGTTCTGTATCTATATTATAAGCCATGCAAGAGTTTAGTGCTTTGTTTAAAGTTCTAATATAATCATCAATCAAAGAAGGACAAAGTGAAAAAAATCTAGTAATAAACAAGTGATCTGTTACACTTTTATCTGGCATCCAAGTTTCAATTCTTTCTTTAAAAACGTATTTACCAAATAAATTAGAGTTGTCATATATTCCAATATTAAACTTATCTTGTAATAACGATCTAGCTGAATATTTGAAAATTCTTTTTACAGAGTATAACAGTTTAGCTAATTCTGGGTGTTGTTTCAATAAAAAAAGTGTCTTAAGCAACAAAGTAATTTCAGCTTCACTCTTTCTACCAGTCTTAGATAATTCTCTCACTTGTTCATCATGAGCCCAATATACTTGTCCATTAACTAACTTGTCTATTTGATTACTTTTTTCATCTTCTATCCCTCCAGGTGATCCATCAGAGAGTAGAATATAAGCATTAGGTAGTTTTTCTCTCAGGTTTTTAAGACCATCTAAAGTTTGTTTAAGTCTATCATCTTTACTAATTACACCGATTGTAGGCTCTAAAGCTGATGTTACAATAAATAAATTTTTATCGGGTATCATTTACCACTCTTCAACAATGTTAAGTATTGGTCTAAGTCATCTTTATCTCTTTTAAGATTGATTGCTGTTGCTCTAGGGTATGGGTTTTGATTGTGAAAATCATTTATTAATATCCTATCTGCATTTGGTAACCCAATCAATAATTCATAATCTTTAAATCCTAAATTATCAAGTGTAGCTCGTGTATATTCTTCAACTTCTTTTTCTCTTGCTGTAGTAAAAACAAACTTAGATCCATTTTTCTGTAAGTCTAAAAGTACCTTTACATTTTTTTCAAGAGGCTTACCTAGTACAGACATTGCATTATTACCGACTCTGCTCTGCGATTTCACAACGGTGCCATCTATATCACAAAATATAACTGGTTTATTATTCCATTCAAACCAATCATTAGCAGTTCCAACATCTACATAATCTTCCACATATTTTGTGTAGAATACTTCTTCGTTATATAAAGCTCTTGCAATTACATCTGATACAAATATTTCACCATCAGTAAGAATTTCTCTATAATTATCTAAGAATACTTTGGCTGATTCAAACTTATAACCACCAACACAAAATATATCAGATACAACTTTCTTTTCTATAATTTGGTTTATGATACCTTGTTCATTTGAAATGATAAAACTTTTAGAGGATAACTTTTTCAATACTTCATGAAATGATATATTAGAAACACAAACATAGTTACCCTCAGTACATTTATGTTTGAAAAAACTATCACAATCCTTGATAAAAATTTCATCATTTTCATCTATGGGCATTTTTTCTAATATTTGATAAACAGTTTCAGCAGGTCCTCTTGTAGGATTATCTAAGATTACAATGTTTATTCTAAATCCATATTGTTCACGAATAAACTCTGAAGCTTGATATGCCTTATCATGTTCTTTTAAAATACCAATTGTAATATTATATTTCTCATCATCTAAGAATTGTTCTATCGCATTATGAAACATCATCTTATTGTGTCGGCCAAATAAAAGAAATTTTGGTTTCATATTAGGAAATCTGGAAGAAGCCCCAGCGGCTGGTATAATTATTTCCATAAACGATTTATCTCCTTCAATATAAACTTTCTATTACTATCTCCATTTTCAGTATGTAAATAAACTCTTAACAACATAAGAATTAAAAGATAATCATTTTTTGCAAAACCAAATTTACTAAAAACTTGGTCTTCCAGATTTTGTAACTTAACATCTAACTTAATATTTTTGTTTCTTAAAAACCACCTACAAGTTAAATCTTGCCTTAATTTGGCTAGGTCGAATACATACGAATCATATTCAATTGTAACTGGATCTATCATTGTAAAGGATTCTTCATTAAAAATCAAGTTTTCTAGGGTAAAGTCGCCATGATATGTTGACCTTGGCAAGTGACTTGGCAATCTATCAATGAGTTCCTTTTTTATAAAAGGTAAATCATCTACTGAATCAATCCAATCAAGCTTTGTGTCATAGACATTACTATAATCCACTTTTATAGCGTCTTTAGCAAATGAATCTATTGTTTGAATTATAAAATTACCTAATCTCTTTGTACTTCTAGTTTTTAGGTACTCCAAAATATCAAGACCATGAATATACTCCATCTCAATATAGTTTTCAGATGAGTCATATATTGCTGGAACATTGTAACCTTTTTCATTTAGACCTATTAACCTTTCAATATTTCTTTCCACATTGCCATTCTTTCTTACAAAAAATTCTTTATCGTCTTTTATAAGTAATATTTCAGAACCCGAATGTCCAATAAATTCTTTTACTATCTTTTTTTCCATTTAGCACAATCATCACGAATTAAACTATGCCAGGTTCCATTAAAATCACCTGGAGGGAATGGATTATTCATATCCACATATGTCAAAAATTTACCATGTAACCCATACTCATGTAAATGGGCTTTCATCATATCTTCACCGATCATTGAAACCTTTTGATCGTAATAGTGGTTCATATTATTGTAAATAGTCATTCTCTTATTCATAATATTAGATGAGCTAAATGCAAATTGATCGTTACCAAAATCTTTTTCTGGAACCATTCTACAATTTGGTATATAAAGTACCCATGGATTCATTTTATAGAATGGTATAACAATATTTAAAGCATAATCAGGCCTCGATTTAATCACCCAATCATAATTCTTTTTTAATTCCATTTCTTTTTTAATTTTTAATTCACAGGACCTCTGCATACTATAAAGCATTGACACCGTAAAACGAGGTGGGTGGTTTATAGCATCTGGAGTATTTTTATATCTTTCATCATAATCACCTTTAAGTTCATTTTCTAGAAGAGATGAAACTGGTTTATATAATTTTATATACTCTTCAGCTTCATCAGAATTCCATGAATGTATAAATGTATCAACATCATAGTGATCTAGTAAATTCTTCTTGTGATATTCATAACCTTTTTCAAAACTTCTAGGTTGACCGGATAAACATAGGGCTATTTTCATTTTGAATACTTTAAATTAATTTTAGAGTGGTGTTGTTCATCAGCTCTAACTTTTTTAATTAAATCAGAAAGTTTAGCATCTTCTTGCATTTGATAATACTCAATTGCTCTTTTAGGTGCAGGCACGTTTTCAATTTGTCCATTCTCAACCATATAGAGGTATTCTGTGTAAGACTTAACTGCTTCACGTTCAAAATAAAAAATCATTTTGTGTGCGGTTTTAGGAAAAAATACATAAAGAAAAAAATAAAAGACCCAAAAAGTTGCCTGTGAAAAAATAACTAACCATCTTTCAAAGAAATTAGGTCTAGCTATTTCTATAAAAAACATTAAATGTTGTCTTTCATTTTCGGCTTCTGCAATTAATTCTCTAATCATAGGTCCATGGCCAGTTTCCATTTTTCTTAAACTTCTCAAATGAATCCACATTCCTGCAACAATACCAGGAACTCCAGCTACAGTTTCTAGAACTACAGCTCTATGACCATATCTCTTAGCAAAAAAAGTGTCTGCCAAAAATCTAAAAAACTTTGTCATTGATTTAGCAAACCAATCTGATATTTTTCTTTTCATGTAGAATACTTCATTTGTATGATGTGTCGCCAAGCAGGAACTCTATCGTATTGGTGTACAATACAAAAGTCTTTACTACCATCAGATGTTTTAACAGATCCACTTTCCATAATAGGGCTTGATTCTAACAAGTGTGACTTAAATTCTTGTATCTTAGCTGGATCTGCCGTTGTACCTAATTGACAAGCCCAGCCATCTTCTGACTTAAAATATTTTGATTTTTGTTTGTAGGGGGATTGTGAAACCATAAAGTTAAATGTAGATTGGTCACATATTGGTATAGGTTTACCCATGCAAGATGAAAATATATTAATCATTAGAGATTTCATAGCATAACCTGTGCCAGCTAAAACACCTACATTATAGATTTCATTTTCTTTGAAAATTTCATGTACATATGGTCCATAAGTTTCAAGAAGATTTTGATTACCCCATGGTTCATTTTTATATAAAATACTTTCAGAGGAGAAAAAATAGTCATAATGATCATTATTATTAAAGTAAAAACAATGTTTCTCTTTATACTCTTCTATCCATTTAACTGGATCTTTTTGGAATATAACGTCTTTAACATCTGTTGTAATAACCCAATCATACTCTGGTGATTTTTTTAAATAATCATATATGTGTATAAATCTTTCAACATGAGGTGGCATTTTTGAATCATGAACTAAATTACCCTCATCATCTTTATTGAAACCTATGATTTTAAAACCAGCTTGTTCAACTTTGATAACTGTTTCTTTATCACAATTTAATAATATTAAAACTTTATCACCTTCAAATCCACTTTGATTAATTGAATTACACCAATATTGTAGTGTATTCCAATCATAATTACTAGCACATCCTATAATCAAGTTACGCATTATTTACTCCAATTTAAGTTACTATCCTTTTATATATTGTTTAAATTTAACCAGTTGTCCTGGTGTCATTCTCTTATAATTTTTTACTACTTTATCCGTGCCCTCTTCTCCAGCTCCGTATTCTTCTTCAACACTACCTTTTTTATAATATGGATTTTTTGGGTTAGCATCTTCACTTTCATCTGGCCACCAATCATTAGTGTAAGTTTTACCAGATTCATTCATCTTAATCATGTCTTTTATTCTTTTTTCATATTCATCTTTACTAGGTTTCACCCTCTTTGCAACAACATCAAGAACATAATTAAGTGTTACTGCATTTGCTGTAAGTGAACCACATCTAGCACCAACTTGATTTTTTAGAAAGTCAATTAAAATACTTTCACTACTATTTGCCAAAGGGTCAGCTAAATCATGTGGCACTTTTAAGTCAACATAACTATACACGAAATCATAGTGTGGTGCAGGTGATCCATGTAAGATGTATTCATCTTTTACAACTATTCTTTGAAAGCCATCTTTTGCATACCAAACAGCTCTATGATCTGTAAGTTCATCTGGTTGACCAAAAGTTTTTGTTAAATGTTTTGTGTACTTTACTGGTTCTTCATTTTTCCAGTTTTCTAATGGTGAATTTTTCATTTCGTTTACGCTCTTGTGTAGTTTAACTCCTGTAACATTATGAATCAAATCACGAAATTCTTTATGATTTTTATTTTTAATATGTGAATTCAATTTTCTTTTTTGGTTAGGTGTAGCTTTTGAATGAAACTTCACTAACTCCATAACTCCAAGATTACCAGAATATGCAGCTTCATTCATTTTCTTTGTTTTCTTTTTCATAACATTAATAAAACTACGATACACAGCGGCTGCACCTGTTTTACCCATTACTCTAGCTCTTTGTTCCATAGCTATCGCTGCTTGAATCTTATGGGCGTGTGATCGTCCGCTTGACTTAATTTTTCGTACTGAAGCTTCTGCATCAGACTTACTTGCGAATTTGAGCCCGTGAATGGTTCCTTTCGGATCCTCGTCTGTGTAGAGGTCTGAGTGCTTTTTAGATTTTGCTGGTTGACCCGATTTTCTTGAGATTCTTGGATTACTCATTGACCTCTCGTTAATTTTAAAACTCTTTGCATTTGTTTTTCTAATAAATTACCACGATTGGGCCAATGGATATAGGCCTGCTCTCTGGATTTATATAGGTTAGTTAAGAAAGGCATAATTAATTGTTCTAGCTCTTTCAGCCTATCTTTGTATGATTCTACTGTTAAATCTTTTTGATAATTAGTTTTTTCTAATTCGTCTTTGACTTTTTCATATTCTGTTTCATCAACAGCAGTAAATCCAAAATCAATGTCTCCATACTCTTGTAATATTTTATCTATATCGTATGCCATTTTACTTGTCCCAAGTTTTTTTAGCCGTGAAATTCTGATGTGAAAATTCTAGTCGATCAACAAGTTTCAATGCACCACCAGATAGCTTATCTACGGCAACAAAACCCTCTGGATTGGTGATTCTAAATCCATCATCTGTTCTGACAAATGTATTTGTAACTTGTCGCATCTCTTGTAACTTACGAATGATGATTGTTTTTGATTCAACAATTGAGTTCATCAAGTTAAATATTTCAATTAGTTGTCTAGCTGAACCTCTTAAAAATCTCATCACTTCATTTTTTTCTTTTTGCCTTTTCTTTTTTGTATCTTCTCTTTTAGCTTTAATTATTTCTTTGTTCAATTTATTTTCTACATATCTAATTAAGTTTACAGTATGTGTAGAGGTGTTTCTAATCTTTTGGCCTTGTCTGACCATTTGATTATTAAATATCTTTATTTCACCAAGTATTTTATCATTAACTGATAGACGATTCAATACTAATGAGTTTATCTTCTGTAATGTTTTACCTGCTTGTGAAAGTATATTGGTTATTTGTTTTGTTTCTGCTTCTGTAAATGTTGCTGTGCCAGAGGCATTGACAAAAGAAGCATCACGAAACCAAATATCTTTTGTTGGTTTTAATCTACCAATATCAATATTAAAAGATGGCTTCATTGTGTCTAAACTTCTACCTGAATATGAAGTATGAAAAACAATACCAAGTTGAGCTGCTTGCATAGTTTTAGCAAGTGGTGTTGATTCTGGTACAGCGTAGACAATAGTGTTTGGTTGAAATGTGATGTATTTCTCTCCATCTATTTGTTCTTTTTTTATATCACCTTTTGTAAACATCATATCGCCTTGCAATACACCTTTGATACCAAGTTTTGGTAAAAATGCCAAGGCTACTTTTAGTTTTTCATTTAAGCCACCACTTGGGTGATTTCTATCTATGTCTCTATCTGTATAGTTTAATTTTGGTGCTCTGTTAAAAACAGATTTAGTACCAACAAAAAACTTACCATTCTTTGGATTGATACCTGCGAAAACAGCTGGGGCACCATCCCATTTTGTTGTGACATTTATTTTTGATGTTGAACTACCTGCAAGCATATCTCTCAATGATTGTAGAAAGTTAATTGATTCTCTGGCGCCAGTAACACCACGATTTAAAACATTATCTTCTAAATGTTCTAAATGAAGATTTTTATCTTGTCTGGCTTCTTCTAAAAATTCTGTGAAATTCATTTTTTTACACCTGCGTATTGTAACTTTAACATAACTAGTTTACCTAGTTTACCTTTTGGACTACTTCTTCTAAAACCTGCATCACTCCTGGTTGTCATTTTAAGAGTGAGTTTTTTATTTGCTTTATCCATTAAATCAATAAACCACTCTTGAACAGAATTTTTATTCAAATAAGCTTTAACTTTAGTAACTTTATCTATAAAATTAACTAATGGGTCGCCTTTTTCTTCAGCTTTTGCACCAACAGCTTTAACTAAAATTAAAGGTATCTCACCTTTTTGTGGAGCTTTTTGTAATCTAAATTCAGTCATAATCCATTCTTTGGTAGTTTTTACATCTTTATTTACTATTTTTACTAATTGTTCTCTGCTTATTTTATTTTGTTCAATATATAATTCGTCAAATTTTCTAAGATTATTTTCATATAATTTGATTAAAGATTCTTTAAGAGTATCATTCATTTTTATACTCTTACCTCTATATTCATAATAATTTTTTTCAGTAACACTTTTTGGAGCACCAACTTTTGAGTAAACATTTTCCCAAAGTCTTTTTTTTAATTTATCTTCTGCTTTAGAATCTATTTTTTCATAGTAAGGCTGTTTTAAAGTTGTTCTAACATATGTATTTAATAAAGGTTCAGCTGATTTTTCTGTTCCAGCTTTTAAACTAATACCACTAATTGAGCTATCTTTAAACATAAAAAAAATATCACCGGGATGATTAGATGGCACACCTTTTGGTTTAATTCTATAACCCCAAAAAACATTTTTTATTGGATTTGAGTCGTTTGTTTCATAGATATAATTTGTAATAGCAAAAGCATTATCTAATTTTTCCTTTAACAATCTAGGTTGTATTCTACTAAACGCATCTAATATAAATTTTTCAGCATTTGGTACATCACCCGGTGTGGTAAAACTTTTTTTAGATTTAGTGCTAGATAGATTTACAGTCTTAATAAATTCACCTAAATCCTCACCATTTTTCGGTTTAAACCCATTATTAAAAGCTAAAGCTGGGAATAATTCCGTAATCGTAGAATTTATTGTAGTCTGTTGACCGCCTGTTAAATATTTTGCCATCATGTATTTATGATAACACGATTATCGAATTATGTCAATCTCTTTATCACCTGTCCATACTTCTAAGTCTTTTCTGAGTCTTTTGTCGTTTTTAAGAGACATATATCTGCTTGAGGCCTTCTTGACCCACCATTTAAATATATTCTCCAGATAGTGTTTATCGTGGTTATCCTTGTCTGGAATCAACTTATCTGTCTTACCAGTCACTACATCAACAAAGTTTGAGAAACCATAATTACAAGCGTAATATCGTTTCTTTTCAGTTAAATTAAGAGCTTTATTGATTGTTTTATTATATCTTTCCAAATCCTCACCATCTAAATTAGCCTTGATAAGAGCCTGTATTTTTGTAGATATTTTAAGTTTTCTTGATGAGGCATCTTCTGGTACTATCGGTTCACCAACAGCTTTTTCCATATAATCTCTTAAATCTTCATATGGTTTGCCGTGCATCAACGGTAAAAAATTAGAATCTGTAAGACCTTTAAATCGTAAAAATGGCTTCATGCCATCATACTGTGAACTAGACTTTGATGAACCATACAAACTGGTCGTTTCAAATAAACAAGTATTCATACCTGGATATTTTGTATTCATTCTTTCACGAACAAAGTGTGAACAACAAATACCAGCCAATAATTTACCACCAAGGTAATTAAAACCAAATGGTTGTGATGGCACAATTGCAAAACCCATAATTGATGTTTTATTAAATGATACTGCTGTTTTAGCATCTTGTGTAAAAACACAATCTAATAGTTGATTTCTTGGTTTCATATTAATTACAGGAGAACCAATACGAATAAAACCAAGCCACTTTTTACTATTCGTTTCTAATACACCTAATCGTAATGATTTTCCTGGAATACTTGTCATATTGGAATGAGATGAAATAATTTTAACATAAATGTCCCACATATTTTGGTTCATTTCATGTATTTCTATATTCATATCTTCTGGGTGCATATCAAAGTTATCAAATAAATCTATTTCAGGTCCCATTCCTGGTAATCCAAAGGACATTTTTTCAACTGTACTTACTTTTTGATCACGAATATAATCTGCAATACCATCAAATTTATCAAAGTAATCTGAGAATACTTTGGCACCGTGTATAGCTTGTTCTTTAGTTATTTTCATATTTTAAAGTCACCGAATTTGTCATCAAATCTTTTCTCATTCTTACCAAATGAATTTAGAGGTTTATCAGGACCTTTGTCATCTTGACCAGATTCTATAATGCCATCTTGACCCGATTGTTCTACATCATATAACTTCATTTTAGCTCTATCAACACCAACGATAAACTTTTTGAAATAACTTGGATCTGCATAACGATTCTTTTGTTGTTTCACAAGTATTTGATTGAGTTGTTCTAGTTCTTCATTTGATACAATAGAAAACATAAAGTCTGCTGTTGCAGGTAAACCAAATGATTCTGAAACATCTTCAAGACCTGGATCTGAGTTTGTATAACCAGACCTAGTTGTTTGTGTTGCTGATACAACTGGTAACTCATACTCAACTGCAAGGCCTCTTAATTCTTCTGCAATGGCCTTTATGAATGTATATGAATTAATATTATTACCAGGTTTCATTCTTGCTGAAGTACAAATATTTAAGTAATCAACAAATATTATATCAGGTTTGAATTGTTTTTTCAATGTTAACTCACTTAATAATGCACGAAAATGTAAAGTAGATGCAGCTGCTGTTGGATATTCTTTAATGATTAATTGGCCTTGTGTCTTTGCTTTTAATACATTAAACTTAGCTTCGTAATCTTCTTTTGAAACTGATCTCAAATCATTCAAACTAATATTTAATAAGTTAGCATCAATTCTTTCTGCAATCTTTTCTTCAGCCATTTCCATGGTAATGTATAAAACATTATTACCTTGAGATATACAAGCTGATGCCATATGACACATAAACAAACTTTTACCAACACCTGTACCTGCCATAATTACATTCAAGGTTTTAATTGGTAAACCACCTTTTGTAATCTTATTAAATATATCAAGATCAAAGCTCACTCTATTTTCAACTTTATGATAAAAATCAAATCTTTCACTAAAATCATTTATGTAATCATGACCAATGTGTGTATCAAAAGAAACACCAAGTGCATCACTTAAAAGTTTTGGTATTTCACCTTTAGATTTTTTTGTATTTTTATCATCAAGAATAGAAACAGAGTTCATGATGGCATTGTAAATGGCCTTATCTTGACAAAACTTTTCAGTTTGGTCTATAAGCCAATTCAATTCTACTTCTTCATCTTTACTCTTTTTTATTTCTTGTAGAAGCTCTATTGATTTAGAAACTTCATCTTCTGTAAGATTTTTCTTTTCTGTAAAATTAATTACAAGAACTTCATGTGTAGGAAGATTTTCATATTCATTTACAAAATCAAAAATTTCACGAAATACTTTCCTTTCTACTGACTCTGAAAAGTAATCAGGTTGTATAAAAGGTAAAACTTTTCGGGTAAACTCTTCATTGTAAACTAAGTTTTTCAGTATTGTCTGTTCTAGTCTCATCATTGTCTAATATATTCCCATAACCTATTTGATATTTTTCTTGTACGAATGTTTTAAACTGCTTGTCATTTAATATATCATACCAGAATTCTTTTGTTTGTGTGGCATCAAAGCGTACTTTATCACCAATTTCGCCTGTTGTTCTATCTACTTTTGCATACCAACCTGGAGAAGGTTTAGCTACATACTGACCTTCAATTGCAATATCAAGTAATCCAGAATACTTTTGAATACCACCATTAAATGATACTGAAACTGGTATCTTAGACTTTTCTTTTACAAATCTAGATTTTTCCACATTAATAATAAAATTATAGCCTGTAATATCTTTACCTGTTTTTTCTTGTTGTCTACCAAGAATCCAAATTGTATCGGCTGAGTAATAAGATCCTGTGCCACCACCAACAATATCTTTAGGGAACATACCAATTTCTTTGTAAGTATGATTAACAACAACTAAAGGTATATCTTTGATTGTAAGATGTGGTGTTATCATTCTAAACAGAGATTTAATACTTTTAGCTCTTGTCATATCTGCAACTGATCTACCTTCAAGTGAATCTTCAATTTCTTTTTTAGATGCAAGATTACCAACAGAATCTAAAATAAAAATAACTTTATCTTCACTTGTAATATCACCCAATTGATTCATAATATCATGTTTCAATTCTTCAACATTTGTAACAGGTGTATGTAATACTCTTTCCATATCAACATCAAATGTTTCAAAATACTTTTGTGGAGTACCAAACTCTGAATCATAAAATATGACCACGGCATCTTTATATTTCTTTAGATATGATGATGCCATCAATAAAGCAAAGGCACTCTTAAAATGTTTTGAAGGCCCAGCTAACATAGTTAAGCCTGGAACAATGCCACCATCAAGTGAACCTGAAAGTGCAACATTAACTATCGGTACACTTGTTTGTACCATATCTTTTTTATTAAAAAATTTTGACTTTGATAATATAGCCGAATCTTTAATTGTAGTATTCTTTTTCAATCTATCTAATAAACTCATTTAACTATCCTTCATTTTTGTGATTTGATTTCTTGGCACTAGCATTTTATCCTTGTCTATAAAGAAGGAGTCTAAACTAGGACTAGGTGGTAAGTCAAGCTTTTTTTTCTTGTTTACCTTTTTTATTATAGTTTTAGGTTTTTCATTTTTATATTTTCTGTAAGATTGATTTGCGGCTATGAGTAATAATACCGCAAGAGGATCAAAAACAAATATGATTATAAAAATTACAGTTCTTACAGCTTTATCTATAAATTGAGGGTCACCTTCACCATATAAAAACTCGGCGATAAACATAATTGGTCCAACTTCTGCTTTTAATATATTCTCTTGCCTCAGCAGAGGTAATTTTTCTTTTGTAAGTTCTACCAATTGTGCTTGTGCATTTCGTATTTGTCTATCTGTTGTTCTTGCAACTTTCTCAGGATCATCACCTGCCTGTTTATACAGATATGTTAATCTTTCTCTAATTAAGTTTTCTCTTAATTCTATTTGTTTAATTTGCACAGAATTTGCACCAACTACTATGTTGGATTCAATATGAGCTCTTGAGAGAAAGCCAAATATACCCATAGAAGTAATTAACATCACAAGTATGATAGCTGTAATGAAATATACTTTCATGACTAAAATAGTTTCTTTCCAGTTATTATATAACCAAGATACTGTTACAAGTTTTGCCACTTCTAAAACAGCACCCATTACAATGATTGGCCAAAATGATCCTGGAAAAATCTGTGCTAAACCTATTACAGAATAATAAGCTGCAATTACTGATAATCCTATTGCTGTAATAAAAGGTAAAATTGCTTGTATCATTTTATATCTAATTCAAATTCTTTTGTGCCAAGTCTACCTTTAATATGAACATTAAAAGCAAGTGAGTGTCTATCATTGTCTGTTTCATTTTTACCTACACTATGAATTGTTGATGATGGAAACATATACACATCTCCGTTTTTTGGAATCATACTCCAAATTTTTGAGTTAAATAAATTATAATCTATGACATCTACATCACATGAATGTGGAAAAATACCAGACACACTCAAATCTCTTAGAAGTGTAAATTCACCACAATCTTTCTCGCCAGTTACATCAAAATAATAAACACCAGAAAGAATACAATTTGTATGAATATGTTGTTGAGCCCAATCTCCAGATTTATGCCTAACTACCCATGAATTAGTAATATAAAATTCTATACTATCATGAGCTCTAAGTTCTCTATAAGCATATTTTATTATTTCATCATTTATTTTATCTTTTAATGATGCACATTCTGGGTTGTTAAGTATGTATTTATCTACACCATAATCACCATTGTCTGATACCATTCTTTCAAATTTTTGATTTTTAAAAAAATCTTTAGTTGTTTCATCAATTAACAAACCCTGTTTTACATAGAGTGGTGTGCTAAACAGAGGTACTATTTTATAATCTATTTCATCCAAAAAAACTCTCCAATGAATTTGTTTTTTCTATTTCCCAGCCAATACATTCTACAATAAATCTTGTAGGTTCTATGAACCCTTTTTGAAACTGGGTGTCAAAGTCAATGTATTTGTGTAGACCAAACTCTTTTGGTATTCTTGTTGGAAAAGATAAAACATTATCTTTTATTGGATTTGGTTGTTTAAGATATGTGAACTTAAGCTTTTCACCAGATTGAATCTTAGGATATTTTTTCTCAAGGCCCAATTTCTCTAATTGTAAATTATATAATAGAGCACCTCTGACATGAATTGGAGTGCCTTTCTTATAGATCAAAGTATTATCTTGATATGTTTTCAAACCATTACAACCTCGAGGAAAAGATATTTCTTCTGGTGGTAAATTTTTAAACTCTTCTTTAAATTTTGCAATAAACTCTTGAACCTCATCTTCACCTTTTGTAACAATAATTCTAGTAAGCTCTTTCATCTTTTCACGAATTGCATAAGGTGTTGATGACTTAATCATTTCAAGACCCATAATCTTGAGTTTAGGTGTTGTGTATCTAACACCCTCATTGTCATAAACATTTAGAATATATCTCTTCTTAGCAGTCCAAACACCTTTATCTGCAAGTGCTTCACGTTTCATTACCATTTTTTGGTCATAAGCATGAACGTAATCAGCAAGCTCTTTATAACTTTTATCAATAAACGATTGTATCTTACCATCACAAACTTTGTCCATGAATTTGATAACTTCGTTAGTTTCTGGCTTTTCTTTAAATACTTTATTAACAAGCGTACCAAGTTTGAGATAAATCGAATCTGTATCTGATGCAACCACATAATCTTCTTTCGTATCAAGTAAATTATTCATGTATCCATTTAATTTATTTTCAATCCAACGAATAGCTAATTGACCTGCCAATGTAACAGCTAGTGCCTGTCTTAGATCATAGAATCTAAAGTATTGTGAACCAAGAGCACCATAAGCGGAGTTTAGTGATACTTTCTTTGCAAGTTGTAGATTATTATATCTTGATATTAAATGTGATAGTTCTTTACTCGGCTTCTTTTCATAATCTTTTTGAGCTTGTATCATCAACTTTTTAAATTTCTTACGATCTTCATACATCTCTTCCATCATCTTAGGTAAGAAACCTTGTTGAGTAGTTCTAAAGAATTGACCATTTGGTGTAAGTGATACATTGTTTAATTCTTTTGTATCCACTTTTTGTGATAAGAGTGATTCGACATTTACACCTTGTGTTAACACATCATTCATATCTTTTGTATATTCATCAGCATTAATAATAGTTTCTGGGCTAATATTATACATGATAAGTAAATGCGGATACAAACTGTTCAAGTCAAATGATGCAACCCAATCGTGCATACCAATTTGAGGTTCTTTTACATAAGCGCCTTCAAAAGCAGATATTTTCTTTTTAAATTTTTTCTGTGGTACAATAATATTTTTTCGTAGTAAATGATTGTATATTAAAGAATCCCACATTCTTGTTTGTGCAAATACATCTTCAAGATTTGTCTTGGTATCATATGCAAGAGTTAAAGCCAATTCAATTAATTTCAACTTACCTTCAAGTTGTAAAATTAGATCAACGTCTTTAATATTATAGTCGATAAACTTCTGATAGTTTTCTTGATATAAATTATGCAAGCTATCATACTCATCATACGATAACTTTCTTTCACCAAGTTCTACATTTGCAATCGCATCAAGCTTATATGATTCTTGTGATTTACCACCTGGTGCATACCATTTGTATAGTTCGATATAATCAAGTGCATTGATACCAGATAGATGATATGATATAAGCTCTCGCCCATTGAGAACAACTTTTCTTTCCCATATATTATTCCAAGGTGAGAGTTTCTTAGCAAAGTCATCACCAAACAACATACGAAAACGATTTACCAAATATGGTATATCAAAAAAGTCTGTATTCCAACCAGAGATAACATCAGGATAATCTTCTTGCCAATGTTTTATAAATTGTTTACATAGATCATTTTCATTTTCACATTTGATGTATGTTACGTTTTCAGGACAATCATAGTCACGACAACCAAATACAACCGAATTACCATTTAGTTGGCGAATACAAATAGCTGTGATTGGTGCTCTCGCTTCATATGGGTCAGGAAAACCGTAAGCTGAACTTACCTCAATATCAATTACTGATACATTTATATCATTAATATTCCATTCTATTTGACCTTTGAAATTATCTGCTATGAAACCATATTCAAAACGATCCATGCCGTAAATGTCAAAATTATCAACATCTTTATATTTACGTTGAAAGTCTTTTGCAGCTCTGATAGATTCAAATCGCATAGCATCTAAAGGTTCACCGTGAATACCTTTGTATTGAGTTTCAGTTTTTTTAGATTTTACGAATAGGCTTGGCGTGTATGTTACTTTAGTCTTTACTTTTTTACCGTTATTTACACCACGATAAAGTATGTAATTGCCTTGACAAAGTACGTTAGTATAATGTTTAGCCATTAAACGGGTATCTTTGATGTTTGTTGAAAAACACCTAAGGTGACCCATCTTTTTGGAAATAACATTTCACGACCTCTAAAATCATTCATATTTTTTGTAGGGTCTTGAACGAAACCAATAAGCTCTACTGATTTGTCAAATTCTCTATTTACAAGATCGTATCTTTCTGCTCTTGGTAAACTATATTCTATAGCCATTTTCTTAGCAATTTCTTGCCTTGCATTTGGCTTCCATCTTTTCTTACTCATAACAGCCTCTTTTCACATAAATTTTAATCATTGATACCATTCTATCAGTATCAACCCCATTTGTCAAACATAATATACTCAATTGCCTATTACAAGAGTTCACCCATATCCAGTTTAAATAAATCATCTTTCAGTTGTTCAACTCGATCTTCTAATATCTTAATAGTTTGCCTTAAATGGCCTGAAGGATTTTTATGGCCATTTTCTTTATATTCATCTTGAAATATTATAATTTCATCTTCTAATACTCTGATACGAATTAATAATTCACCAACTGCTGTTTTGTTTATAATTTGATGTGTTATATTATCCATAATTTCATTTGTCCCTAAAGCTTTATATATTTTCATTCAACTATCCAATGGCCTAATCTATCACCACAAGGACTATCATACCATATTGAGTCTTTGGGTTGGGGTAGTTGTTCATCTTTCCAAACTGGGTAGATAACTTTGCCATTATGATTTTCAAAGTCATCATTGTATCTAAAATGTACTTCAATTACTTTACCACCAATATATTCTATATTAGTCCAATCTAGATTGTGCATACGGTGATAATTACAAACATCAGTACCCAATCTTTCAGGAAAAGGCATCTTTTTGTCTATTAGTTCCCATTTATCAAAGCGATCTAATCTGTCTTGCCTTGGATAACCTTTTGCTGTGGTTTTTTGTTGACCATAATGATAGTCAACTGTAATGTGTTCACCTTTAAATACTTCACACCAAAAATATCCTGGTTCTATTTCATCTTCAGGTGAAAGGTTCTGTATTCTAGCACCTTTACCCATCATATGTATGTTTGTAATTGGTCTTACAACATAATCATTTTTTTCTGGAACTGGAACACCAGCTGGGCCACAAAGATGTCCTAATTTTTTTGATAGTATGAGTTTATCATAAACCCATAATAAAGACCAAGGTAATTTAGTCCATACATCTTTATCATCTATGATGTTCACTAAGCAATTAAGCCAAGCTTATAAACAGTCTTTCCATTTTCTTTCATGGCAGTCATTACTTTTTTATCGTTACCATTTTCATTGTACGATACATGAACCCATCCAGAATCTGGAATACCTGGTGTATAAAACTCAAGTATTAATTGTTTAAAATCACAATTAGATTCTATCCACTCCGCTAACTCAGCATTTGCAACTCCGTTAATTTCTATATCGGCTGCAAATCCTTTACAATGGTCTGATGTTCTAGAACCACCTATTGCTGAATTAAGCTCAGGGCTTCTATATCCTGAATTTACTCTTACTGCTTTACCATAATTCTCTCTTACTGGTTGTAAAACATTTTCACAAAGCAATTTTAAATTTTCAATTTCTTCTTCACCTGGTTCATTATCAATATCTTTTCTTGTAGCTGTTTGACTTTTAATCATCTCTTTCAAAGAAAAATTATCTGATAGTTTCATTGAAACTCCTATTCTAAAAAAATTAGAGGCACTTCCATTTTACTTAATGAGTTTGCGTGTATAAAAAAACCCAAAAATCTTTCGCCTATAAAACCTGGATACCTCCAAGGAAAAGGTTCTGAAAATGTATCACCCGATTGTTTTGTGGGATAAACTTTAGAACAATTCTTGTATATATATTCAAGTATTTGAAACAACTCTGAAGAGTATTTTAAGAAATATTCTTTTTTAAAAATATAAGTTGTTGTAAATGGTACCCGATTTTGTTCAAACCACAATAAACTTTCTTGATCATAATTTAATTCTAAGATAGCCTTATGGAATAAATTCCAATATTCTACGGGTTGTGATTGTAAATATTGTTCACTCACGGAACAATTAAGATAAGTTGATTTATTAGTGATTACATCAACACATGACATGAAGTGTAATATTGTTCTTCTTTCATCTTCTGTACCAAGGTCTAAAGCTCGATCTGCTGGTAAATTAAAATCATTAAAATATGGAAATATTTTATATAAATTGCCATTGTAGACTGGTACATCTTGTTTGAAAGAAAGCATACGTCTATATGTGTTACAACCAATATTATCAACTTCGGGTTGTTCTTTTAATAACCAATATTCTGTTGCTTGTTGACCAAACGCTTTTAAAAAATCATCTTTTGAAACACCTTCAGCTTCGTAATATTTGTAAAAATCATCATAGATCCAGTCTATGAATATTGAATTTTTACCAATGTCTACCTTATCGACATGACATGGTTTAATCCAATCGGATTTTTCATTATAAGGAAAAGGTTTGTGGAAGTGTGGGTATATACAAATGCTCATATGTGGTTGTTCCAATTTTTTCACCGTGTCCCAAGGAGGCCACATTAATTATTTACTTTTCTTTTTTTTAGTGTATTCTATTTTGGTATTATCTGCATCAATAATATTTTTTTTATAGTTGGATCTTTCCTCACCTTGCATCATAGATAAAAATATTTTATCTTGTTTACTCATTTTATAATTGCGGTTAGGTTTCACGGACTGCATTATATATCTCCAAATAAAAGGTGGGGGTACGAAACCCCCCACCGGCACTAAGCTGCTTTAGATTCTTGTAAAAGTTCAGGTTTAAGTAAATTGAGACTATTACTAATTTCAACTTTTCTTGGTTTTTTATGATCTGGTATAACATTCTCTAAACCAACTCTTAAAATACCATCCTTAAACTCAGCACCTTTTACTTCTAGAGTATCAGCTACAGATAGGGTTTTTGTGAATGAGCGTGTACCTATACCTTTGTGTAAATATGAAACACTCTCAACTTCTTTTTCAATCTTTTCACCTCTAATAACTAAAGAGTTATCCTCTACTGTTATTTCAACTTCTTCTTTACTAAAGCCAGCAATAGCTAATTCAACAATATAATTGTTTTCATTAACCATTAATATATTATGTGGCGGAAAAGTTGAAGATGTTTTATTATTTAAGATTCTTTCGACATCCTTAAATACTCTTTCAAAACCTAAAGTAGAGTGAGCTAATAGAGCTCTTTCTAGACCTTTAAAATGACCGGTTGTAATATCTACCATTTTTAATTCTCCTTAAAATAAGCAAGTTAAACAATTGTGACCCTTTTTAGGCATCACTAATATTTAGTTACTAAGTTCTTCTGGTTTTTTACCAATGTTGTACTTAGCGACTAAATTCCATTCATCCTTCTCCTTGAAGGATATAATCTTTATCTGGTGTAATGGAGCAACATTATTACCAATATTTTCCTGATTTAATATTGTTAGTAAACCCCATTCTTCTAATAATTTTGCAATAGCATTTCTTCTCTGTATATCATTTTCAGATATATTAGATGGCTTACCATCTAATGCAAATAGTTCTTTGAAATGTACAATATAATACTTACCTTGTTTATGTAATATATGACAAGATTGGTAGAGGACTTTTTCTTTTCTTGATGAAACACCTATTCTTGTTAAGGTTTCACGGACTTTTAAAAAGTCATCCTGTTCTTCTAATGTAACTTCTATGAAGTTGTTTAAGTCTACCATTTTATTTCTTTCTACCACCTATATCGGTAATCTCTTGCAGTTTTTGAATTTGATCTTTGGAAAGTATTCGAGAGGCTTCTAAAGCTTTTGTGTCTGAGAAGTTATAATATCTCTTTATACATTCTAAATTTTCACTCTTTGATCCAGGTTTTAACCATTTTGAAAAAGGTCTCCTCATGGATCTAACTGTATTTAGTAAAAAGTCATTCTGCATTTTATTGTCTAAAAAATGTCTTTGGTTCATTTCATTTGCGAAAATAATACAATCTTTGTGATAACTTAGAGAACGATTGGTTAAAAATGGCTTATATTCTTTCTCTGTTATATCATCAACAATCAATTGCTTTTTACCTTGCAATATTTGTTTTACAAATTCAAATGGGCTTGTTTTAATCATGTGTCGTATACCAACCTGTTATTATATATTTTTCATGTTCTTTTGTTATTTGACCTGAGTGTACATGAGTAAAATAAGCAGGCCATATTACAGTCAAACCTTTAATGGCAGGTGTTGTAAATTTTTGATACTTGAAATTTGTACCACCATCAGGAACATCATTTAAGTATGTCATAAAGACCAATACTCTATTTCCATCTGGCTTCCTATGGTCATTCTCAAAATGATCTAAGAAATATCCTTCACCAGGTTTATAATATTGTAATACATAATCACAAAATATATTAAACTCTTTTACATTATTTACCATTGGATATTTTTTAATATATTCCATCAAACATTTTTGTAACCATATTCTATAATCACTTATACATGAATCAATGTTTTTAGGGTGTATTACAATATCTGTTCTTTTTGTTCTTAATGCTTTTTTGGTTAAAGGAGTAAAACCATCTGAATCATATTCATTGTACCTTAAAGTAGATTCATGTTTTTGTGAATTATTTTTAAAATACTGTACAAGATTATCACAAATATTTTCTGGTATATAACAGCCGCCAATCAAAGATTCTAATGGAAAGTAATGTTTCTTCATTTGAAATCACACTCTACCATTAGCTCAGTTAAACAAGCAACTGTATTAATCTCTTGATCAGATACAAATGCAGCTTTATATTGATAATCTGCAAGTATTAAAACTGCCTTTGGTATCGAATGAGGTTTAAGTTTTTCATATAGCACATCATAGAGTTTACGAAACAATGCATTTGAGTCAATATCGTTTGTAGCGACCCACTTTCTAATCTCTTTAAAGTTTTTTTCTTCTATGAATCCTACGATCTTTTCTATCGGTACATCACCAATTTGCGATAAAATACCAATATCAATCTTACCAAAGTTTGAATATCTTTGTAGCTCATTAATCACTCTACGAAAATCTGGAAAGTGTTTCTTAATAAGTTCTGCAACAACCTTTTGATCGTACTCAACACCTTCATTATCAAGAACACCAACAATTCTTTTCATGAACTGTGAAGCCATTTGGACTTTCTCACCATTGCGTAAGGTAAAGTCAACAACGGCACACCTAGAGTGTAGTGGTTCTATGATACGATTCTTATAGTTACAAGTAAATATGAATGAACAATTACTTGCAAACTCTTCTATTGCGTTTCTAAGAGCGGGTTGAGTTGAGTTTGGATTAAGATAGTCTGCTTCATCTATAATGATGACCTTGCGACCACCAGCTAAACTAACTGAAGAAGCATAGTTCTTTATCTTAACTCGAAAGGTGTCGATACCTGATTCATCAGAACCATTGATTATGATTGAATCACAACCAATCTCTTGACACATAGCTTTTGCTACTGTGGTTTTACCAACACCTGCACCACCACTTAATAATAAGTTTGGTATGTTGGATGTATTTACATACTCCTGAAAAGGTTTTTTAACTCTATCTGGTAATATGCAATCCTTTATGGCCTGCGGCCGATACTTCTCTGTCCATAATAAATGTTCCATTGGAACTCCTCACATAATAAATCATAATCAAAGTTTTTTCAAATCGTCTATTTTTTTAGAATCTTTAATAGCTCGATTGAAATGTGTATTCATACCATCTTGGATAGTTTCGTTATCATTCAACCTTTTAATAACTTCACTTAGAGTATTTTCAACATCCCAAGATCCTTCATTTCCACAATATAATGTGGTTACTGTTTTCAATTCATTATCATCAGATGTTTTCAACTGTTCAAAAATAGTATACACCTTATCAGCATTGACGTAAATAACATCAGTAACATTACCTTTAAAAGCGTTTTTAAGTTTGATCAATTTAGCCATCATCATTAGCCTCAAAATTACTACCAGTTTCAGTCGAGATCCAATATTGTAGTGTTGTATCTTTGTTTTTAAAATGAGAAACACCTTTAGATGATATACTCACTTCATAGTTACCAGGTAAAATTTTACTTATGTTTTCTGTTTTGAAAACCATTTTATACTTGTTACCATTACCCTTATCAATCTGTAAGGCATCTGTATGAGCACTATCATCTTGACCATTGAATGATACAACATCAACTGTAACACCATCGGATTGAATTGCAATATGCGGAGAACTTAAAGCTGAACTTGACTTTAAAATCCAATCAAAATCTTCACTTGAAAGTAAACATTTTATTTCCGCAGCTGGCATTACAAAGTTTTTCTCAGGAGGTAATACGATCATTGTTGGGTCACAAAAACGATACTTAATTCTAGATCGACCTTTCTTACCTACAACAACAACGTGTTTGGCATCAAACTCGAATGATGGATTATCTTTATCTAAAGAAACTACCGAAAGAAAGTTATTCAAATCGTAGACACCAAAATCTGCTGGAATATCCTCTTCAATTGTAGCCTCAGCTAAAATATTTTTGTGAGAGGATACTGTCTTTAAAGTTTTACCTTTCTTAAAGAAAATACCTTGATTAATATTTGCATAATTTTTTAATACGTTTAACGTCTTAGAGCTCATCTTCATTTATTATCACCTCGTTTTATATCATGATTATGTAATGCTATTATTCCATAGTGTAACACTTTTAAAAGGTCTTTTCGGCAATAGCCATCTTTTTTGCCGTACCTTTGTGCATATTTCATAATGTTACCAATACAGAATCCTTCACCATGGCCACTATCAATAATAAATTCAGTCGCCTGAAACTTATCTTTTGAATAGTGTTGCCCATATGTTTGATCTATGTATAAATGTAATTCATTGATCAGTTCATCTTCATTATATTTGTAATCTATTGTCATAGTTTACCAGTAAATTGTGCAACAGCTGGCATATTACCAGAGAAAGCATATGTACCAATGTGTTGTGTTTTCATCCATGGGCATAAGTAAATTTGTCCACCCATTTTACGCCACATTTGGCAAAACATATAATCTTCACTTAAATACCTATCTGAACCACCATCAGTAATGCTACCTTTACTATCAATAACGGTGTCGAAATAAGCGTGAATATATCTAGAACCATCAAAATGTTGTTGGCCAACATGATCTGGTTTGTAATGTATTTGTGGGTAGTGATCCTTCATTTTGTCAAATACTTGACGTTGAACTAACATAAAACCAGTACCAATTTCCATAACTTCTAATGGTTCGGTAACTTGGAATTGATCTGTTCCTTTTACTACATTGAACACATATTCCCCAACTAAAGATTCTAGTTCACCCGGATCTAAGTCTGGATGATTTCTGGCTGCGTGAGCCACATTTCCCCAATTGATTGATTTTTTCGGATATGGACCACCCGAAACTTCTTTATTCATTGCCAATAAGGCTAATATATCTTGTGGATTGTAATGTATGTCCGAATCAATGAATAATAGATGAGTAAAACCCGATCTTAAAAATTCATCAACCAAATAATTTCTTGCTCTTGTAATTAATGATTCATTAAAAAGAAATGAAAACTTTGTTTCTACTCCATACTTGCTCATTTGTGCTTGAAGGTCTAAACATGATTTAATATAAAGGCCATGTGCCATACCACCATACATAGGTGTTGCAATAAACAATTTATGTTGTTTTAAATCATCAACTTTAACTTGAATTTCCATAATGTTCCCATAAAAAAATGACTAAGACTAATACGCTCTACCTATATGTATTAGTCTTAGCCGACAATCATAAGCTTTTTTTAGGCAAAAGCATTAATGCCTTGTGATCGTAGTGCCATAATACCAGCAGATACAATCTCTTTAGTTGGTTTACCCAACCGATAGAAACTCACCTTTGAACCATTAGAAACTTTCTTTGAGTTCCTGTAAATTGCGTGTCCTTTTTTTCTCAAGGTATCAATCATGGCAGATGGATTCTTAACACCAAATTTAGAACGCATTTGATTAGCGGTGAGCGTATTGTACCCATCAACTTTAGAAAGATACGTTATGATTTTGCTCTCACTTGACATAAACAACTCCAAAATAAAATTGAACGGTACATTTCAGGAGGACCGTTCTCACTCCTTTAGGGGCGGTGGTTATGATACACTCTCATCAGGTAGGGGAGTTTTGGGAGTTTCTTCACCTGTAAGTAGTGAGTCAGCATCAGCACCAGAATCTACTTTGGTATACAAGTCTAAGAATGTAGCCTTAGTGTCCTCGTCAAAACGAGCAATACACTTAGCAATACTCTTTAACTTATCGGAGAATATACCAAAAGTTCTGGATATGTGAACTAATCGTCTAGTCGATATGACTTCATCACAACCACCTTGTTCAAATGTTTTACGGATAACTTCAGCCCAAAGCACAAGCTTCTCAGCAAAGTCATCATCTTGACCATCTAATTCTTTTTTGAGAATGTTAATCTCAATCTTTCTTGAAGGCCAATCTTGCTCTTCAGTTGTAGGGAATCTCTCAAGAAATGCCTCATTAAGCACGTTAGTGTACATATAACGACCATCATCTGAGCCCTTGCCTTTTGTATTAGCAGTAGCAAAGATTGTAAAGCCTTCAGCAGGTTCTACAATTTCACCTTTCTTTTTAAGAAGAAATGGCTTGCCTTCTAAAACACGTTGCAACGAAGCAAGATTATTCGCACCATAATCTATTTCATCTATACATAATACAGCACCCTGCTTCGCCGCCACCGTGACTGGACCATCTCGCCATTCCATTTGACCATTGATCAATACATAATTACCAAGTAAATCGCCTTCATCAGTTTCAGGTGTCATTGATACGCAAACATACTTGCGTTTGTTTCTCGCACAAGCTTGTTCAACTGACATTGTTTTACCATTACCAGATTGACCTGTGATAAAACATGGAAAAAACTTTTTGGATTTAATAATACTTTCAACATCTTTATAGATGCCAAAAGGAACATAGTTTGAATATTTTTCAGGTATCAAACTATTAACTTCTAAAGAAGTGACAACAGAGCTAATTACATTTGCCTCTGCTGTTGGTGTTTTTCTGATTGTTGTTTTTGCTGTAGGTAACTTTACTACCTTAGCAACATATTCTGAAACGTCATAGACGCCACGGCCTATTCTTAGGTCTTTTTGGTTTGTAAACCAGTATGGATGAGCAATACCTGTATCAGATACAATATTTTTAATATCATCTGTGGTAACACTCTCTTTACCTAACTTTACAACCGCATCAATAAACTTTTGTCTAACTTTACTCATAATATAAAAACTCCCACGTTTTTGTTAATCTATGGTACCATCCTATCAGCACCAACCCCATTTGTCAAGCGATAATGTTGCATTTTTACAACTTTACCGCAATTTTTTCTATAAATTTTGTTGCTAGTATGCGATTTACTGATCTAGTTCTATTCATTTTAGTGAATTGACTAGCAAGGCTTCTTGTATTGATACTCTTTTTATTATTAACCTCAAACTCAAACTCTTCATCATCAGTAGTAAGCTTATTACTATCATTTAGAATATAAAACTGATCAAAGCCTTTGTTATTTGATTCTATAAACTTTTGCTTTCTAGCTATTTTCTTAACCGCTTCTTTCTCTTCCCAAGGAGCTCTATAAAAATTTACGTTTTTAGAATCTTTAGGAACATATCTATAATTAATTGCATCTGACATTTTAGTTGAAACAAAGAAACCGAAAACTTGTGTATCAGTCTTAGCTTTGAGCCATATTAATAAATCATTTGTAATATTATTATTTCGATCATTTGTTACAACACTTGAAAAACGAACTTTTTTATCTTGTATAACAAAGTTGTAGTCTGAATTTCTCGTACCAATAGTACGCCAATGTGCCTTTAATGTATGCTTATCACCAACTACTTCTGGATCATACCAAGTATTATATGATTGACTCCAATTAGAATCACCATCATGTACAAAAATAGTATTTACAATATCTAAATTGTTCTTTTGTCTAAACTCTGGTATAATTGTACCAAGAGCTACGATAGCCTCATTCAATGGTGTACTACTTAAACCTAATTCCTCTGGTATTAAACCATAACCAACATTAAGAGTGCTGTAATTGTAACTTGACTTACCTAATAACAAATTCTCAAGTGCATTTTTATATGCAGCTGCACCCATATCAGAATTAATAAATTCTCTTAATGCCCAATCATCATCAAGAGCAAGTGATCCTTCAGTTACATACCATTTATCAGTTAGTTTAACGCTTTCTGAATAATCTTCATAGCTACTTTTTATAGGTCTAGAGGTGAAACCAAAAACTCTAAATGGTATTTGAACTTTCTTACAAAAAGCAGTAAGAATAGCAATTTGCTCAATTGAACCGGCCATGTTGCGATCCATAGAGCCTGATAAATCAAGAACTAGAATCATACCATGATTTTTACCTTTTGGTAATTTTGTCAACTTACGAAAAATTTGATCGTCAAACTTATACTTGTAAATCTTATTAACATCAATATCACCAGAGGTATATAATCTAGCCTTGGCATATTTTGTAGCGGCTTTTTTCATTTCAAAATCTTTAGCCATCAATGAAATAAAACGATCATTTTTCTTCTTAAACTCATTTAAAACATGGCTACGACTAAAAAGTTTTTTAGCCTCAGAAACCTCAATAAGATTTCTTTTAATATTGAAGTGCCAAAAACCATCGCCTCTAGTTGCTATTTCATCATAGAATTTTGTCATACCTTTATTCACCGTTACAGTATCTTCTAAAATTCTTTCTAAGCGTGGCTTTGGTATGTCAATATAAATATTGTCTTTAGAAGATTCGCTAAGTAATTGACTTTCATTTTCTCTAAATGATTCATCAGTTTCGCAAGTTGGCTCATGTTTTTCATGACCATCAACAGCGCCATGAGGCGAAACTCCTTGATCTTCTGAATCTTTTTCATTCTCTTCTTCTGATTCATCTTCCTCTTCAAGCTTGAAATTACTATCAGATGATACTTTAGAATCCTCATCTTCATCAGATTCATCAGATTCTATTTCTTCTTGTTCTGATTGATCTTCATTATCCGAATCATCATTAGGAGAAAAACCGGTTTGATCAGATTTACCAGTCGGATCTTCAACATACAAATCTTCTATATCAGTATAATCAAACATAGTAGTTTGATCTTGTTCCTGTTCCTCTACTGCCTGATCCCACAATCTATCTGTCATAGCAATAACATCTTCCCATGATTCTAGTTTTTTAATTTCATCAATAATTAAGGACTCTTCATTAGAGAATTGAATAGGCATAGAATATGAACTCTTTGTGAAAAGATTAATTCTATCAATAAAGCTTAACTCATTTATTTCTTCAATATCTTGAATACCAAATAAGTCCATATCTAAAAGTTCATTAAAACCTTTGATGTAAGATTTTACAAGACCTGGATATCTTCTTTTAATTCTTTTTTCAATACGAGCATCTTCAATAACATTAAGAAAGTTCTTATAGTTTCTGCCATTTTTAGATACAGCACCATGCCAACCATCAGCCGGAGTATTTAAAGCATGACCAACTTCATGACTCATTAATAAATCATAAAGTTCTGGACTCATATCTTTCCAGATAGGGCAAGTAAGAACTCTTGTTGTAGGATTGAATGAAGCTGTTTGTACTTTTTTATGTTGTATTACAACATTTTCAGTAGCAAGTAACTTCGCTAATTGTGATTTCTGTTCAACTAATGACATAAAACTCCCTAATAATTAACTCTATGTCTACCATCCTAGAGGAAGGCTGCTCAACTGTCAAGCATTAATTTTGTTGTTAAAATACAACAAAGGTGGAGCGGTGTTGTGGAGTTGCACCACACTAATTACTGGGAGTAACTTGTCCTACGACCCACCGCAAATTATGTATATACTATAACATAACTATCTGCCAATTTGGGGCAAATATGAATCTTTTGTTTCATTCCATGATTTATATATTAAATCGTCATAAAATAAACTTTCTTTCGATTCTCTACCTTTTTTGACCAATTGTTTAATTCTAGGTTTTGCATACTTGTATTTCCAAAGCTCTGATAGTGACTCTGTGGAATTATCAAATGCCTTTGTCAAATCATTTATTTCAGCTTCACCTCTCAAGTATGCACAGCTTTTATCATATAAGGGGCAAAAGTAAACACCTCTTGCGTGATCAGATTTCATTATTTCTTTTGGTATATTACCTAATTTACTATATGTGAAAGCATACGATCTATGCCTATGATCTCTTTTTAATTGTTGACCATTTGGTCTTTTGGCAACATACCATTCAAAATATTTTCGTGGGTGGTTTTTCATCAACCAATGTCTAATTTGATATATTGTTTTCTTTGTTGGTTCATATGAAACAGAACCACTTGTAAAGCCCATTGGCTTCCAATATTTTAAATTATCATATTGTGATAGACCACCTTTTTTTGTTTTACCATAAAGTGATGTTGTTGTTACACTTACTAAATCATCACCATAATTTTTCTTCCATTGTGATTGTACCTGTTCTGATAAACAAAGTAAAGCTAATAGTTTACCACCAACATAATTAAAACCAAGAGGTTGTAATGGTACAATCGTAGAACCTATTGCTGTATGATTTAACATACCACTTTCTGTTTTGTAATTACGATCCCAACCAATAAATTTATCTCTTGGTGTTAAGTCAATAAAATCACCTGTAATGCAAATAACACCAAGATATTTTTTAGTTTTTTTATCACGAATAATATAAGCTAAATTACGGCCTATATTGGAGTTGTTTCTCATTGTAGATGTAAAAGTTCTAATAGCATTCCATATTTCTGGCATACCATCTTTACCACCTGTATAAATCATTTCAGGTTCTAACTCTAGGTAATCTTCATTTGTTTTTGGTTGCCAAATATTATTTTTAACCTCTGCTAAAGCTTTTCTTTGTTTCTCATCTTTTAATACTTGTCGTTCACCCTCCCACAAATCGTTTACTGTGATTGTTGGGTATCTTTGTTTTACTTCACAAAACTTTTGATATAGTGTATATTCTCTTACGTCCATTTGAGAAACATAAGATAAATCTGTTACAATGTTTTCTTTCAAATCTGAATCTGATATATCATCAAATACTATTTCAGACTCACTCCACTTTTTCCATTGTGTTTCTACATCATCTTTTACATCATATTTGTATGTACTCATTTAAGTGTAGAATCGCCATTAAAAATTGAATATTTTGTTTTTTGATTTGCATGGCCTTTTTCAGACTCATATGATACAAACTTTGAAATCATTTCTAGTTTATCATGATATTCAGCCATTTTACCGAGTTCACTTTCTACACCTTCTGTCCAAGCCGTATGATCATGTATCGCCATTGGGTTATCAATCATAATCTCAACATTCATTCTGTGTTTATCCATTTGAGAGATAAGATGATTTTTAAGTGTAGTAATTATTTGTTCTGTTCTCATTTTTTACTCCTTCGCTCCACTTTTTTTAATAATTTATTTCTTTTTTCTTTAGCTCTTTTAAGTGCAAAAGGACTTGCATGATCAATCATTCTAATACCATTCATATGATCTAGTTCATGAAAGTAACATTTGGCTGATAAACCATCAAACCTTTGTGTCATTTCTTTACCTTCAGCATTAGTGAATTTACCTACAACCCACTTAGGCCTTCTCACACTTATTATTAAACCTGGATAAGATAAACATCCTTCTTTAGAAATTTCTTCTTGTTCTGATTGATCTTCTATTTCAGGATTAATACAGGCAATACATATCTCTTCATTACCTATAATAAAAAATCTTTCATTTATACCAACTTGATTTGCTGATAAACCAATACCGCCACTATGTTTCATTGTCAACCACATTCTGTGTAATAAAGTATTCCAATATTCATCAGGTAAACTATCAACAAATTTTGGCATAGAAGTTTTAAGTATAACATCATTTTCACTTACAAAAGGCAAAAGTTTATCTTTAGCAAAATCAGTATTTTTTTTAATTGATCCTCTAACTGTATCAACAGTAGTATTTTTAACTCCTATACCTGTATCAATTTTTAATATATTTTCGTCACTCATTTTAAAACCCAATCCTCTGCGTTAGCTTCAACATCAAATTCATTATGTGCTATTATACTATTAACTAATATTTTATCTTTATAACATTTTGCAATATAACTATTTCCACCACCATGTACTTTGTAATAAACTTTAGCTACTTTTGTACCATCATCTGAATAAAACTCTGACAAAAATTCTTCTTTTTCTAACATTAATTAATTATCCTTGAAAAATTACGATCTTTTTTAAATTTAATCACATTCATAAATTTGTCTTGTAATACATCTCCTTTATGACTAATTACGAATAAATTAACATCTTCTAGTAATTGTAAAATTTTCATCAAATCTTCAGTACCATTTGCATCTAATGAAGAATCAAAAGTTTCATCAAGAATAAGCAAGTTTGTATTCGCTGAATTTTTTATCTTAGCTACAGCACGCCAAGTTAAAAGTAAAGCCATATCAATTCTTTGTTTCTCACCTTCACTAAATGAAGCATATGAAAAATCATCTCTATGTCTTGACTTAATCGTTTCTTTAAAACCTTCATCTAAATTAAAATTAACAAAAAAATCTAAACTCGACAAATACTTATTAGTAAGTTGATTAATAATAGGCAAGTATTGTTTAATTATTTTTGTTTTAATGCCTGTATCTTTCAATAGTATTGAAGCCACCTCATAATAAATTTTGTCATCTAAAAGCTCTTTTAATTCACTTTTTGTATCAACTAATTTTTTTTCTAATACTTTTAATTCTTCTTCTTCTTTTTGTGAAGTTGATTTTGAAGTTTTTAAACCATCTATTTCTTGTTCTATCTCAACTATCTTTTCTCTTTTTACAGTAATTACGTTATTATTTGTGGCAATATTTACTTGTAATTCATGTATGTCCTCTTGAGCCTCTTGTATTCTATTTAATTTTTTCTGTTCTTCAAAAAACTTAGTTTCTAATTCTTTTAGTCCATCTTCATATTTTACTAGGTTATCTGACAAATTGTCAAGCTTATTTGTTTTAAATGCCTCATTAATTGCCTGTTTACAGGTGGGGCAATCATCATGATTTTTAAAGAACGTAATATCTTCATTATGATTCTTTATGTTTGATTCTATTTGAGATTCTAATTTTGTAATCTTTTTAATTCTTGATTCTGACTGTGTTTTTAATTTAACTTCTTCTTGTAATATACCTACAGCTATAGTATTTGCCTCGTTATATTGAGTGTAATTTATTACATCAGTTTCACAATTTTGTTTTTCGTTTTTATATTTTTCAATTTTTAAACGATTATCTTCTTTTAGTGTGTTTATATACGCAAGCTTCATTTCATGTTTTTGATCATTCAATTCGATTGAATGTTTTTTTTCTGTAACATTTTCCTTATTCTCTTGCATTTTACTTTTTAATAATCCATTCATTACAGAAAATACTCTAATGTCTAACAAATCTTCTATGATTGATCTTCTATCATTTGGTGATAATTGCATGAATGGTGTAAAAGAAGCTGAACCTAACATGACAATTTGTGTAAAAGATTTAAAGTTTAATTTAAGTATGAATTTTTCTAAAAAATCTTGGTAATCTCTAGCAGAGGCATCTTGATTAAGTAATTCATTATTTTCATATATTTCAAAAACATTTGGCTTGGCACCACGAATAACTCTATACGATTTATTGTTTGTGTCGAATTGAATCTCAACAACACAATCTCTAGTGTTAATTGAATTTACAATTTGTGTTTTTGAGATTTTACGAAAAGGTTTATTGAATAGGCCAAAGCACAGAGCATCAAGTAAAGTTGATTTACCAGAACCATTTTCACCTACAATTAAAGAACTATCTTTATTGTCAAGCTTAACTTCTGTAAAATAGTTACCTGTTGATAATAAATTTTTCCATTTTATTCTGCGAAATATGATCATCTAAATTTTGGCCCCAGAACCCAAATTACAATTGATTTTCTTGTGCCTTTTGTAACAGGTTTTACTCTATGCACCATGAATGATGGAAACACAATTATGTCACCTTTTTTCATTTGTATTGACTCAGCATTTTTTTCTTCACCTGAATTAATTTGAAATTCACCGCCTTCAAAATCTACACCAGGTTCATTTAATAAAAATGTAACTGACAACTTTCTAGTTTCATACATATCATCAGGTAATGAGTTACCCATAATTGTATCTTGATGAAAATCATATTTACCTTTTTCGTAATCATGATAAACAGTATATTGAAAAGTATCATAACCATTCAAGTCAAAATTATAAAATTGCACATTTAAACAATCTATTACATAATTTAATCTATCATAAATCCAAGCCGTTTTCTCATCTCTGTTAATAAATGCAACATCAGATTTTCTCACAGCTTCATTCGGTTTTTGAGTGCTTATTATATTTGCTTTTGTATTTGAATTTGATTTTCCTTCAAGTTTTGTCTGAATTGTACTGCCCCTATCAAGTTCATATTCATCCATTTGTTTATGAAGTTGATCCATTTCTTTTTCATCAAAAGCCTTAGACCAATAACAATATGTAAAAAATTTTCTTTGTCTTTCCTGTGGGTTATTGTATATGCCTCTATAGCTGTGACTCATTCTGTACGCTCCTCATTCATAGCATCAACATAAAGTTCTTTCATTAAATCCTTCAATTTATTTGAATCTTTTACAAGATCATCAGAACGATCATCAATGTACTTTGACAATATTGTTATTGTATCTTCTGCTTGATTAATAATATCCTTATCAACTCCAAAATTCATATCACTAAAATCTTCAACAATGGACATATCAGCAACTTCAGCCTTATAAAAGTTATCTACAACCGTATCAAAAAGATATGGGTTTTGTTTATTTAAAACTACAATCTTGACATAAGAATCTTTTGTTTTTTTATAATCAAAGTTATTCCAATGTTCAAAGTTTGTTTGCGAATCATCATACCTTATTCTATGAAACATTTGATATGGATTTGATATAAACTCCATTTCTCTTGTTTCAGTATCTAATATATGAAAACCTTTAGTATCACCATAATCAGACCACATCATTTCATAAGGCGTACCAACATAGTAAATATGTCCATCATCTGATTTATGGTGAAAATGGCCTGTTAAAACCATATCATACTTGTTAAATTTGTTTCTATCTAAACCACCTAAACATTTATTACCTCTATACATTTCAAAACCATCAATATCAAAATGGCCAAAACATATATCTGAAGTGCTAGTTTTCATAGATTCAAATATTTCATTTTCATTTTCTTTACATAACCAAGGCACAATATCAACTTTCATACCATCAAATTCTATCTGAGTATAATTACTATACACAGTTACATTATTATATTCTTTTAGAAGAAGCTCTGATGAATTTACCTTTAAGGTATTCTTATATGATATGTCATGATTACCTAAAAGAGTATACATTTTTATATTGTTATCTTTTAGCTTATCAAAAAAATATTTACGGCACAAGTATAGTGAATTAAAATTGATATATTTTCTGCGATCAAAAAGATCGCCTAGCTGAAATACTGTATCAATATTATTTTCTATTAAATATGGAAAGAAAGTATTTTCATAAAACTTTTCAAAGAAATTATGAAAATCTACTGAATCACCTCTTGCTCCAAAATGTGTATCGCCTAATATACAAAGTTTCAATATGTATGCTCCTAACTATCACAGAAATTTCTCAAGACCTTTTATTTTAGCCTCTTTCTTTTTCTTCTTACTTTCTTCAAAGTTTTGAATGAACTCTGCTATGTTATCATAAAGTTCAAAAGGTTTCAAGCTTCCATCAGGCAATTGTTCTTGATCTTCCATTATACCCATCTGTTCTGTGGCCTTATATTTTACATATAGCTGTTTTTTTTCTTTGGTAATTCTTCGTAAAAAGGCATAGTAAATTATTTGTGTAAAATAGGCAAAAGGATTTTTACTTTTTTCTGGATTGAAATTACGAAAATACATTAGGCAATTTTCTATACCATCTGAAATCATTTCATCTCGAAAAGAATATGATATGAAGTTAGGTTTTCTTGATAGGTGCTCAGCTATTTTGAAAAAACATTCACCAATGTAATTTGGTATTTGTGGTTCTGTTGTTTCATATTCTCTTGCTTTTGTACAAGCGTCTTTATATTCTATTAATGCTTTTAAAAAGTCTGCATTGTTTACATAATGATTCGATTTTTTAGTCATAATTCACTTTCAAATAATTTAGCATATGGTTGTTTATCATAAGCATACTCAGGGTAATGAGGACCGTTTTTATCTATGTAATGTAAAAAAGCTTGGCCAAGACGATATTTTTTACCACCTTTACATACTTCACGCCAATGTTCATAATCACAACCTCGATATATTACTGCATCACCATCTTTTAAAATACATTCGGTACCTTCCATAAAAATAGGCCAATTATATCCATCTCTACTTGTATCAGATAATTTTACTGTTACTGATATTTCGCAAGAAGGCCTATCTGTATGTTTTTTTAATTCATTACCTTCACGGTATAGTCTAACATAAGTGTAAGTAGAACACAAGTCTAGGCCGGTAATAATTTCCATTGTAGGTCGCATTTGTTTCATTAATGCCTGAAAAGCTAAATCACCGTGTCTAGGTGCAAAAGAACCTGGCACTTGTTCATCACCCAAATAACTATTATCTCTAGATAGTACACGAGCATGACTTGAAAACTTTAGATATTCAAATAAATATTTAGCTACTTCCCGAGGTATAAATTCTTTTACATGAACGTAACCTTTTTCTTCAAAAGTTTCTTGGTAATTGTGCATTATTTTGCTTGACAAAGGGGTTGACAAAATGTTACTCTGGCTGTGTTCCGTTTGATGATTAATATTAAGGTCCTTTTTAAGACTCATATGATTTGACTACCCTCTCTACTTAGTTTGAAAGGTACCCAAACTTTAATACAATTGAGAGCTTGTTTAAATTTTTCTTGTTTTTCTGGTGGTACAACAAACATAAAGAAACCACCACCCCCAGCACCCATTAATTTTCCACCTAATGAGCCATTTTTATCTGATAACTCAAATATATCATCTAGCTTTTTATTTGTCAAATCACTTGTCAAATGTTTTTTAAATTTCCAAATAGCTTTTAACATACTAGATACTTTTTCTATATCACTTTCTTCTTCTATATAACGAATGCCCATATTTGCAACATCCATTATTTCATTTAAATAATTTTTATTTTTACCAATTTGTTCTACTTGTTTTCTTGATTGTACTTCAGCAATTCTATTTTTACCTGAAAAACCTAAAAGTATATGGTCTTCCATTTCTTTAATATATTCTTCAGATATATTTACAGGTTCTACTTCCCATTCAGGCCCAAGACCAGCAGTAATTTTATTTATACCACCATATGCAGCTGTAATTTGATCTTGTATGCCAACACTTTCTTTATTCAAGTGTTGTTCTACATGAATAGCTTGTAAGGCTAAATCTTTAGAACTAAGTTTTATACCTTTTTTATGATATAAAGCATTTAAAAGGCCAACTGTAAAAGATGAACTAGAACCAACACCAGACATTGCTGGCATTTCACCATCATGTGTTATAGTTAAACTATCATCTACTTCTAAAAGCTTTAAACAGTTTCTTACAGATGGATGATCAATATCATCAATCTCACTTATCATTTCTATTCTTGAATATGATACCCTATACTTGTAACCAAAATATGGTGGTAAATCTTTAACACTTAGATAACAATGGTGATCTATTGCAGCTGAGATAATTCTCGACTTATTGAAAGTGTACCAATCTGGGTAATCAGTACCGCCGCCAAAAAGTGAAAGACGATATGGTGTTTTTGATATAATCATATTAAAAACTTTCAGATGTTTGTATTATATTTTCTTTTGAAAGGTTGTTTTTATTCAATAAATATTCTCTACCACCATTTTCAAAAAAGTATTCTTCAGGTAAAGTAACAGCTTTTATTTTAGGAAAGAGACCATTTTTACTTACCCATTCCCATACTGCTGATGATAATGAGCCTGATGGTGTTTGTTCATCAACAACAATAATACCATCACTTTTGTTTATCTGTTCTGTAAGCTCTATATCATAAGGAAAAGGCTTAGACTTTAAAATATCAGCAAAGGCAAAACGATCATCTGAATCCGATATTTCTTTACAAACGTGTGACATTTTACCATGAGATATTAAAAGTTTAAAATCTTTTTCTTTAGGATTATGTACATAAACATCTCTGACTTGGCCAGTATGTGTATCACGTTTATCATACATATCAGGTAAGTCATCTCTATCTAATCTAACATATGCAAATTCAGGACGATCTAATATTCTTTTTGCAATATTAGATGCAACGATTGGATCAGAGGCCGTGTAAATGTTAGAGTTCACTATTGACCTAAGACAAGCATACTCTTCCGTGACGTAGTGTGTTGGTCCTGAGTCGCAATATCCTATACCAACACCAACTGAAATTAAAGTGATAGGTAAGTTCATAATTCCTGGCCCACACTTAATTTGTTCTAAAGCTCTCATTGAGAGAAAAGGTGCCATAGCATAACAAAACACTTTCTTTCCTTCAAGTGCAAGTCCTACAGCTACATCTATCATAGCTTGTTCTGATATGCCACAATGTATAAAATTATCTGGGTAATCTTTTCTTAGATCATCAAGAGCCGGTGCTCCGAAGTCTGCACTAAGAAAAAAAATATCTTTATCAAACTTTAAGTTTTCTTTAATTCTTTCTATAAAGGCGTCACGCTGATACATTATTAATCTCCTTACGACATTGTTCAATTTCTGCTTCACTCATTTTATTCATATAATGCCAATTAGGTTTGTTTTCCATTAATGAAAAACCTTTACCTTTTACAGTTCTTGATAAGATTATTTTTGGCACATCCACTTTAACATCTAAAGCTGATTTTATTTCCGAAGTTGAATGTCCATCAACATCAAATATTTCAAAACCAAAACCTTCTAATTTTTCTTTAATAGGTTCTAAACTAACACAATCTTTAGTTTCACCTAAAATAATTAAATTATTGATGTCTATAAAAATTGTTAAGTTTTTTGGTTTGTAATGAGCTGCAAATATTAAAGCTTCCCATGTTGAGCCTTCATACAGCTCACCTTCGCTTATGACAACATAAACATTTTTTGTATAATACTCTTTGTTAGATTCTGCCATACACATACCTAAACCAACTCCAACGCCATGACCTAAAGAACCTGATGTTACGTCAATACCTGGAATTGATATATTACCAAAAACTCTTAAACAAGAATCTTTTGATCCCCAATTATCCCACTCTTTTTGTGGTATGATACCTAATTTAGTAAGTATAGGATATAGTGTAACAGTAGCATGACCTTTACTAATTAAGACTTTATCAAAATTAGGCCGGACAAATCCACCGTGATATAAGGTAGTTGCTATTTCAACCATAGAAAAAGTCGAACCTGGATGACCTTGGCCAACTTCTACAAACTTTTCAAATAGTTCTGATCTGTATTCTTGAGCTTGTATTTGTAATTCATTATCATTCATATCAATCTCCATTCACTTTTAATTATATTTAATCTCCAAGTATTTTTCTTTTCAACCTTATTTTTTCCATTTCAATTACATTATTTCTTGATTCAACACCAAACTTCTTTTCAACTAAATCAATAAAAGGTTTATGAGTAAAATATTTGTGCCACGCATCATCTCTAAATTTTAAAACTTCTGCACCTGTAAGGTATTTAGTTCGTAGTGGCCGACACTCATAGGATAAAAAAGCATACTCTTCAAATCTATCTGGTATATCCCAACCTTGTTTTCTTGCATACAAGTGTAATGGACTTCCTGGAAGAGCCATAGCTGCATAGAAGTTTGCGTGTTCAGTATTTAACTCAAGTGCTAGGTCTAATGTTTCTTGCATATTACCATAATCTTCTTCAGGAAAACCAAACATATAATTACCGAGAATGTTTATATCAGCAGCTTTTATATTCTTCACAACTTCACGAATATTTACCTGTTTAAATCTACCCTTATCAATTTCTAATCTTACTTGTTGATTACCAGCTTCTATACCTAAACACAGCCAATTAACACCAGCCTTTTTGAAAAGTTCAAGTTGATCTTTTCTTACAGAATCAACTCTAGCATAAGCCCAAAAATTAAACTTCAATCCTCTTTGTATAAGTCCTTCAAGAATAGGTACATAATACTTTCTGTTTAAGAAAAACATTTCATCAGTTAATCTTACAGTCCTAACACCTTGTTCATAAAGATATTCAAATTCTTTTAATATTAATTGAGGATCCCAGAATCTCATACCTTTTGAATCAGCTGAAGTTACATCATTACCATGTGATGTTCTATTTACAATATTAATCATACAAAAGTTACAAGCAAAAGAACAACCTAATGAAGTGTATATAGCTGCAAATGGTGTTCTGTTTTCATGTGAAAAATTAGAGTGCCAAAAATGGGCTCTATATTTTTTCAAGTCTATTAAATCCCAAGCATAACCTGGCATCATTGTATTCATGTCTTTTGTTTGAACAATTTTTCCTGGAGTAGATGGTCTCGGTAAACCTTTTTCTTTATACCATATACCAGGAACTTTATCTAACTCATCTTCAAAATTAGTTTCAAGTAAAGCTAAAAGACCATATATTCCTTCATTAATAAAAGCAAAGTCGCAATAATCTTTTTGTACAACTTCATTAGGTAAAGCTGAAGCATGAGAACCTATGAAAGCCGTTTTTAAATTTGAATGACTTTTTTTAAGTTGACTTGCAAGAGATGAAGCACCAATCATCATAGTGGTGCCTGAATTTGGATTTTGTCCATATAAAACAAACACAACTAATTTTGGTTTGTATGAGTTTATTTCATCAGCGGCTTCTTCATCAGATTTATAATCGGCTTCATAATCTAATAATATAGGTTCATAACCTTTTGCACGAACAGAATTAGCTAATAGTAATGCCCAAGTGGGAGTTTCTATTGCTGAATGAGTTTTCGCTAAATCTTGATATGCTTTTTTACCAACTGATGGTATCACAAATACTACTGGCCATTGTTTATTCATTATTTTTTCCAAAACCTTTTTCAAAAGTATTTACTAAATTTTCCACCAACTCTCTATTTTTGATATGTTCTTCTTCAACATCATCTTTTGATTGTCCATGATATTTAACAGCTACTTTATGATAAACCATCAATTCATTAAGTGTTGTCATAGTATTAAGACCTATATCATCAGATAATTTAGAATTACCGGGTAAAAGAAACTCACCTAAAACACGACCAAATTTACCTGATCTATCTTTTTGTGTTTTTAATGTTTGCATAGAACCTACCGGTAAATATGTTTCAACATATTTTTTTGCAAAAAGTCCATATTTTTTTTCTACTAAATCTCTGGTTCTAGATTCTGGTGTATCAATGCCATATAGACGTATTCTTTCTTTGTGTATCCAAAGACCAAAACCTAAGTCAATATCAACATCTATTGTGTCACCATCAACTATTCTTACTATTTTACAATTATATTCAAACATATTAGTGTACCCGTTTTAGTGTTCTTTTTTCTTTTAAAGCTTGTCTAATTTCACTTATTTCATCCTCATTTAAATCTGACTCATCTTCAAATATTTTATCTTCGCCGATTTCTTCCATTCTCTGTTTAGCATCAATTACTATATTTTCATAATATTCTTTCATTTCACCTTTAGGTTCAAATATAGTTAATACATTTATAGAATCTATAAGTGCTATGTCATCTTGCACCATTTCTACTGGCAGCCATGGTAACATATACATCATTGGGCCTGCTTTTTGTGATGGTGTTCTTTTAAAAATTATGTGCATTGGATTTTCCAATGTAACTTTTTTTTCTTTTTTATCTTCTGTAAAAGAAGCTATCACATCTTCTCCAGATTTTAATCTTACTATTTTTATCTCTTTATTTTCCATTTTTTAACTCTATGTTATAAAATTTGTAAGGAAACTTTTCCTCATCATAAATTTTACACCTCTCTATAAAATGTTTGATTGTATAATTAGCAAACTTACCTACACGAAAATCATCAACTATATCAAACAAGGTGGCTTTTTCTTTTTGTTCACTTTTACGGAGACCCCTCCCTATTGATTGTAGATTTCGTATTCTTGATTTAGATGGACTTGCAAAGATTATATTATGTAGATTACGAATGTTGATACCGGTACTAAAAGTACCATAACTGGCCACAACAATTGCATCTGTTTCAACTTCAAGAATTGATCTAACCGATTCTCTAATCTCTGTATCAGTACCACCAAAAACAAAAAATGTTTTTCTTTTACCTGACTTTTCTTTAATAGTTTCATATAAATTTTTACCATGTTTTTCAACATATTGATATAAAATTAATGTATTACCATCTAAAGATAAAGTTAAGTTGCGAATAAAGTTATTTCTAGCTTGACATTTGACTATGTAATCTATTTCTGTATTATAGTCCCACTTTCTAGCTTGTTGTTTTATTACTTCATCATATTTTAAAATTAAACACTTTATTCTAAAATCAGCAAGTTGTCCTCTCTCTATAAGTTCTGATGTTGTTGTAGCTTTATAAACAGGGCCAAAGAGTCCTTCTAAAACTAATCTATGTGTCTGAGTACCATCTAAGGTGCCTGTTGTTCCTATCCTGTATTTAGAGTTAATGCAATTTGATAGTATCGTAGTAAGTGATTTGGCTTTAAATTGATGTGCCTCATCACCAATTACAAAATCAAACTGTTCAAAATATCCTTTGTCATTTTTATATACTGATTGCCATGTAGATATTGTTAAAAAACTATTTGTGTGTTTTTCTTTACCTGAATATTGGCGATGACAATACTTGTCGGAATCAAAACCATAAGATTTGAAATCTGTAAACATTTGTTCAACAAGTGAGGTAGTTGGTACGATTAAAAGACCTTTGATATGATCTTTCATCAAATATCGTATAATTAAATAAAGTATGAGTGATTTACCAGATGCTGTTGGTGATAGTATAAGCCTTCTTTTATTTCTTATACTTTGTACAAATGATTGTAATTGATAATCTCTAACTTTAAAAGGTAAATCTAATGTCTTGGTGAAGTCTACTGCCTCAACTAGAGATAGAGAATGTGTTATGTTAACATCTGGAGATAGTTCGAGCTTATAATCTCTTTCGGAACAAAATTTTTTTATATGGGGAATTAGCCCATAATATATTGTTTTGTTTCGCCGGTCAAATAGACAAATTTTACCATCCCATGATCTGTTCCTGTAGGCCGGCATAAAACGATAACCAGGAACGTGAAAAGTAAAATAACCAGATAATTCCATTTCATAGTGTGGCTCACATTCGACTTTTAAGAAAGCTTCATTTAATTTATGTAATACTATATCACTCAATTATATACCTTGTATAAATTTTTCCCAATCAATTAATGATCTAAGTTGAAACGTCCTACTATGTAATTCCTTTAATATACTTGTACATAGTTCTACTATTTCATCATGATAAACTTTTGTTGCCATGTACTTACTTAAATCCGTATCACTCTCTAAATATGTATTCAACTCGGATTTGAGTACATACTGAAAAGGTTCCCAACCTCTTTCTTTTAATTCTTCTTGACTCATCTTACCTGTATAATATTCCCACTTCACTCTCTTAAGCTTTATATATTTAAACTCAGCATCTTTTGAGAGTAGTCGGTGTCTTGAAAGAATATTAAGATATTTACTGTGTAAATTTGGTACCTTAGATAATTCTTTGCCTGGTTCAGTACGATCTATATCACAATCTTTTTTCCATAATTCAAGTAGTTCATCAATTTGTTTCATAATTTACCTCCTTCTAGGAGGGTACACTATTTTTTATAATTTTTCAACATTATAATAGGCAAATCTGAATGTGGCATCAGCTGTAAGTATCTCATCAGGAGAATCTGCTGAGTTAATTACAAACGTAGAAAGTGTGGTAGGAAAAGCATCTTTAAATTTAAACCTAAATCTAGGATTATTTGATGATGAAAATAAGGTAAGTGAGGCATCATGAAATTGTGGAAATTTAGGTAAGTTACCAGCTATTTTATTTAATTTACTCATATTTTTATAATCTGCATAACCCTCAGGGAATGACATAGCACGAAGCCAATCATGTATTTCCAACCAACTTTTTAAATCTTCATCAATTAAAAATGTTACGTTTAATAAATCATACATTGGTTTATCACCAGGTGAAAACAAATCCACAAATGGTGTATTAAACATGGCTTCACCAATTGATAATCCAGGCACAGTTACAGATTGGCAAAAATATTGCAAATTTGGTGCTCTCGCAAACGAAAATATAAATTTATTCGGATGTAAGAAATTAGGATTACTAGGGTTTGTATCTGATATGCCTGCCATCTTCTATTTATATAAGTTTGAAAGGCGGAAACCAAAAAAAAAGAGGAACCGAAGTTCCTCTTTTAAAGTAAAACAAAAGATTACATCAAGTTTGAAACTTGGAAAGTACGATAATATTGATTCGTATTAGTTGTAATCGCACCTTGAGTTGTAGCTGCAGTACCATCAGCAAATGGATTAGATACTAGACCATAACGAGTCTTAAATCCAATTTTTGGTTGGAATGTATCTTGACCAACTGCTCTGACCATTTGTAATGGAACATATGGACAATAGAACAGGCCAGCGTCATAAGCATTTGAACCTTTATATCCAACTGTACAAAACTCATTAGCTGAACTTGCAGGCGTATAAGGGTCAATGTAGACTTTAATTCTTCCAAACATAGTACCAGCAAATGTGTTTCCAGTATCATCTACTTGAAGATTTACTTGTCCTTGTAAAGCTGAATTGTAGTCGAGTAAACCTGCCATAGCGAGGGCTGATGCCACATCACTTGAGCAAATCATCATATTACCTTTTCCTCTACGAGTCAACTTGGCGATAGCATTTGCTTCACGCTCTATTTGGAATGCAAGACCTTTAACTTTCTCAACCATCCAACGACCGTTTGAGTCAGTATCTAAGTCAAATCTACCTCTTGCTACTGTACCAACACCAGCACCAATCACGGAACTCATGTAAATAGCACGAACAACTTCACGATTGATTTCAGCAAGTATTTCTGCTGATAAGATGTTAGATAATTCTGTTTCAGCGTCAAGACCGTGAACTGCTTTTAAGTCTTGTGCAAGTTCCATGGAATACTCTGCTTTTAGAGCTCTTGTCTTAGCAGTTACGGTTACTTTCTCAATTGAGAAGGCCATTTCATGGAAAGTGTTACCTGTATCTCCGCCTAAAGCTTCTGCCTTAGATGTTGCCATACCGAAATCAGGAACAGCGTTACCAGTAAATACAGCGGTTGGTGGTACACCTCCAATTGCGAGTGCTTGTGGAGAATTACCTTCTGAAGCAGAGTGAGCCGTATTAGCCTCGTTATAAAATGCCTCATCACCACTTTGATTATCAAATTTAGCTCTCATAGCAAAGATAAGGCCGGTTGGTCCAGTCATTGGCTGAACACCGCAAATATCATACGCAATAAGATTTGGTAAACTTCTTCTGACTAATGAAATAAGAATTGGATCAAAACCAGCTACTGGAGCGGCGGCAGAGCCTCCGAAACCAGCGATACCAGCATCCGTTTGTGAAGCATTGGTTGTTGGTGTCTCAGTCAACATTCCTGCTTTTTTCATTTCAATTGCTTGATTCTCAAGAATTACGGCTGTTACCGCTTTCTTGTAAGGGTCGTCAATCTTTGGTAGATCAGGATGATCTAAGACTCCTCCCCATTTTTTTTGTAGACTTTCTGAAAGATACATCTTTTTCTCCTAGTTCTAGTTTATGTTATTTTTTTGATTTTGAAATAGCGTTGGAAACTGCACTAACAAATGGATCATGAGCTTGTTCAGCTGGTAAATCAACCTGTTCGTTTAATGCTGTTTCTTGATCAGCTTGTACTGTTCCCTCTGTGGGAAAATAATTTTCACGAATGACTGTTACTTTTTCTACAAATTCGTCCTCTGTGGAGAATTCGACACTTTCTGCAAGTGATTTAATTTTCTCATATTGAGATTTAGTAAGTCCTTCGCATACATCTATGGTGATTTCATTCTTTTTTGCTTCGACTAATGCCTTAGCAAATGTCATACCTTTTTCCATCTCTTCATCAAGCTGAGTTTCTAACTCTTCAACTTTAGTCGCTAATTCATCAACTAAATCAACTTTATCTTCAGGAACATCAATATAATGCTCTTTGAATAAATCTCTTAAACCTACAATAAACTCTTCAGTCATCTCAGCACGGAGACCAGACTCTACTGCTATTTCATTGTCTGTCATCCACTGCTCAACAACATAGTTAAGGTAGTCATCTACCTTTGATGTAAGTTCGGTTCTAATTGTTTGTACAGCTTCATCAAATGCAGCTGCATATTGTGAGTCGATTTCGCTTTGCACTTCTGCTACACGATCATTAACTCTAGTTTCGTAAAGTGTTGAAGCTTTTGCTTTAAAATCTTCAGAGATATTTTTATCATCAGAAAATAAAGCTTCAACATCTTGGTGTATGTCCTCTTTCATTTTTTCTTTCTTCTTTTCTAAAAAGTCTTTTAAACCTTGCGGTAAACCCTTTTCTTGGATGATTTCTTCATCTTCATGTTCCACATCTTCTTGTTTAGCTGAAGCTGCTGAAGGTTTTGTTTTTATACCAGCTTGATTTTTGGCAGAGTTATCAGGTGCCATAGCTGCAGCTTTAATTTTAGCTGAATCACCTGTATTTGAATAATTCTCAGGTGTTGGACCACCCAAGTCTTGCATACCGCCAGCAGAAGAAGCATCAGCTTTTTCCATTGGTTGGGAAGGTGAATCTGCTATGCTTCTTGATAGAACTTCAGCAGCTGCTTCCATGAGTTGATTTTTGTCTGACATCTGAGTTTTCTCCTCTGTTGTATTTTGTAAACTATATTTATAAATTTAAAGTTTTCTAAGGTAATTACCGAATAACTTGAGAGCAACATCTTCAATTTCTAATTTTGTCGCTTCTTTAATTTGTTTTTTTGCTCTATCAAAGTCAGCTTCTACAAAGCGTCCCTCGACAAACATCCACTCCTTATTTTCCATAATGCCATTTACGAAAGCACCTGGAGCAGATGGATCAGCAACAATATCAGCAGCCGTAGCAAGCTTCAAATCATCTTGCACCAAATTATATCCTTCTTTTTGTGGTTCTAAAGAACCTAATGCTCTTGAAGAAACACCAACACTTACATCATTATCAATAAAATTCTTAACAATTTGGCCATAAGGTGTATCTAATATTTTTGCCTTACCATGAAAAGTTTTACCATTTTCACTTAATGATACAATTTTATGTGACACCCTTTCAAGATTAATTGTAGGTGTATCAGGATGTCCTAATTCACCTAATGCACGATTAGTTTTAACATATTCGTCATTGTATCGGTTCACTTCATTACGAAGTGTGTCCATTTTATACATTCGATTATTTTTGTTTACAGTATCACCAACGAGAAAAGTACCCTCTATATAAAGAGATTTTTTACCATCTTTTTCTTCTGTAAGTGTTTTCACTTCTGTAAAGTATGTTTCTGATATGAGTTTCATTTCTACCTCTTAAAATGCCGTTGATGGATTATAAGTTGCTTTCTTACTCAACTTTATTATAACTGTACCTTGAGCATCAGCAAGAAAATCAATAACTAGATTCTTAGTAGATCCTAAAGATCCTGCACCAAAAAAATCAGTATCAAAGTCTATATGTCCCTCACCTGGTGGTAAACAAGCAACATTAGCATTAGCGGACTTTGCCACTCCAGCCTCACCAGATCGGGTAACTAATATAGTGCCATTTGAGTTATAATAAAGAGACTGTATTGAAGCAGAAGTAACAGTTTCGGTAGTTTGTGTTGTCACAAAAGCCAAATTAGCTAAAAAAATATTAGCTTGATTTTTTGCTTGAGTAGCACCGGCATATCCAGGTCTACTGTGTATCGAGATTACTGATGGCGCTTTTAATCTATTTACTATCTGTTGTTCTATTGCACTCATTTTCTTTTCCGTAGGTTAGGGTTTATCTTAGTCCTAATGAAGCTCGCCTTCTCATGGAAAGCTTTCTTTTTAATTGAGATCGGCGAAGTTTAGCTCTTCTCGTTGTTTTCCAAGATCGTTTTAACAATCTCGCTTTTTTAACTCTTGTGGTAGCAGATATTCTTTTAACTGAACCACCTTTACCTGTAGCTGCGTACCCTTTTACACCTGATCTAATTCTATTTCTCTGTACTACTATCTTACCAGTTTTATCTCTTCTAATTCTTCTTCTAATCTTTTTAGTACGCCCAATTTTCATAATATTTTGTGGCGCTTCTTGTAGGAAGTTTAAGAGAAAATCTAAATTCATTTTCTTTTCACCTGACCAAAAGCAAAATCAGCCGCCTTCTTTAAATGACCTGGACTTTTGTGTACCATATTTGATAATTTTTCTTTATTTGCATCATTTACTTTTTTATGCACCTGTGTAACAGCAGATGCTGTAAAATGATCCACAGTTCTGGATGACCCATCAGCAAACTTTACTCTTTTAGCTTGTTTGTTTTTAACAATATCATGAAGATGATCCATAACTTTCATCTCTTCTATCATTTCTTTTTCAGAAAACTCTTTAAATGTTTTCATAAATTCCTCTGCCTGTAATGGATTATCCATACCTTTACCATAAGGTACCGTGACATACTTATCTAAATTTTTATTATAATACATTGCAACCTTCATACCACCTGGATATGGTCTGATTGCCTTTCTTTTGAAAACTAAAACAAAAGGTGGATCTTTTATTAGTGATGTTTCATCTGTTACCATATCCTGCTCTGGATCATCACCAACTCTTGGAGCTCTATCACCTACTTTTATTCTGTGAGCTCGAACCTTTTTCTTTTTACCATCAGCACCAATGACTATTTTAAAGTCAGACGTATTTTTCATACGAGCCTCACCCGAAACTTCTTGCATTAGTGATTGTAAAGTTTTCATGTTTCCTTTTCTTGTCCTGTAAACGGGTCTATCTCAATCGGATTATGAGCTGCTTCCATTTCATCATTGTCAAATTCTGATGCTTCTAATTCTTCTTGATCATCTTCAGCCTCAGCCTCTTCACCATTATTAAATAAAGCAGATGTTATCTCTTGTTTTCTATTTTGTAAAGCATCAGCAGTTTTTCCAGATAACATTCCTTGTAACTGTTCTCTCGCAGCTCCGGCGTTTCCACTAACTACTTTGTCAATAAAATCGTCTAATTCCGGCATTATATATCTCCTATAATTTACTCTAGTTTTTTACATTTCTATTTAGTACGGCTTGGTTAGATTCTTTTATAAACTGTAAAATACCTTCAGTTTTTAAACCTCTAGCCGTAGCTAAATTGTCCGCATTATTAGGTGATGGGTCAGACCCGTTTGGTGGCTGTGGTGTTTGAGTCTGAATCCCATCTTGATCTATCTCTGGCTGTTGAACAATGGCACCTTCTTGTTTTATTTCTTTATCCATTTTTAATATTTCTTCATCAGATAATTGTAAAACATTTTTTCTAACCCATTCAGTAGAATAGTATCTACCGATATATGGATCAACTGTGCCTAATAAGTTCAACCTTTCACGAAGCAATTCCGCTTCACGCATTTCAGAGAAATTATTATCTTTTTTAAAATCGTAATAAATTGATTCTTTTGCGATATCCCACTCTTCTGTACTCATTATACCTTTAAGTGATAATTGTACTCTTAAAGTGTGGTCAAAAATTTGTGCAAATTTATTGCGTAATCTTACAATGAATTTATTAAATTTAACTTCATCTCTTGTTACTTCAGAAACTCTGCCTAAACCAATCATACCACCTGATTGTGGTTCTAAACGTGAGATTGGTACATTAAGTGATTGTAAAAGTTTCTTTTGAAAATATTTCACATCTTCCAGCTCACCTAAGTTAGCACCAGCTGGTAGTGTTGTAATCTCTGTGCCTTTACCACCTTCTCTACGAGGCAACCAAAAATCTTCTAACATTGATTTATGTTTGCGATCATCTCTTAGTTCACCAGTTTGTGCATCATAAACCATTTTGTTACGATACTTAACCATTACATCACGCAAGTATTGTTCTGCTTTACCTTTTGGTAAGTTACCTACATCAATGTAAAATATTCTTCTTTCTGGTGCTCTTGATATGCGATAAATTACAATTGCATCTTCTATCATTCTTAAATTGTTTAAAGGCTTAATGGCCTTATGTAAATAAGAAATAACAAATGTATTTCTTGCATCCATCATACCTGATGAAACATATGCAATTGCATCTGTAGCAATACGCAAACCACTATTCATGTTTGCTGTGTATGTTTGTGTCGTTGTACCCTTATCATTGTAAACATAATATTCACCGATTGATTTTATAACCATTGCACCGGTTTTAGAGTCACGATCTTTTTTTATTTCTCGAACTTTTCTTATTTTTCTAGGATCAATATATCTTAATTCTTTAATACCTTCTTTTGGAGTTTTATCATTTACTACAATATGAAAGTAAATTCTACCATCAATATACCACCTTTTAAATAAATCGTCAGCTAAGTTACCAAAATTTAACATATGTTTTATTTTGTTAAATTCTTCCATTATTTTTTTCTTGATTGATTCTGGTTGTTTTAAACCTTCTAAATTAATGTCAACCGACTTGCCATTAACATCATGAGTTATAGCTTCATTGACTATATCGTCAATAGCCATATCTAACTCAGGGTGATTTGACATCTCACGGTATCGTGTAATTAGTTCTAGTTCATTGCGAACAGAACCCTCTAGGTCAACGTATGTACCATAGTAAGCGTTATTTTGTACAGTAACAGCACCATCATCTAGCGCTGCATTAGGTAAAGCAAAAGAAGCCTGTTGATCAGGTTGTTCTTTTGCTTGATCTTTTTTGCCTAGAGTAAATCCAAATAATTTCATCGCCATGTTTTCATCCTATAAAGAGATTGATTAGAAGAACTTAAAAGTTCCTCTACTCTGTTCATCATAATTAAATAACACCAACTTCTTCAGCTTCCCACCATTGATATGAAAATGTTACAGTAAATTCTTCAATCGTATCATTTGATCCCCACTCTAATTCAATAGGTGAAAGATCAGTTGGGTAGAGACCGACAAATTTGTATTTTTTAAGTTCATCACCACCTTTTCCAAACTGTTTTACATCACCATCAACTGAATATCCTAATGGCGTTAAAGCAGCTGGATTTCTCACGTTCAAACTATGAGAGTTAATACCGTTCATCCATCTTTCCATTGCATTTCTAATGATAAAATCTTCATCATTAATTACTGTTATTGTCCAATCGGCAAATATTCTATTACCCGCAAATTTCAATTCACGACCAAAGTATGTAACTGGTACAACACCTATTGAAGCACCAGGAATCTGAGCGCCTCTAGCCATGAAAGTTGTTTTTGCTTGTGCGTTTCCTGGGGCTGCGAAGCCTGGAAAAGGTAAGCCGACCTCAAACAGATTAGGGCGGGCGCCATCGCCCACCATCTGTGTTCTAAATTCGTTTACGTTAAAGGCCATTTATTTTCTCCTGTGTTATCCTTTATTTAGAAGCGTCCTACAATCTCGTCAAATGAAACTCCCGTTCTTACTGCAACGAAATTGAGTTGTATAAAGTTAATCGACCTTGCAGGTTTAATGTAAATATCACCTACAAACTCGTTACGATCTATGACTTCACCAGTATTATTTGATTCATCACAAACAACTCTGAAGTCTGTTATACCACGGCGCCCTTGTATATCTCTCAAGAATGGCTCTACGAGAGAAACAAATTGTGAACGTGTAAACTGATCGTTAAATTCAAAGAGTGAGAATCTTGCAGCTCTTGATATTGCTTTTTCTAACAAGATAAACAATCTACGAACATTAATTCTATCAAATGCTGAAGGTTTAGATTGCATTGTTTTGTCTCCAAACAATACTGTACCTTCTCCTTGAAAGCTAACAATAGGATTAATACCGTTACTATAAAGATCATCTCTATCTGCTTTTGATGGGTTGTAACCAAGTTTGATTACATTCTTTATAATACCACGATTAAGACCAGCAGGGGAGAAAAATGGATCTCTCTCTAAATCGGTTCTTACACATAGGCCTGCCATATCACCATTTAATGGTACATATCTGTATATATCATTGTATTTGTCATATTGATATTTGTAACCAGAATCCATGAAACCAAATGATGTTGATGTAAGTGTATTGCGATATGCAATTATATCAGTTGCTTCACTACCTGGATTATTTAAAGCATCAGCTCTTTCTGGTGATAAAAATACCATACAATCTTTACGAGTCAATGCAATATTATCTATAACATCTGCTGCAACTGTTGGAACAGCTGGACCTGTTACGATTAAATTAATATCAACTGAAGCTGGATCTTTAAACTCTCCAAATGCAGTAATTACGTTAGCAGTTGAAACAGCGCCATTAGCACCTTGTACTAATGATGCACTAAATGGTGTATTTACAGCTGTAAATGTTGTACCTGTGACATCATTACCCCAATTAGTACCGCCATTCTGATGTGCTTGCCACCAAACAAATTCGGATTGTTCATTAATTACGTTTTTATAAAAGTTTGAGGAACCTTCTCCTGTTAGAGCATCGCCAGCTTTAGAAACAGCTTGATATTTTTCTAACATTGTGTTTGCGGTACCACTAAATTCTGCATCTTCATCAACAACAGCAACGTGTAATTCATCATTAACACCACTTCTACCGGTTGCATAATCTGAAGTTCCTGGTGCAATCTTGAAATCATCAGCATATTGCCATTTTCTATTAATGATTGCATTATTAGCTATGTTAGCTGTAAAAGCAGAATCAACCACAATGGCTGTAGTGTTTACACTAACTACATTTTTAAAAGTTGTCCCACCATCTACTGAAACTTTATCACCTTCTATTAGTGTGACTAAACCTGGAGATGTCAACATTCCATTCGCATTAACTAATTTATAATTAATTGTAAGTGTATTATCAACAAGGTAGTTAAGTGCATTTGCTGTAATTGCTGATGGATTAGCTGCTGATAGATTTTGTGAAAATGCGTTTGCACTTGGACAAATGGAAATTCTTAAAGAATTACCTCTATTACCAGCATATTTAGCTGCAAAAGGACCTACACTTGTATTTGCGGTACTATGGTTTAAATCATAGTCATCATCATTCTCTATAAGTATTGCACCACCAACATTTGCAGCTGCATTTAGTGAACCTGTTGCATGATCTTTACTTACTGCTCTTACAACTTTTAAATTATTTCCATATGCTAGAAAGTTTGCGGCCGAAAACCAATACTCAAAGTTTCCGTTATCGGGGTTTCCAAATCTTGCCTGCAATATAACTTCATCCGATATAGTTGTTACTTCATTTGCAGGTCCCCAAGCAAACTGTCCAGCGGTAGCGCCAATGGAAGTGGCAACTGAAGGAACAATTGTAGTGAGATCAATCTCAGATACGTTTACTCCTGGTGATAGCTGAAATGCCATGGATTTCTCCTCTTTAGACTAGACAATTAAAAAATTACATTTGATTTACACTCTATTTAGTGTTTTAGAATTTTGTATTATATTGTCCACTTCTAGACCAAATATCACCGCCATCAATTGTTATTTCTTCTTGCAATCCATCATCAATTATACCAACCGGAGTTAAACTTTCTTCTATTAATAGACTTTGTTCTTTTAATAAAATTGAACGAACATCAACATTTGTAGAATCTTTAAAATAAGTTTGTGCTGTTAACCAACCAAAAAGAACAAGTCCCATAGCTAAATCATCATGGTTACCTTCTTCAGCTGAATAAGAGTCACGAATACGAACAAATGAATTGAGTTCTGCAATTGTATCAAAATCAACAATAATTAATTTATCACTTTCAATCAGAGTTTTTAAATTGGCACAACCAATTTTCTTTACTGATTTGGTTGTTTTGATACCAAATGATGAGCTTCTTCTAAATCCGCCTGATATTGTTTGGCCCTTTATGTGATGTTGATCTATCTTGTAGATATTTTCATATTCTAAATCATAATGTAGAATATCAACCACTTGTTGACCAATATTATTCGTTTCAATTAGAATGTATGCACCATTGTACTTCATACCAATTGAATAAATTATATTTGGAAAAAATAATAAAGGTAAATCATTTGCTCTATATTTTGCAACTTGCCTGTAAGGCGTTTGTGTTGCATCTATAATATTTATGGCCGAATAATCTTGACCAACACCCTCTGAACAATCAACTGTAGCTATGTAAACATGATCTTCTTTTGGTTCTTCGTATATATCTAATTTATCAATTGTACTAATTGGATTGAAAAAAGCAAGTGATCTTAATTTTGATCCCGACACTAAAGTAGCTGAAGAACCTATAAATTCTGTTTCAAACTCTTGTCTAAATTGTTCTTCAGATGTATTTCGTATTGTTTCTTTTTTCCAATCTTCATCTCTACCAGGAACACTAGACCAATGAACTTCAATTGGATTATATGTTGACCTTTTTTCTATTGCATCTGTCCACATTTTATAAAACATATTCAAACCATTTGGCGTAGAAACAATAATTACTTTTGTTGTTTTACCAGATGATATAACAGGGTATGTAGCAGTAAAAAATTCTTGTGCAATATTATGTGGCACAAAAGCAAACTCATCAAGGAATATTAAGTTGTAAGTACCACCTCGAACACCTGAATTAGATGTTGCGTAAGCGTATATTTTAGAACCGTTTTCTAATTCTATGTTACCTTTGTTCCAAACAACTATACCTTGTTGTAACCATAAAGGTAAATATTCGTAAGCCTTTTGTAACCTACCTAATATTTCTCTTGCGAGTGCTCCTTTATTTGCAAGAACACCAACCGTATAATCGGGCTGAAATAAAACAGCCCATAACATATAACCAACTGTTGTAGTTGTTTTACCGACTTGTCGTGGCATTTTACATATTGAAAAACGATTCTTATGAAACTCTGAGACCATGTTTTCTTGAAAAGGCCACATATCAAAAGGCACAAGACCTTTATCTACATGAATAATTTGTACATAATTTCTTATGAAATATACAGGATCTTCTGTACACTTTAGAATTTCTTTTACTTGATCTTCCGTATATGGAAGGTCTACACCTACTTTTTTTAGTTTATCATTACCTAAGTAACCATCATTTTTATTTGACATCTCTTTTACCTTTTAACATCTTCACAAGATCATTTGTTGACCCGACAAATACAGCTTTATCTACATTAATATCACTTGATGTTTTTTTAGGCTCTAAATCTCTTTTTCTTTTTTGCACTTCAAGTAAATCTTTGTTTAATTCTCCTAAGTTTTTGAGTGTTTGTGCAACAACTTCAAAAGCTCTTGGATGTTCTGATTCTTTTGCCACTCTTAACAGACTATCTAAGGCATCATCACCTTTTGTAATTAAGCTTTTTATATTTTGTCTGGCAAATTGAGCATCATTAGCTATTTCTTCACCAGTTTCCACAGGAACTATTTCATTTGGTTTTTCTTCAATAGTTTCAATTTCAGGTATGTCTAGTAAGTCAGATAAATTTTGATTTAATTTTTTCATAATGTATCGGGATATTCAGTTATTGTTTCAGAGAATCCAAACTCATCATCAGGCGTAGTAGTAGATGAATTTGGTGTGGGTGTTATAACTATGGCAGCTGCGTTAATTGAATTAACACTCAAAGTTTTAACAGTAAATGTTGCATTTGATTTATCACCTGTTACAATGTCACCAACTTCAAGGGTTTTATTAAATCCTGTTATAATTAATGTGCCAGTATTAGAATTACTAAATGAATCTACTGTACCATTCAAATCTCTTGCCTTAACTCTAATTGTTTCAGAAGATGTAAATTGACCAAACCCATTTGCAAAATCAACTGTTACTTTCTGTGCTGGTGCACCTAAAGATGAATCAATATAAATGTTAGTGTTTGATTGACGAATATATTTACCAGATTTAACAGGTGGCCAAATATACCCTTTAGCTGTGAATTGTAAATCCCACATAATTAAACGTGTACTCATCATATCACCTTCATAATCAACTGTTGATTGTACTGAATTTAATATGATTGGCATATCATATTTCTGATTCATTTCAGAAATAAAATTAACCGTTACAGTAAAATCTGGTGTGAAAAAAGGTAATATCTGTTCTAATATTTGTGTACCATCTTCTGTATTTCTTACATAAATTGATAAATTAAAATCAAAATTATATGGTATTGGACTAAATTGTGTTTTAATTGAAGTTGCTGTATTAGCTGCAAAATTTCTTATAAGTGTATTTAATTTTCTTGATGTATCGTAAGTCATACTTACCATCTCAAAAGAAATTCGAGGCACAACTATATTTACAGCTCTAGTTAAATTAGGATCTCCTGTAATTCTTGTAATATATTTTTCTTTTGCACCATACGACAAAGGCACTTTAAAGATTTCTTTTTTTACTGTATTATCTAAATTATATCTTTGTAAAAGAATATCGTTAAAAACTGTACCGAAAGCTGTAACAACTTTTCGTATTGTACGATTATAAAAATGTGCGTTACCTAACATTATGCCTCACCAAATGGATTTGTTTCACTAAAGTCTAATATACCATCTGCATCAGCTTCTATTCTTGCATTGTCATCAATACTTTCAAAAGCTGTATTCATTGTTGCAGTATCATCAGCTGTATTGACAATCCATTGAGAACTTGAAGTATTACCAACAACATTACCTGTACCAAATATACCTTGAGTTCTATAAACTTGTAATGATGTATTTGGTGTAAATGTATGCACAAGTGCTTGTGCTGTTGCATTTGCGAGAGTAGCGTCAGAACTTTGATATATGATTTCATCAGCGACAAATGTGCCTGAGCCAGTAGTAATTGTAATTGTTGTTCTTGGATACATATCACGGATATCATCATCAACTTGTTTAACACCAGTTTGTATAACTTCATTAGAAAATACAAACCTTTTAAGTTTTAATGCAAACACATAAACATTTGCACCACGACCTCGGCCTAAAGTATAAAACATAGCCTGTTCATTTTCATGTTCTACAAAAGAAATTTCAAAAAAAGCATCTACAAGTGGTACATAAATTAAATCACCTTCATTCGGTCTTGTTTGATCAGCTGTTGCAACAAATCTTCTACGAGAAACTAAGAGTGTTATTTCATCCCTTATTTCTAATCCAAATTTAGAAACAAAATCGCCTTCACCTTCAAAACCTTGTATATTTTCAAGATACATTTCAATAGAATGAGCTGTAGTATATTCTTTTAAAGTATCTTCACCATAAAGAAAATCAACTCGATCTCTACTTGTTCTTGGTAGATAAAAAACATCCATGCCATAAATTTTCATGGACTCAATAAGCAAATCTTCAACTAAAAGTTGTTCACTCGTTATTTGATTTGCTGGAAAAGGATTGAAATATTGATTAGTAGCCATTATTAACCCATATAAATTTCATTAGGTGCTACATTGTAGATTTGCATCTCCTCTTCTAGTTTGTCTATTTCAGCTTTCGCTTCCTCTTGTATTCTAGGCCCATCAAGAGTAACACCTCCAGGCATTTGTATGCCCGCAAATTTTGAAAGGTTAGAACCCCATTGATATTTAATTAAAGCTGTTGCATATCTTTTTAAGAATCTATCATTCCAAACATCTGAAGTACCAGCTTGTGTTATAGCACCATTAGTAACATTGGCTGTTGGTGCATTAACTAGAGTGATAGATGTTGGTGAATTTATTTGTTTAATTTGTAGTTCTTGACTTACACCTTGAACCGTATTTGCAACCGTAATGAAATCATTTTCAAGCAATTCTTGATCAAATGTGGTGCCAAAACCAGTAAGTGTATTAGCTACTGTTTCAACATATGTTTCACCAGTTGCAAGACCAGTTACATTAACTGTGTCTGGATTTAATTGACGATAACATTCTACAACCACATATTCACCAACTCTTACATCATGTTCCCAAGATATATCTAAAAATAATTTATTTTGATGACGATTGAATCTGAATTGTGGTTTACCTGAAAACAACATATTTAATGTTTGTATATGTTGCATTGTGATTTCATAAGATACATAAGAAACGGATGTAAAGTCATACAAGTCATGTAATCTTAATTGGTATCTTAAATCAAACATATTGATTGATGAATTAGAGTCATCAAAAGGAAAAACACCTGTTACAAATATAACAGCTGATGGTGCATATATCCATTTACGATCAATATCTTCTTGAGTGACTTGATGTTTCATAAAGACTTTTTCAACGCCATCAAAATGATAGTCGTGAAAAAAATCTAAAGCATCATCAACACGATCCTCTAGTTGATCGTCATCTATATTAATTTCAATTACTGGAAAACCTAATCTTCTTAAACAATATTCTTTGAATTGTTGTCTAGTTGATGGTTGTCCTGTTCTTCCTCTAGTATAAGTTGGCATCTTTTATGTCCTTAAAATCTTCCATACTATTTATCTGCTTATTTTGTAGTTATACATCTATACCATCTTTATATGTTTCATGAGTTTTTAAATTAGTATATAATTCTGTCATTACATTAACTGATGATAAATTTATAGAAATATCAGAATCATTTTTATGAATTACATGATGTTCTTGAAAAATAAAAGAGCCTGGTATTTCTAATTCAACATTTGCACTTGATGAATTAGGATATACTTGAACTTTATATGTAATATTATTTTTAGAACCACCAAACTTATTAATTCTAACATATGCTTGTGGAAAATCATGGTTTAAATGATTATTTTCGTTTGTACTTAATAAATTTATTTGTAATGCCATTTTATATCCTTTTTATAATGGTAAACTAGTGTCCGAATGGTTCATTTCAGTTGATTCTATTTTTAGTGCCCACGCTATGTCATGACTAGTTTCACCTGTTACTGTAAATCGTAACCATGTGATAGCTCCGCTATTAACTTTTTGTGCTTCAAGATCCCATGCTGTTGCGCCAGATGTGGCAAATTTTTCTGTAACAGTAAAAGATGGTGTTGTAACGCCTGAAGATTGATTTGTTTTTATTAAACCAATGACTTCCCATGCTTTAGCATCATCGCCTTGATCTGAGTGAGCTACACAAACACCTTTGAAGTAAGATACTGTGGAAAAAGAACTTGGCCAAGCAATTGTTTTATGAACCAAATTAAAAGTTCCTGAAGCAGCGCTTGTCAATACGGTATTTGATCCATCTAATGTCAAATCATGTTTATTAGCACTTGTGGTTCTTGTTAAAAGTGTGTGTTGTCTTGTAAAGTGATAACTGGATTCAGATGAATTAACAAAATGACCAGGTATGTAAACACCACCTCTACCATAACCAGCTCTAGCTTTACTACCTCCTAAAATTACAGTCGCTCCTTGATCATCACTAGAAATTATACTACCACTACCACCTATTATAGCACTATTTGAAGAGTTTAAAATATGGTCTGCACCACCACCTATAAAGATATTTTTTGATGAAGTAATATTAGCTGAGTTATTTCTACCACCTGTAATAACTGTTTCATGAGCGTTAATTTTGTTACCATAACCACCAATTATTCCTGAATTTTCAGCATCTGAATATGTATAGTTATATTGGCCTCCTATTATACCAGTTCGTTTAGATTGTAAAGTATTTTGAGAGCCTCCAGCTAAAATACTATAATCACCATTATTATGATTTATCTTTCCTTGATATACACCAATAATTGAGGAACCAAAAGCACCTGTAACGTCTATAACACTTTGATAACCAGCAGCTATAAAATTATAATCAGAATTGGTTTCGTGACTAAATCCACCACAAATGGCTGAGTCAGCTGCAGTAGAGCCTATAACATGATTTCGACCTCCACCGATAAAGGATCTATCACCTGAAATTTCACTTTGATAACCTCCTAAAATAGCAGAGTATTCTGAGGTTGATTCAATATCATGATTCCTACCACCACCGATAAAGCCATAGTCACCATATATTTCATTAGTATTACCACCTGCAATGAAACTGTAATTTCCACCATCATAAATTTTACTTGAACTACTTATAACAAAGCTATCATTTTCATCACAAACTGCTTGGTATCCATAAGCTATTCCATAATTACCTTTTGCTCTGGACCGAAAACCACCTACAAGGGTGCTAATACCATTAGAAGTACAAGTGTCGCCGGCTATTACAGCCGACCTTGTGTTATTAGCAACACTGCTTGAACTCGATAATACTAATGAATATTGACCATTTGCAAAAGAGAAACCCCCATGAACAAATGCGTATGATGAGTGTGCTCCGCTCCGTATTCCTGAAGCATGAGAATAGTCACCTGTTGTTCTATTTTGTCGACCAAACGTCTGAGACCAAGCACCATCAGATATATTTCCTTCACCTATAGCTACGGATCTCCTAGCTTCAGCCTGAGATTCTTCACCTGCGGAAAAAGAATGTAGGCCACTCGATACACAATTTTGACCAAATGCAACAGCATAGTTGGAATTTGCTATTGTTATATCACCAAATGCAAATGAATCTGTAGCTGATGCGTTAGAACTATTACCTCCAACAAATGATCTAGTACCCACACCTAAAAACTTATTATTACTAGCCAAGAAAGCCGCATTGGCCGTATTCGCTGTATCTTTTATAAACTCGTTTGATAAGGAATCATCATTTGTGGCATCTGTGTTAGCCTGTGCAAATTGATCTGCTGTAAGTCTACCAGCTGTTGTTTGCTTAGTGACCATTCTACCCTGAGGTGATATGAATAATGCTTTAGGGTTTGGAAATTTAGCTGTTACTTTTGGTATGAAAACCACCCCACCACTAACAGGATCAGTTTCCATTTTTGTACCACCTAAAACTAATGTACTACCTGAAAGATATAGGTCTCTCCAAAAAACTGACTCTGAACCTAGATTAAATGTGTTTGAGGCATTTGGTATTATATTACCTGCAATGGTAATATCACCCGTAATACTACCTCCGCTGGTTGAGAGTTTAGTGTTACTTGAAGTGAAAGCCGCATTAGCATGATGAAAAGCATTATTAGAAAATACTAAATTTGTTGTTATGCTTGTAGCATTAGTATTACCTGCACCAAAAGCTGCATCTGCTTTAGCCTGTGCAGTTATTACGTTAGTCGCATTGGTATTACCTGCACCAAAAGCTGCATCTGCTTTAGCCTGTGCAGTTATTACGTTAGTCGCATTGGTATTACCTGCACCAAAAGCTGCATTAGCGTGTTTAAAACTAGCATCAGCTGAGTTTTGAGCCGTAGTCACATTTGTGGCATTTGTATTACCTGCACCAAAAGCTGCATTAGCATGGTGAAAAGAGTTATTAGCAAAAATAAAATTACTATTTGCCTTACTAAAAGCTGCGTTAGCTATTGTTGTTGGTAATAAACCTGTGTTTGCCACATTAAAGGCTGCATTAGCATGATCAAAACTAGAATTAGCTTTATCAAAAGCACCATTTGCATTACCTAATTGTGTTACTTTAAAAGTATTACTTGCACTATCATAAACAATATAGAAACCATCTTGAAGTCCCGTTTGGTCAAAATCGGTTAAACTATCAAATGATACAACAGGTGTAGCCGCAAATGTTTGAGATACAACGGTAGTTCTGCCTGTTGATTGAACAGTTGCTGAAAGTGAAGTTGCATTTGCAAGGGATCCAGTGGGCATTTTATAACTCTGTGGAACCTGGTAATACGCTTACAATACCTTCAATAACTCTTGATTTTGTACCAGTATTATCAGTTATGAGTAAATCATAAACATATCGACCTGGTGATAAATTTGATGTATTAGCTGCAGTCATAGTTAATGTAATTTGACCATTAGCATTACCCGTAACTGTTGCTGTAAAATTATTCGCTGATGACGAATAAAAAGATTTTCTCATTGAAGAGTTTGCTGTATAATTTGTAAGATTAACAGCCGCTCCTGCGGAATCTTTTACATTTACTATTGAGGAAAAATTTGCGTATTGTTCTAAGGTGAGTTCGGTGAAAGCTGCGATTTTGATTCTCCTGTTTTTCTTCTATTTAGTATAAACAGGAGTTTTCAATTTCAGTTTATAAAATAACCTTGGTTTGAACCAATTTTTAAAATTATAAGACCTGATCCGCCAGCCCCACCTCCTGTACTAGCATTAGGGTTGTTTGTTCCAGATCCACCGGCTCCTCCGCCTCCACCCCTATTAGCTAAACCTGCATCTCCAAAAGAAGTAGCAGGGGCTGTGTGAGAATCATTTTGAGGTGAAGCATTTCCTCCTCCATATGGGCCACCGCCAATCCAAGTTCCTGATCCATTAGCTCGACCGCCATAAGGACCGCCTCCACCTCCTCCAGCATAACCTACATTTGCTCCAGAAATTGAAAAGTGTAAACCTATACCACCTTTTGCTCCAGTATCACCGGTATTCTGACCATCTCCTCCTACTGCACCTGCACCCCCACCTCCGCCACCTTGATAATTCGGAGCTCCACCTCCAGCACCCCCAGCACTTCCTTGAGTTGTATTAGAAGATGTCCCACCATCACCCTCGAAATCTGGCGAAGTCGAATCATGTAAATTAGGAGCACAACCTCCTCCACCAGAGGCTCCAGCACCACCGGGTTGATATTGTGGGCTAGCAGTAGTAGTACCTCCACCTCTCCCACCACCAAATGAAGCAACTACGTTAGCAGAAGGACTTGATCTAGAAATATGAGAAGCTGAACCAGGTGTTGAGAGTGAAGCTGCTGGATTTCCTGCAGCTACAGCTTGAGCACCGCCACCACCCACATTGGCTGTATGTTTTACTGCTGGAAAAGTCGATATACCATATGAAAGACCACCAGCACCTCCACCACCGCCACCTGATCTTCCAGGTCGACCCCCAGCACCAGACCCACCACCAGCTATTACTAGGTACTCACCAGTTACTTCAGCAGTAGGAGTAAAATCTGCTGAAGTAGTAAAAGTAATAACAACTTGGCCACCAACTATTGTTTGCGGAGCTGTAGTAGTAACAGTACCTGATCCACTTATTTGTTGACCAAAACTTAAACCTCTAGGAAAAGCAAAACCAACCGGTCTTGTGGTTTCTTTATTTACTTTAACAATTTGATTATTAGTGAATTTTATACCCATATTAACTTATGAAAAATCCTAAGACCGCAAGAGAGTCTGTTTTATATTTAATTACAACTGTTCCTGAGCCACCTGCTTTTGCTCCATCCGAATCAGTAGGAGCTGCCCCCCTATTTGCAATAGTGCTTTGTGGGCCAAAACCTTGACCACCTCCTGCTCGACCTCCTCCACCTGTATTCGCCAAAGCAACGCCATTAGGTGATGTAGATGCAGGTTCTGTTGAAGTGTTTGGTGTAGTTGAAGCAAAAGGAGCTCCGCCTCCGCCACCTGCACCTCCAGAGCCAACTATTCTTGAACCAGCCGGATCATTCCAACCGCCTCCGCCTCCGCCACCACCGAAAAAGCCGTTAGTTTGTGTTGCTATTCCTAAACCAAAACCTCCTGGTGTTCCGACTCCTGCTTCAGCAAATCCTGAAAAATTTATACCTGTTCCTCCAGAATATCCTAAACTAGGACTCACCGCTGGAGCTTTAAATCCTATTCCATTACCTACAATTGAGGAACCAGGATAACTACCTCCAGGTCCGGGTGAAAAAACTACTCCGCCACCTTCTTGACCTGCTCCTCCACCTCCGCCACCGGAATATACAGGTGGGTCACTTGGACCTGGTCCAAAATCGGAAGGTGATGGGCCATTTGAACTCCCACCTAAATTACCAAAATTAGACACACCTGAAATTCCTGGATTTGAGGTGGGTTGAAGAGCTGGTGAAGCAATAAAGTAACTAGGGTAGTTGCTTCCACCACTTCCGCCAGAGGAACCACCTGATGCTCCAGTTAATCCCCCATCTCCACTATTTCCTCCTCTTGTACCTCCAGCACCACCACGAAAACCTATAACTGATACACTTGTTACTGAATCTGTATAAGAACTGTTAGCTCCATTAACTCCTGCTCCAAACCCATTATCAGCTCCAGCTGGTCCGGGAGCAGTTGCTCCAGCTCCGCCTGCACCTACAACCACAGTATAATCTCTTTCTGCTATAACAGGAAAATTTTGAGCAAAAGCAATACCGCCTCCGCCTCCTCCGCCTCCGCCCATTGACGCTCCGCCAGCACCACCAGCTACAACTAATAAATCAATCTCACCTGTGAAAGATGGTGTGAAAGTTCCTGATCCGCTTGGGTTTGCAAAGGTGTGGAATGTGTTTCCAACCGCAACTGTTCCAGGTGTACCCGCTCCTCCAGCTAAACACGTTTGTAATCCACCTGTTGATTCAGTTGCACTATTACCTGTAGGTCCTAAATTACCAAAACTAAGTCCTGCTGGAAATTTAAAATTATCAGGCCTAGTTCTTTGTAGTATAAGTTTGTTAAATTTAAAGTCTATTGACATAATTTACATTAAGCATAAATTTCAGCCCCATAGGCATTAAAAGATATACCAGTTTTATTTGTATTAGCTGCAAGAATGACACTAGAGTTCATACAAACTGCTCCCGTAATTGTCACCAATTCTCTTGCAGGTACAACACCACCTTTAATAATAAAGTGTTTATTTGCTAGAGTTTCATTAATTGGCCTTACAAAAAAACTATACGAAGCATCTGCATCTGTATGATTATGTACTGTTAATGTTCCTACAACTGTATTAACAGGAGCACTACCAATGGCTGCTGGGCTTACATAAACATTTGTTGTTGTATTAGCTGCAGGAGAAATTTGACCTAGGGTTCTGTATTGTGATGGCATTATTTTTCCGTTATGTTATTGCGACACCAAATGCACTTATTGACACATTTGAAAAACCTTGACCTGTTCTAACAGCATTATTGCAAGCAAGTGTAGTGCCAGCGTTCATTGTCATGTTTACATTGAGTATAAGTGATTCAGCTGCATCTATTTTTTGTTCTTTTAAAATGAAATGACTATTTCCTACTGAAGTAAGTGGAGTAGCGCTTAGAGTTTGTGGATAAAGTGCAACTGAAACATTGCCATTTTGTGAACTTTGATTACAAACATATATTGAATTAATGATTGTATTAGAACCCACAGGACAAGAATATACATTTGAAAGAACATTGTTTGTATTAGAGGAACCACTTTGTCCCAAATATATTTGTCCTAATATTCCGTATGATTGTGCCATTATCCTACTCCTAATAATAAAAATGGATTAAGACCAGCATCACCTATTTCTACGGCTACGTTAGCTACTCTTGTTATTTGACCTTTGTCATTTACTGAAATTGAAGGTATAGCACTTGCACCACCATAACTTAAACCACCTGGTGGTGTTGCAACATTAGCTAATGAAGAACTTAATATTGTACCACTTGCTATGTGGCTTGAATTAATTGTATTACCTTTTATCCTATCAGCTGTAAGAGTTCCTTCTGCTACATTGTTTGGTAGAATAGTATTAGCTACAATCGTAGCTGATGTAACAGTATTTGCACCGATAACAATATCAACGCCTGATCCTACTAAAAAAACTCTTGACAATGCCATTTGTTAGTCCTCTGGTTCGTACTCTGGAGGTGGATCACCTTCAGGTTTTGGGTTATTCTTTTTGACTTCTTCTATTCTTTTAAACCATTCTGTTTCTTTTAGTGGTTTATCTTCATTTACAGCGTGCCATAACATATCTAACTGTTCAAACCCATCGGGGTATTCATGACAACGATTATAAGCATATTGGTAATATTCTGCAACTGCTTTTTGTCTTTCAAATTCTTTCATAATCTGTTCTTTAGTTGGTGGTTTCTTACCATCAGGATCATCCCATTTAGGGAAAGAAAACTCACCACCACCGGCATTCATTTCAAATTTTGCATTTGGTCTTAAAGCTTTTATTGCTGTATCAATACCATAACCAAGACCAGATTGTCCTGTAAAACTTTTTGCTATATCATTCACGTTCATTTTAAATATTCCTCCTTAGTTCTCTATTTATAAATCTTTTTGTATTTATGACACAGGTCCACCTGTTGCACCACCAATTGAATAAAGTTCAGCATCTGCTGTTTGTGCCATAACATATCTTAAAATTACAACTCCTGAACCACCCGCACCACTTGTTTGACTAGCGTCACCAGTACCGCCACCTCCACCACCACGATTTACTGTTGCATTTGTACCTGCAGCTGCATCTACTGAACCCGCTCCGCCACCTCCATTACCGCCTGCACCGGCCGAACTTGGTGATGGACTAACTCCATCTTGACCTCCTCCTCCACCGCC